CTGGGCACGAAGCCACAAACCTCCGTCAGATGCAACAATATTGTCATTTTCACCGTAGAAATAATGCTTATTTTTTTCGTCAGCAGGGATATAGTAATATCCAATTTCTTGATTTCCAGTGTTAATCCAAATATCACCACGTTTTACTGAGGCAGTTGAAAGAGCTGTTGGATCTGTATTAGATGTATAATATGTCGCATCATCAGGTATGATTTGACCACGGAATTTACATCTTATAGAGTTCTTAGTGAACCAAGAGATAGCGTAACCTTCATTCACATAAGGTTCTGTAGTCCATCCACCAAGCTCTCTATTAGCAGCTAAGTAAATTTTATCTTCAGATGTGATAATTTCAGTTGATTTATCTCCGGCACTAGCAGATATTTTTACAGTTTTCAACATAGATTGCCATGTCAACGGAAGTGCATTGTAAACTCTTGTATTAAGGAATGTACGCATGAGACAAGCATCCCAACCACCAACATTGGTATCGGTAGCATTCATACGATGACCATGATGTAACTCATTATTCAGGATGAATGATGCACTACATTTTTGTGAGGTAGCTCCTGCCAGTCTATAACGACCAGAATCACAATATTCAGCCCTCCATGTTTCATGAGTCCAAGCAGCCAAACGTGATGCGACATCTGCACCAAGATCTTGATACCAGATTTTACACCAGTTAATCCAACCAGTTCCATAATAGTCATATCCACCATCTGAAAACTTAACAGCACCAAATGAAAGAGTAGCATCAGTATTTGTATTTCTAACACGAACTAATTCATAAGATCCTATTGAATCATCAAAGATGTTAGCACCTGTAGGAACATTGTATGCATATATAAACAGACGATTGCTACCTTTTACATGGCGAAGCACTACAATTCCTTTTTGCTGACCATAACCAACATTTATAGATTTGTCACCCCATTGAATATTTGGTTGGGCACTGTATCTAAGTCTGAATCCTTCGTTTCCGCTTTCCTCAAAGCATGATACCAATGTATCTCCGGCATTAGTTCCAATAAATTCAAAATCAATTGCTAATGTAAATGATCTTTCATTTGCATCAAACAATTTAATTCCAGAATCAATAGCTTTTTTGCCATCAAAGTATGTGTTTTCAAGCAATACTTTTTCTTCAACATTTGAATAAGATACATCATGTCCAATATTGATATCAATGTAGTCTTTTGCCTCAAAGTAGTTTTCAGTACGACCAGAAGCAATGACAGCATACAACTGAGCTTCGTTCATATCTTTCAAATCCATTCCTGGAGATGGAAGTTCAGCTCTTTTCCATACTGCGTATACATCTGTATCACCAGTTATATATCCAGTTGATTTATCCCAACCAGAAAACAAATTGTAAACATAAGAAGATTCTTCACTTGTATTTGTCGGCAAATCACCATCATATACAACTTCATCACCGTAAAATGCTTCTTTGCTTCCAAGTGATAAACCAGCTCTGGAATACCAAGTTACAGTGTATTTTCTTACTTCTGTTGTGTATTCTGCAGTAACAGTACGTGCAGCAAGTACAACGCTTGTGATATCATCCCATCCCTTAAATGTATAGTTATACTGAGCGTCACTAGGCAGTGTAGGTGTCTGAATATATCCAGCAGAAACAGGATCTTCAGGTGCAGCACCACGGTCTACCCACATCTCATATAACTTATTACCATTGGAATTGACGAAAGTAACAAGATACTGTGGAACTAAGTTTTGTGGATCATATGTAACTTCCAAATCTCCCCAAGCATTTTCATACTTCAAGAGTTCCTGATTACGAATCTGACCACTTACATATACACTACCAGAAAGCATAGAATTACTCATTTTAAGAATCTGGTTAAGCAATGTAGTATCACTCAGCGTCCAATTGATACCAATTAAACGTAAGGTTTGCAGTGTCTTCAAGGCAATTCTAACAATTGACAGTTCATCAACTATTGAATTTTCAACGGTAAGTGATTCAAGATTGTCGTAAGAAGCAACTTGCAAATCCGTAAGATAATTCAAGTTTTTCATTGTCATGCTGTTGATTGTAGCAGGAAGATGAGCAATGGCAATTTTACCGTTTGTAGCAAAAAGTACACCTGTCAGAATTGTTCCTTCTGCATACAGTTTAACAAGGTTTCCACAGTTTGAAAGGTTAATAGAACCAGTCAAGTTGTGGCAGTTTCTTATATCAAGTTCTTCGAGAATCTTATTCGCACCTAAGTTAAGTGTTGTAAGGAATGAGTTACCGTAGCCCTCTGTAGTATTACCAATAACCAGTTTTCTAATTTTTGTTGCCTTAGAAAAATCATTATCATGAATATAACATGCGGACAAATCGTTAAGTTCCTGAATTCTTGAAGCACAGTAAATCAATACAGCCGTATCATCCATTGTAGTGTACGGACATTCAATCTCATACTCAATGCCAGCCTTCGCACGAACCTGAGTCGGAGAAGAGTTACCAAACATTACAGACAAATACATATCTGAATATGGAACAATATGCAATGTATAGTTTGGTTTTACAACGATATCGCTACCAGTAGGTGTATTACAACGGAACATAATCTGATCGGCACGTACAGTAGAAGTAAGATACTTCGTACCAACATAAGCCTCTTGATCTCTTTCCCATTGTCTACGTTGATATTTCTTACGTCCATTCATCATTTCGGATAAGAAACGTGTGGTAGGAGTACCATTCAAACCACCACCTTGATATGTACGATAATATTTACGCTCAATATCAAGTCTCCATAATTCCTCTGGGAATTGTTCTTGCCAAGCATCAAACTCGTTGATTAAGTGGTTTGCACTCCAACAGTTTGCACTAATTGACTGATACAATGTAGAAAGTTTTGATTTCATCAAATCTCTTGTTCTACACCAAAATACACTTTCAGCAGCATTGAAGATATAACCAGAACTAGGTACACCATCTGTCTTATAATCAATATCCTCTTTACCATAGCTCATAGTAAGCTCACCAGAGTTATTGATACCAAGAGCAGTATCGTTATCATAGTCCCACAAATCGAATGCATACTCTGTATAATATGTCTTTCCAGAAGACACAGATGTATCAGATGTTTTAACATATTCACTACCAACCAACTCACAATATGTATGAAGCATAGTTGTTTTTGGATGCTTAACCGCATGGAAGTTACCAGTTTTAGCGAAGTGCCAGAATGTATTTTTAGCTCTATTATCTATCATTGTATATCGTTCTGTGAACAGATATAAATACAGCATAGAACTTTCAACACACCAGTCGTTATATTCATTGACGAAATTCTCATCTGATGAAGTAATTACCCATTCATAAAATTCACGCCAAACTTGTTTATTTTTAAGACGTTGTGCCTCTTTTTCTTCGTCTGAAGATGTAGATACGCCATCTTTAGAATCTCCGCAACAATCATAACGGAATTCAAAAGAACCGTCCCAGTCATTGTAAAGAGCATCGTATGCCTTATTCCCTGCTTTCCACTGAGATGTAGAAATTGGATATACCATCTTTCCTTTTGAATCAGTTACACCAGTTTGGAATGTGGAGTTATCCAAAGTGTTATCACTGATTTCAACACAAAATTCATTCATGTCCGTAGGATCATAAGCTCTGGAATTATCCGTTTTCTTAGAATCACCCATGTTACCAATTGCGTAGAAGTGCCAGTTTGTATCAGCAAACTCTCTATGAGTGGAAACATCTGGATTATTCTCTTTGATGAAAATTACACAGTTTACAAACTCCATAGAATTTTTAACTTTTGAATCTCTCTTATTGCCAAGTGACTGATATGGAAGATAATCATTAAATCGTTTCTGGAGCAATGCATTGTTAGCATTTTCAGAAGAAGCAATATTTACCTTAAAGTTCCACCAGTTGTTAGGAACAGAATTTCTTGTAAGAGAAACTTTACCCTTACCATCTGTGTATTTAGTTCCATCACCAAGTACAAGCTGAGTGATATAGTTTGGATCAAGTTTGATTTTTCCTGTAGCTTGATGAATACCATCAAAACAACAGATTACATCAATATTTCTTCCGGCATATCCATACTCATTAGAAGTCGTACCTTGTCCAGCATGATAACAGTTTGTGAATTTCCAGTTATCAAGAACAGGATCACCATTCTTGTAGATACATTCCATAGAAGTATTCTTTACGAAATCCTTTTTGTCATTTGTAAAATACGGTGCTTCAATTTTAATGACACGAAGATCTGGGCAAGCAGCAGCAACGCTTTCAGGTGTAAGTTCGTTATTTTCGTTGTAAATCTGGTTTCTGTCATAACGAGAAATCATTGTGTCAGAATCTCTTGAATCTGCAATAAAGTTAGACAGGATATCAGAATCACTCAGAGCTGCCTCATATGCTTTCATTCTATAAATATGTACATCACAGTATGGAGAACCTATCGTGATAGGTACAGGAGCATACTGATACAATCTATGGGTTGAATCGTAAATCATAGGTCTTGCACCAACACCATCTTCATAACTCATAATGATAGAAGTAGCATCTGAATCTTCTGTATTGATCGTATTGATATTGTACTCAAATTCAATGATATCTTCCTCACTATAAGGTACATATAAAGAATCAATGCTTGATTTCAGATATGCTTCATGTGCATTCATTTGTAATCCGACAACTGTTGAATCGGCTTGACATGATAAAAATGTGGCATCTATTTTCTGAACATTAGTTACTTTAAATACGGCTTTGAACTCAGCACCATATAAACTTGCATCACGACCAAAAAGGTTGTAATCAATAACGGCAGAAGTTCCGGCTTTTATGCAAAAATACTGATTTCCTTCATCGTCAATCTGATATCCACCATTAGACCAGTCGAAGTTATCAGAGACAGACATTGCAACACCTGTATTTTTATCTTTCCAAAGTCTATTTTCGCTACTGTTTGAATAACCAGTTGGGTTAAAATCAAAAGCAAGACCGCCAGTTACAGGGTTGATATCAATTCCAAGTTCTTTAACATCTAATTTGATAGTTACAGATGTATTCTTACATTTAATAACCAATGTATGAATTGCAACAACTTCAGTCTTGTAAGCCCAGGTATTATATGCTTGACTCAATGACAGTGTTGAATTTACTTCACCATCAATTTCCAATGTAACAGAAGGTGCATCTGTATTTGGATCGTAAACAACATAAGGAATACTTGTAGTGTTATACTGCTTTGCAGCTACATTACCATAATGATCGTGTCTGTAAATACAACCGATAACAGGTACATCAGAATTTTCATCGAACCAGATAATATCCTTATAAATATGTTCCGTTTCAATTGTCTTGTTATTTACGACAGCAGTAACATAACATTCCAATAAATGCGCACCATGTTCTTGTGCTGGAAGAGTATAAGATTGCAAAGTACCAGAAGCAGAAGTGCTTACAGAAGCAATTTCTACTCCATCAAGTTTAATATGTACGTCTTTAGAAATAGATCCGTATGGTGTATATGTGAAGTTGACTGTCTTTCCGGCTGGATAAGTATATCTATCACTGAAGGTAGATTCCAGTCTGACATCTACTACTTGTACAGTCCATGCTTTTACAACCATATTTCCAGTTTCATCAGTTACAGTCAATGTGAATTTCTGTGTTCCGACAGTAACATAGTCTGACAAATCAAACTTATTCGTTCCTTGCACAAGCGCACCAGATAACACAGTATTATTACCAGATTTCCATACATAGTTAGCATCAATAAATTCTCCGTCTGCATCAGTACAAGAGAAGAGAATTTCGATTTCTGCTTTATCTGTTGTTGTAATAATCAATGGTGATTCTGTAACACGATCGACAGTTAAGTTTGTTGTAGGTTTGACATCTCCACCGCCACCGCCTTTAATAGTGAACTGGCTTTTTACAGTTTCAACATCATCTTTTACTTCGATAAGCTGGAATAAACCATCAGTATTATATGTTGCATAGTATGTATATCCTTCGACATCAAGATTAGAAAGTTCTTGCTGCAAAGAAGTAACAGCCTTACTAAGACTAGATACATTCAAATCTGTTGCATCTGTTTTATTACCCAATCGTGCAATATTATCATTAGCCGTAGAAATATTATCATTGATTTTTACAATCATTGTGTCTAATTCATCTTTTGTATATGAATTACCACCAATTTCTCGGAAACTTCCGTTAATCCATCTATGATGAACATATGAACCACTTTCATTCAACACGTAATAATCTGTAAATTCATTTCCCGTTTCTGGTAATTTGCTTACCACATCAGCGATTGAACCGGCAACAACATTCCAATTTCCATCAATATATTTGTAATACAGACATCCAGAAGATGATTTCAAGATATAGTCAGTATCTTCATCACCAACTTCCGGCAATTCCGTAACAACAAGAGTAGTGGCAGAACCAAATACATCCCATTTAGAATTTCCTTCGCTATCTGTAATCCACCAATACTTATCATATCCAGTATGGGCTTTATTTGGAATAAGATAGAATGTCAAAGATTCTCCTGTTACTGGAAGAGAATCACGAATTTCAATTGTAAACGCTTTATAATCAGCTAACAGAGCTTGTGCATATGTACGTGACAATGAAACAGCACCACGAATAGCATCACCAATTTTGTTGTAAACAAGAGTGTCTGTAAGTTTATAACCGTCTTGCAGTTCTGCTTTTACATCGTTCAAGTTTTTCTGAACAGTATCAGCTTTAGCTTGTGCGTATGAATATACGTCAATGGCAAGTTTCTGTGGATCATATACACTTGGTTGCATAGCATTATCCGCTTTTACAAGTGTAGTTTCAAAGTTGGCATCTACTTTTTTTCTGGAAATACTTTTATCCTGGATTGTCATTTCTGCCAATTTACCACTTTCAAGATACTGAGTAAGTTCCTTCTGAACAGCTTCCGTAATAAGATTAGCAACAACCTCATTATTTTCAAGCTGAGTAACTTTCAGTGCTAAATCATCAACTTCTGACTGACTCGCTTTTAATTTAATAGCATTGGAGTTTTCTGTCTCAGCTTTCTTTGCTCTTGTGATTTCCGCATCAAGGTCGATTTGATTTGCTTTCTTATTTACCTGTTCTTGAAGCTCTTTGTCTTTTGCGACAAGATCAGCGGAATTCTGTTCGTTCCATGTAGTCAGAGAATTTACTTTTGTAACAAGCTGAGTATATAATGATTCTGATATCTCTGTACTGTTAGCGTCAGAAACTAAAATATTCTCATCAATTGACAGAATAAGATAGTTTGTTGTGGCAATGGTTTTCTTATTACTACCATAGAGCATAAGAGTACATGTACCAGTACCAATTTCAGCCGGGAGGTATGCGCTTTTCTCATCATCCAAATATTGATTATAAGCAACACCATTTTGTCTAAACTGAGCAAATGTTAAAAGGTCATCCCAGTCACCAGTCAAGTTAAAGACAAAACGCACAAATTCTTGTGTACCGGCTACTAAAGATTTTAGATTAGTTGCAATTTTCAATTTCTGATTCGCAACATTAACTAATATATCCATATGTCTTTTTTCCTCCCATTAAAAATAGAGCGGATTGCTCCGCTCTAAGGTTTTTCTTTTTATAAAATTATAGTTTTATTTAGTTTTTGGTCGGGCATATAGCCAACCAAACCAAAAAGAACGTGCAAATTTAGATATTATATCCACGCACATCTTCAACAAATGAGTGATTTTTCATATGGGTTTCATAAGCGTCCATAATGATATGATATGCAATATCAATCTCACCATTTGTCAGATTATTGTCTTTGATAATATCCTCATACTCTTTGTACAGCTTAAATACACGGTTAAATTCCTCTCTCGTAACAGAACTGTTTTCGTCAACAACTTTCGATGCAAAAGCAATAACAGTATTTCGCTTATTCTCTATGAGTAGAGACAGAGTATCGGCATTATTTTTATCTAGTTTCTTATCAAATTCCTTAATCCATTTATCATTTTCTTTCAGACTCTCATTTACACTTTTAATCCAATTATCTCTCATACAAATATTATCCGTATCGTAATGAGATTTAAATTCATTGAGTGACTGCTGAACTTCCCTTAATGTTTCAGGAACTTGACGTAGGATTTCCCTTTCTTGCTTTTTGCGAGAAAAGTATTTACGAATTTTCACAAACTCAGGAACAACCTTTCCTTGTAATTCCATCAATTCACCGACAACTTGTGTTATCAAGAACAATGCAACAATGGAGAGTGCGACCTTTGTTGGAACATTCAAATATTCAATATATTCAATCAATTTCTTCACTCCATACTAGATGGTGGCAGAAACCCCACCACCATCATAGCTTTCTTATTGTTTTTTCAAATACTGGCTTGAAACATATCCAGTGTATGTCTTGTAGGCAACATAGTACCACTTTACACCACCAGATACATTGTAATAGCCATAGCACTTCACTGTACCACCACTAGGAATAGCAAGGATTTTACCCTTTGAAGTTCCTGCACCAAGTCTCAGATTCAAACCATCGCTTGAAGTTACTTTGTAAGTTCCGGCGATTGCTTTATTGAAGTTCTGTGCCCCCTCAACCTTTGAGCTTGATGTAGCTGGTGAACTAGCGGAAGCAGAAGTGCTTCTTACGTATGAACTATGTACGAAACCATATTTTCCGTTATACTTAATGTAATACCAAGTAGATCCGTCTTTCGCTTTTACAGAATCACACACATCAACAGAAACATTCGCTTTAAGCGGACTAAATGAACATGTAGCATTTTCTGTACCAGCCCATTTTCTTACATTCAGTTCTGTGATAGTAGTACCTTTCCATTTAACTGTACTATTCAATTTTGTTGAAGTAGAAATTGTAGGTTTGGAAGGGGTAGAAGGTGTAGACGGAGTAGAAGATGTTGCTTTTGAAGAATATTTCGGTGCGATAAAGCCACGAATACATCTCTGATTAACAACAAGGTTTCTTTTCTTTACTGTGTTAGAATAATTTCCTTCAATTACTACAAATGAATTGCCGGAAACACTGTACACAATACCAACATGATCGGCAGAACCCATATTGTCACCAACACCATTATCCTGCCAGTCGTAGAGAATAACATCTCCGACCTTTGGAACATAAGCATCGTTCTCAATCCAAATTCCGGCGTTTTTCGCTTTTGTAATCATGTTGTTGCATGAGCATTCAACACATGGGAAAATGCTTGTCAAACCACATGCGATAAATGCAGCAGAAACAGCAGTAGCACACCAAGCATCATTTACTGTCATGGTATATCGTGTGCAAAGTCTACTGTTATTGAAGATAGAAAGAATTTCTCTATGTTTAGCAGAGCCTTCAGCACAACCAAGATAGCTGTCAAGCCAAGTAGCAACTTTACGTCTTAATTCGCTTTCAGTCATAGTGTTACCTCCTAATGATGATACGCCATTTATTTTGGCGTATTTATTGTAATAATTTTGTCCGTAACTAGCACGTTTCTCCTGAACAGAAGTACCCATGTTTGCCGGTACTTCAAATTTCTTCAATACAATGTCAGATGCTTCACGGACAGATTTTGCATTTTTTAAAACGGACATTACAGATTTGTAAGAACCATTCAACTCTGTTAATAAAAATTCCAGACAGTTCTCTTCGTCTGCAATAGAAACGCCTTTAGCTTTTGCGGAATCATATAATCCGGCTTTTCTATTGGTACTTGTCCATTGAGCAATTGAATAGCCGTATACTTTGCCTGGAAGTGGATTTAAGAATTCAGCTCTGCTAATCTTTCCGCTATCAACATCGGCAGTATAAGTGGCATCCGTATATGTTTTTCCGTTCTCTTTTAATCGCTTCAAACAAAGCATTTCTACACGATTAAAAATGAGTCCAGATTCAGCGTAGAGATTACCCATTAAACCAGCCACGCCAAATTTGTTCCCGATTTTTTCATAAAGATAATTCCATATTCTTTCCTCTACAGAATTTCCATGTAAACTCATAATTTACTCCTTATAAAAAAAGAGAGTGGTTATCAGCCACCCTCAATCAACAGTTCTTATTCGGTTTTAGAATCTTCTGTGTTTGTCGCAACAATTTCTCTCAATGTTTTAAGAGATTCTTTGATTTGATTATCAATCCATTCTGTCAAAGCAGCCTGATCCTTAACCTTTGAAAGAATAGGATATTTTCTATAAATCTCTTCGATAACCTGTGAACGTTTAATAGAACCAGCAGCATTCCAATCTTCCCATTCACATTCTGCATCAGAAATCATTTTCAAGATTGTTTCCTGAATCTGAGATTTTGCAATTTCTACTTTTTCGTCATCTGACTTAGAAAAGAAATCAACAGTTTTTCTCACGATACCAGCAACACAACCAAGACAAACAAGAATTGTAATCCAGTTGTCATTTAACAACTGCAAAAAGTTCTGTACTCCCTGCATAATGCTTCCTCCTAACCTTGTGCAGAACTATCAGAAGTACCAACATCATTATTTACGTCTGATAATCCATGCTCCAACATTGCCATGTCGTATGTAATGCCACCTTTGGTATTCTGAGCTGTGGCTTTTTTTGCATATATATAATAGGTAATTACTTGACCAGCAATATCAGTAACTAAAACACCCAGGCAAGACAAATCTGCAAAATTCCACATGCTTATCATAGAATACACAAGGATTACATTTAATATAATGAACAGATAAATTGCGATTAACTTATCTGTTGTTGGCTTCTTTATATCAATAGATACTTTGTGTTTTTCCTTTTTGAGTTTGTTGTATCTATCAATGGATTCATTCTCACGTTGAACCTCTTTGAGTTTTCGCTCATATTCTCTTTGACTAAGATACTTCATCTTTACCACCATTTTCTTCTAAAAACTTCATGTATCTTTCGGTATCAGCGTCAAGCTGCCGTTTCTCCATGAGTTTTATATTGTTATGAAATTCTTTGAAAATAGGAGAGAGGATAATCGGTGGAAGACCAGATGTATTTATCAAGTCTGTTAATTTATCCTCGAATTCCTTTTTCGCAACTGTAATTGGTTTCTCCATTTATTATCACCTATTTAATCAACGATTTAATATAATTCTCTAGGGTAATCGCATTACCCTTATCGTCATACACATAAATCCCTTTCATGAATATTGCGTCCATATTTACTTCCATTGCATCTGATTCTGCAATTTTTCCAATACCAAGACCTTTACCACCAGCTCTGAAATCAAGCAGAACATCAATGGTGGAAATAAAGGACTCAATTTGCACTGAATTTCCAACAGCATCACGTACAACCAATTTGAAGTTATAGCTGTGTTCTTCGGCAAATTCTGTATCAAGCGTAATGCTCTCACCTTTTGTTATTGTTCCGTAAGTTGACCATGAATTTGAAGTTGACTGTTTATAGAAGAGAGTAGCAGTTACACTATTCTTTCCATTAACAGATGAGAAACTCCAATTTGCATTAACGACTACTTTCTTTGATGTAAAACCTCTTTGAACTGAAAATGCAGAAATAGAAGGTTTACTATATGCGTATACAGTAATATTTCCAGCACTTTTAGAATCTGATGAACGCCCACGGCTATCCTTTGCAACGACAGTAAAACTCTTGTCACCAGAAGATGTAAGTTTATCTCCAGTATATGACAATGAAGCACCAGACTGAGTTGTAGAATATCCACCACTTATAGTAAAGCTACTAACAGTAGAACCATATGATCCATCTGCGGTAGCACTAACTTTTACTTTTGAATACCCAGCAACATATAATCCCCATTCTTTAATGACAGAATTTGCACTATTATCCACCTCAACAGAAGCAGACTTAATAGTAGGTTTCATAGAAGCCGGAACAGTAGCATCAAACCTACATGATTTCGTTCCAATCTTCGTTGAACCATTATATGTATCTACATAAATTGTTCCATAACCAGAGGTAGAATTTGGAATCTGATTAGCAAATTTGAGTGGTATTGTCCATTGAACATTATCTACAACGTTTGTCGCAATTGTATCAGATAAGTTGCCCCACGCATAACGAACAGTATGTTTGAAGTTGGCTTTTTTATTCATATGAATATAAAAAGAACCACCAATATCACCTACATTTTGTGTGTTGTCTGGAAAAGTAATACAAGAGGGTTGAGAAGCTCTGGCAATTGTATTAAGCGCAAAACTTCCAGAACCACTACAGTTTCTTGCATATGTATAAATACCAGCTTGTATGTTTATAGAAAATGATCTACTACCATCATCATTATGACCAATTGTAAGCGAACCACTTGCAATAGAAGTACCATTATATAACTTAATACGTGTATCAGTTGACCAATTGCACACTACATTTCCTGCAATTTCTACATAGAACCCACCAGACATGTACCAACCAGCTTGTCCTTGTCCAGCACCTTTTAATTCCCACGAAATCGTAGAGTTGTTATTGGCAACAGACTGAGTGGCAGACCATGTTAATTGCACATATCGACCTTCATAGCCACTTGAATTGACTGTACCACTTAAAGCCATTTGGTACACCTCCTTTTATCTATATTTATCCTTGCCATGTCAGAGAAACACCTCCATCACCATTTGAATGAGGGTTAAAGAAAAATTTACCCAAAATTAAAGCGTTCTCAACAACGGCATTAGGAATGTATAATTGATTGTTGTTGATATATGCAACAGTTGTATCTCCTTCTTTGAAATACATACCTCTGTTATCAATAACAGTTTTAAATGCGGAAGTTAATGCTCCAAGAGTCAATCCATCATCGTTAAACTGCATATATTGACCAATATCAGCCTTATAACTTTCCAATTGATTAGTTGCTTCATCAATGATGTCTTTATACTTTTGGTCTATCTCGCTATAAATAAACTTAGATTCTGTATGAACGGCATTTGAAATCTGTTCACCAAACCTATTGATATCACATAAGTCATTCAATGTATTTACAGAAGTATCGGAAGCAGCCTGAATTCTAAGAGAACCCGTCAAAACTAAATTTCCGTTACCATCCAAATACATGACAGGAGTAGTGACCTCATTGTTATCGGAATCCAAAGTTTTTCGTTGAACGGTTAATGCCATTATATTCGCACCCTCAGATGTTGCATCTGTAGTAATGGTCAAACCATGTTCATCCATAGTGATAGAATTCTGAGTATTATATACACCTACTTTTTCTGACAAAATCAAGTTTCCGACAAGGGTATCAGCAATTACACCGTAGGCTTCTTCCATTTCGCCAGACTCAGGATTATAGAAAGTAAAATCACCAATGCCAGCTTTGGAAGTTTTCCAATTGTCATCGGTGAGATATAATCCACGATTTATAATTTTCAACTGTTTGTCATCATAGTCATCTGTAATAGGAAGATATTCTTTACAGAGAAGACCGTGAGAGTCCCAGGTAATATTCTGGTTATCTGCATTATCAATAATTTTCATTTTGGTAAGTGCTAAACCTTTTGTTACCCAGTCTTCGAGCTGCTGTTTACTTTTCTTTCCTTGACTTGCTTGATGTGCAACACCATCATATGAACTCGCCAAAGATTTTGATTGGTCTATGACACTTCCTATATCAATAACATGAGCATCAATTTTTTTTATATCAGAAAAAGTTATATCAATATCATCAATGCTGTCATATTCAATACTATAAGAAAGCAACCTTAATTTATAGATTTCGTTATCGACACGAATTCTAATCCAGTTTCCAACTTCAAAATAATCATAGATAGGTTCAAATTCTCTCATTGCAAGTAAGTTCTTCAATGAAGCGTTTATTGTATGCTGCGTGGTAGCAGATTTACAAATTTCTTTTTGTGCTTTTTGAATGAATTCAAAGGCATTATCATATAATTCCTTGTTATTCAATCCATCCGAAATATAATTATCATTTGAATAGGTGTCATCTCTACGATATGAAATAAAATCTAACCATAATTCACCAAGATATTTTTCAAAATTCAGAGTATCTTGAATAGTCAATTTTTCTTTGTCTATGATTATCTGCATTCCCATTTCTTTTATATCGCCATCTTTATCATACGTGCCAGTGACAATAGCAATTTCAGACTCTCTTAATTTCATTTCGTCTTCAATAGCAAGCAATTTATCATAATATGGTTGATATAAATTAGCATACAAATCAGGTACTTGATTTTCCCAGGCATCTTTATTGGAAATACCTTGTTCGATCAAAATATTTATGCAAGACTGACATGAATCGTGAAATGAAGTCAATCGAGATAAACAATACTTTTTAATCTCTGTGATAAAAGCACTTAAACTGAGTTTGAATAAACCAGTTACATTCGTTGTAGAATCAGAAGCAGAACTTAATGATTTCTTTAATTTCTGTTCTACAAAAACTTGATATTCGTCATTTACAGTAACATTTGTCAACGGACTTACGACAGTATCTTCTTCATCAGAATAATTTGTTACCGTGAAGTTACCAGTCCAAACATGGTTATCACTATAAGTGCTTTCCTTTATTTTGACCTGATAACGTGAATCAACAATCGTTTTAGCCATAGCCAAAACAGCAGAATTAACAGTAGAGGCAGATGCTTTTTTCAAATCCGTCACAGCAACAGGCGAAAGAGAAGAGTAACCAAGTTTTGCAGCTTCAAGTTCCGCAGTAGTTCTCTGTTGAGATGAATCTGGCATCATGGAATCGTTCAAATATAAATACAAATCAATAGTATTATAGTAAACATTCATAAGAGATGGATAACCAGTAACACTTGTTGGAATTTTCTCTAAATCCTTATTCACCTCATAATACTTGTCAATCAATGCATTATATTTTTCAAGGACAGATGTATCAATTTCTGCAACATATTCATTTTGGTAATAGTTGTACAGTTTATCATATTCATCCAATTTAGTTGCAAGATCATTAGACATATCCGACTTCAATTCATCTGAAATATACCAGATATATCCACTACCATTAGGATTGCAGTTTCTTATTGTAGCTGTCATGAGATCATCACCAGCTTCAAGACGAAAGCAGTTTTTTACAGAATCCGTATCTGTTTTATAGTTAATATCTTCTGCAAGATTCTCTACAGATACAAAAATATTAGTCTCATTTCCATATCCAGATAAAACATTTTCACTACCACATTTGGGACATTTATGTGAAAATTCATCACGATGTCCACAGGCAAGACAATATGATTCCAAATCATACACACTAATCTCACGGGCTATTTTACCGTCAGAAGTAGTACCATTATTAAATACAAAGATACAATTGATTTCTTGTGCGATCTCTTGAAAAGCATCATAAAGACTTGTACCATTAAAAGAAAAGGTTCTTTGCAGAGTTTTTATACTTGTATCTACATGTGCTATTTTGTAGTTGGGTGCTTTTTCCATAATTCTATGGAGTAAAGATGCATCCTTATTGTCTGGATCATATAGTATGGTAGCTTTGTAATCATCACGGCTAATATCATCTTCCGTATTGATTTCTATGCCATATAACATAATCTGGGAAGTTTCACATTCTCCCAAAGATTTTGCTTCAACATTTTTTACTAAATCGTTACTTTCGTCTACAGAAACAGTTATCTCAAACCAAGTATCATATTCACGACACCATAATAGCTTGAAGTTCTGTAATTTATCCCATAAATGATACTCCTTATCGTTTTGGTATTTATATACATCGAAAGAAAGTTCATCATAGGAATTGAAGTTATCTCCATATCTTATATTAGAAGCAGGAACAGTACCGTATTTCTTTCCACTTCTGTTTGTCAATACAAATGTCGGTGGAATAATACTATGTGTGTTATCAAATCTGATTCTTACCGCCATATGTATTCACTCCTTTACAACCAAAAAGAAAAAAATTAAATAGAATCTTTTATGATGGGCGAATACTTAAACTCTATCTTACACGGTAATGTACAAGTCAATTTATTACTTCGGCTTGTAATAGTATTTCCAATCCTAAAAAATTCAAAGTTAAAATCTTCATATATGTGATGGCTGTCAAGTGATGATGTGATAATTTGTGTATCGCTATCAATAGTGATTATTTCTCCAACTTGACAATTATTTATAACCATCGTGCAATTTTCCATTTCATTATGAAGTGAAAAATTTCCATTTGAATTTATTTCAATAACCATAGATGGATATGTAGAACCTATCTCATCGGAAATATCTGATAAGATATATGATTTTGTGGGATCACTGACATTCCAAGTAATAGACTGTTCTTGTCCATATCCAAAAGGTTTATTTGTTTCCATTGTAAGTTCCATACCATATAGAACTTCTGCAATTTTTATTTTTCCAATATTGAAACTCGCTTCATAATAACAAGTCTCTCCGTCATAATCATCGCCACCAAGAAGCTGAAACTTCAAGAATTCCCGGCGATTCAGCCAACGCATCAAGTCCCTATATTCGTCATTGGTAATCTGCATATTGTCTTTCCCATAAACAGCAGGATTTTTACCAATACAGAAAGTGGCTTCAATACATTCATCGTACTGAGTGCTTGTTAATCCATACTTTTTCCCAGAATGCCTTGCGACTTTGTTAAAAGTAACAGAAGATCCAGCACTTACAGTTTCCATTCCAGATGAACCGTCAAAATTACAGATTATAAATCCGTAATCACTGAGATACTGACCGTCATATTCAAAATCTAAAGCATACATAGCACATCAGCACCTTCCTTTTATTTTTGTTTTCTCATATCTCTTAAAAGAGATTTCATCTGTTTCTGATAGTCCGTCTTCATCTTATTGATTTCTTTGACGGAATCAGCATATTTTTCTTTCAACTGTTTAGTCTCTTCTATACAAGAACGATACATTTCTTCTAACCCTTGAATATCAGCAATTGTTTTTTCAAGAGATGCGATTTTTCGCTTTAAAGAATTATTCTCATCGGTCAATTCTTTATTGATACGTGTCAGTGCCTCGTTAGATTTAGTGAGCCTATTTAATTTTCTTTTTCGTAGAATATTTTCCATTATAATTTTCTCCCCTAATAAAATAGGAGAGTGCAAAAGCACTCCCCATAGTTACATCCATCTATATTTACCTTTGGCAAATTTACTTCCACCATTGATACGCCCAATTGTCATGTCAACAATCATACCTTCAAATTTTTTGTCATGCTGCATACGTGTCATGAACTCTTCGTAGTTATGAATATTAGGTAGATTGAAAGTAACTTCACCAACCTGTCTGTTGTCAACATTCATGTATGGATCAATACCAGAAAGAATATCGTTGCCGAACAAATTCTTACTAATAAAGTCGGACGGATCGCTTGCCATATCCCATATGTTCCGTGTGGCATCGGCGGTAAGCACACTGTCACCTTTTGCAATATGAGTTACAATAGCATTTTCAGATGGCTTGACAATAGATTCATTACCAAGCTCATTTACCCATGCATTTTCAGCTTTCGGAGCATTTTTCAGACCGACAGCATATTTATTATAATGATATGGTGAAAGGTCACGGATTCCTTGATATCTACCAACCCACGCACCAGAACGTACATAACCTTCTCTACCCATCTGATTTACGATACTTTGAACCCTATTGGCATCAAAGCCTTTAGCTTGTAAACGGCTAACTCTGGTATTTCCAGTTCCCCAACCATAGTTACCGTTCCAAATAGCAAGAGCAACGCCATAGTAATCCTTATCGGTTCGTGCCGGTTTTGACGGTGTAGAAGGAGTTGACGGTTTTGAAGGTTGACTTGCTGGTTTACTTGCTTCCGTCTGTTTTTTTGTGGCTTCCGCTTTGGCTTTCGCCTCTGCGTCTGCCTTTGCAATTAAAGCATCAGTATATGCTTTGATACCAAGAATCGCATTCAGTGTAGAAGTATTCTGTGATAAGAATTGTTCGCCATATTTAGAGATAACAGTAAAAGCACCACCCTCATTCGTCCAGATAGAATTCATGGATTCTGTGAGAGTATATCCAACATTCGCACATTCTTGCTGAATTGTATCACCAATAGAAGATGAGTTTGCATTGATTGTATCAATCATATCAGAAATAAGTGCATCTACATCGTCCAGTCGTGCATTAAGGATTGTTTCATACTCAGTGTATAATTCATCCAATAATTTTTTCTGGTCAGAAATATATTGCTCATATTCTGTTTCTTGCAATTCTTCCATAGCTTTTGATAAATCAACCTGGATTTTCTGAATTGTAGCTTTAGTTTCCTCTGAATTATCTCCGGCATAAGCTGATAACTGTTTCTGTAAAGAAGCAATTTCATCAGACTGTTCTTTCACCTTTTTCTGATAATCATAGAGGTCTTTCGCACTATCCAATGAATCTGTATAGGCATCCATCAAATCTTTGAGAGAATCAAGCTGTGCTTCAATTCCGTCTTTTACCAAATCAATCATAGCCTGTTTTTCATCTTCGGCAGCAAGAATAGATTTTCTCTGTAATTCGAGAAGTTCCTGTCTACGTTCAATGAGGTCAGTGTTATATGGATCTTTAGCAATTTCCGCATTTAACTCTTTGATAGCTTTGGCGTATTGGTCAGCTTGTGCCATATCGACATTGTAATTCTGCCCATGTAACCCCATAGTTGCCATGCCTGTATCTGTCATTTGACCTTTATCATCAAATAACTTTTCATTTGCCATTAAGTCAATGAGGAAATCTGCTTCATCGGTAATATTTGATATACGATCTTCCATATAATCAAAATATTCCCAATCAAGCTCACGCATTGTTTTCTGATATTCAAGCAGTGAGAGATTGGATTCATCAATTGCCTCTTTGACATCATTGATGCTTTTCTGCATCTCATACCATTGCTCAGAACCCTTTTCGATTTCACCAGAAGCCATTGCCTGATTGAAAGATTCCGTTAAATCAACTAATTCTTTTTGGAGAATTGCCTGATTTTCTTTCTCAGCTTTTTGGAGAGCTTGATAATAAACCTTGCTTCCTTTTAAGCCTTTTGCTTCTAGTGTATCAAGTCCAGTGTTATATGTATCAGTCAAATGTTGTACAAGAGCCAACTGGTTATCAAAATCAGTGGAAATGTTACTGAATCTGTCAGCATATAACTTGGCGATTTCTTCATGTAAATCGGCTACAGCGTCTTTTGCTTCAATCGCTTTTTCATAAAAGTCTTGAAAATCCTTAATCTTATCAGACAAGTCTTCATCAGTAATCGTGGATATATCAATCGTGCCATTCTTTACCTTATCCATCCAGTCAGATGATAAACCGACAGAATTAGCCTGTTGCATATATCTGGTGTATGCTTGATTCTGAGTATTGATTTGCTGAGTGATTAAAGAGATTTCATCGGCAGCAGCACTATTACGTTTTGACAACGTTTTGAATGCGCTTTCTGCTTTTACTTTTACTCTGTCAATCGCTTCACTGATTCGATTTATAGCAATTTCAATCCAGTCAAATGTTTCTTCAAAATCTTTTTCTGTTGAAGAACTGCTTGAACTAGAACTTGATTTACTAGAAGAAGATGATCTTCCACTAGAACCGCTTGATCTTCCAGAAGACTTACTGCTTGATTTTCCAGAAGACTTACTACTTGATTTTGATGAAGAACCGCCACTTGTAGAAGGAAGCCTCCAACCACTAGCATAAGCAGTACCACCAAGATAAGAACGTCCCCTAGAGTTAATCTTGCCACTTGATAAAAGTTGGCGTGATTGCTCTGCATCGAATACAATAGAACCTTCTGGAATATGGGCAAATTCAGCACCACGATCTCCGACAGTCCACCATTGATTACCATTGACAACAATTTCTTGTCCTTTTTCACCGGTTAAAGCATCTTCAGATACTTTTGTCTTCCAACTGTCTTTAAGCCAACTTGTATCAAACAATGTTCCAGAAGCTCTTGCCGTACCACCATAACGAGCAGTACCAAGTAATTTACCCTTTCCAGTAGAAGAATATGTATCTATATGATGCGTATAGATATACATATTTGAGGTTTTGCCATTTACACCATTCAAAGCAGAAGCAGCACTACTAGCAACAGAAGTCGCATTTTCTGTAGCTGTGATATTTGCCTTTGGTGATAATTTCGGTTGCAAAGAATTCAAAGCATTGTCTACAGTCTGGATTTCGCCAGTTGCAGTATCAGTGATGGAAATTTCACCATTCAAATATGCTTCTTTTTGTTCTGGTGTAAGAGAATTCCAAGTATTGATAACCCATGTTGCTTGATCTTCGGCAGACAATGATGCAAATTTTGGATTTGCACTTGCATCATTCCATAACTGAATCAACTGAGTTGCATAATCTTCTGAATATAAAGCACAAGTTTTAGAAATTAACTCACGTTTATTAACATCCTCGATTACAGGTGTTGCTTGATCTTCCGCAAGAATATTAAATGTGAGTGTATTATCTTCACCTTGTAAAACCTCTATTTTTTTCTGAACACCATCAATTTCGGCGGTATAAGTAATCGTACCGTCTTGATTTTTAAGAGCCTTTACTTCATCCTCAATGCCATCGCCATCAACGTCAGCATTAAATGTAATAGAACTTCCAGAAGCAAGCTGTTCAAGTTGTGATTGAATTTCATCAGTTGAAAGTTCCGCATTAACATGAAGTTCTTGAGGTTTGCTAAAGAAATCTTCCCATGCACTTTGTACTTCTTCTATAGAACTGTCAGTATTGATTTCTGGGTGAGTTTCAGAAAAAGCATTGAGTATGGATTTTTGTAATTCTTGAGTATTCTGGATTTTCGCTTGAATCTCAATAAATTTATTACTACCATATTCCTCTTTTGAAAGCTGGTCGTATAAGTCATTGATTGTATTTTCATTGACTTTTATCTTAGCTTGTACTTCTGCAGAAACATTATCAACTTGTAAACCTTGTTTGGCAGTAGTGAGATATTTTTGATTGGCAGCCAATACCTCTGCATTCGTATCTGCATTTTTACCACCTTGTCCAGATTGTTTTGCTGTCAGTTCATCAATCTGAGCCTGAATAGTAGAAAGGTCATATACAAATTCGATATGTACAATCTGGTCTTCCGTGAGTTCTGTCATATCATCTTGATATTTTTGATACTCGTCATCCCAGTTTTCAATAAGACTTCCAAGATGTTTTTTAAGCTGTCCGTCTTCCATATCTTTGTAAACAGAATGAATTCCATCAAGTGCAGTCTTATATCTGTTTAATCCTTCGGCACTGAATACAACATCGTCAAATTCAGCACCATAAGATTCAAGGCTATGCATAAGAGACTCAGTAGCCTCAACACTAATTCCAAGTTCTTTAGCAGCAGCAGCACTATTCTTGAATTTCTTTGTCCAAGAAAATTCGCCATTATCTTTTGTGGCAAATCCGCTCTTAACCAAATCATCGGCAAAATTAGTTACACTCTGAAGTGGGTTATCACTATCAAAGTATCGTTTTATTTTCTGTTGTGCTTTCTCCCAGTATTCCACATAAGCATCAGCATCGTATTTATAATCATCTGGATTTATTTTTCCATATGTCATAAATTGAGCAGCAGTTTGGAAATCATCTGTACCAACCTTGCCTTTCTTGTAAAGCTCCTGTGCTTTACTCAAAGCATCTGCCATATCCGTCCAATCTTGATCCTGATTCTTAGAATCCATTGCAGCCTTAACACCAGCGATAGAACCATCTACCCCAGTGATTGCTTCTGCAGCTTCATCGGCACTTGCAGCTAAATCATTGAAATATTTTGCAATATCGGAAGCGTCCACACCATCAATGGCAATTCCCATACGCTTAATATCATCCGCTGTAAGTTCTGCCTGTTTTGCAGCTTCAAGGAGATTATCTTTAATGAAGTTTTTGCCGGTACTTCCATCAAAGAAAGAATTGATTTTATTTAATTTCTTCTCTGCTTCTGATAAATCAACATTATTGTAAGCATCAAATAAATCATTTATACGATTTACAGTGTCTTCATATCCTGGAAGTACACTACCATCCGTAGAGAAAAGAGAAGAGTAGTTTGAGTTAATTGTCTCAACATCTTCACTAACTTCTTTTTCCAAGTCACTAACATCTGATTTGAGATTTTTAAGCTGTTTTGTCTTCTGCTCATACTCAGTATCAGCTTGCCAGAAATGCTTATGATATTCCGGCTCCATGTTAGCAATTTCTTCTTCAAGTTTTACTTGCTCTGCTTTCTTCTCATTAAGTTTTTCTTGTTTAGATGTAGCACGATCAATGATATCACCAGACATATATTCCATAATTGGCATACCATTGGTATCAGTCATCATATATCCATTTTTATCTTTAAGGAAATCGCCAGTTTGCCATGTTAAATCTTTCGTCAAAACATGGTTTGCATCTTCGGCAGCTACACCTTGTTGATAATTAGCAAGTTTCTGTTTGATTGCTAACTGTCTTTCAAGTTGGTCGTTTTCAGCCTGTAACTTTTGAAGCTCTGCTTCTTCGGTTATGGTAAGAGAATCCATAGAGTTTAATTCTGAGATACGGTCTTTCACCTCGGAAAGTTGAGACTCTAAAGATTCTACTTCGCTTGCGGTTTGTTCATAGGCATTACGAGATTTGTCTGCTTTTTCTACAGCTTCATCGAACGATTCTGTGAAATAATCAATTGCAGCAACAGCAACAGCAATTCCGGCAGCAACAGCAATAAATCCTCCAAGAGCAGTTGCGGATAAACCAATTGATGCTGCCAAATCAGAAAACACTAATTTAAGTCCGCTAAATCCTGCTGCGTTTAAGGCAGCAACATCAGACATTAACGATTTTAAAGTCAATAATAATCCTGTAAATAATAATAGTAATAATCCACGAAATATGATAGAATATTAAAAAGGAGGTATACATTATGCTAATAAAATGCCCAGAATGCGGAAAAGAAATTTCCGATAAATCTATACAATGTATTCATTGCGGATATCCACTTCAATCGCAACCAACAACAGAAAAGACAATCTGTAATATTTTAGGGGAAGATTTTGACCTCACATTCCTTGATGAATTATTGAAACAAGGAAAATACCACCAAATATTTTTAAATTCATCTAAAATCAATGATGGATATTTTGCAAAACACAACATAAAAGTTTTAACATACTTATGGCACTACATTGATAAATACGATGAAATACCATCTGAAATAACGAAACAAATGTTAGATTCAATGCAACCAACAACAAATTTAGATTTGAAAAAACGTTGGGAACAGTGGGAAAACAATCCGTCATCAAAAGATGCATATAAATCTGGGCAAGTCATATGCCCTAAATGTGGTTCTGCATCAATAGCAACTGGACAGCGTGGTTATTCCTTGCTTTCTGGATTTATAGGAGCTAACCAAACTATGAACAGATGCGCAAAATGCGGATATAAGTGGAAACCATAAAAATATAGAGCCTTGTACTAAGATGTATGAGGCTCAATTATTACCATTATTATTTACAAGATTAGATATACTACTTCATGTATTGGATTACAATGTCAGTTTGGTTACTGACGAGCATATCAATATGATATATAACCATATTTTATTCGACTGTCTATCACACTTGCCACTGGCAAGCGAACTCCCTTACAGTCTGTGAACCTTCCCGTTTATCACAGATTCCAACGTGATACAGACCTATAAAAATAGGAGAGGGGATTGGATGCTGACTATCCATTGTCCTACACAGTATACTTAGCATTATTTTTTAGCATATATACATTTTGACGTATAGTGTAAATTCAAACTTTTTTCTGCATTTCTGCGACTATCACGCCTATCCGTTAGGATTACGTTGTAGCGTTGAATTGTTAGGATTTCCCAGCAGTTTGAAAGTTTATGCATCTATGGACTCACACCCATAGAGGGCAAATTCTTTACCAAAATTTTTAATTAGTGCTACGATTCCAACACCAGCACCTATTGTTCCCAAAGCACCAATGTGGTCGATTACTGTAGTAATTGCTTCCGCAATTTCTGTCAGACAAGAAACTACGCCTTTTACGAAACCAGAATCTAAGAAAGAATTTGAAAGTCCTTCCCATGCAGCTTTGAGCTGATTTACTCTTGCTTCGATAGAATCCATGTATTTTTCGTGTTCTTGCATTGCAGAACCTTCAGAATTCATGGATACATCAAGGGCTTGTCTTGCAATGTCAAAGTTCTCCATAAGAGATGCCATTACATTACCTTGATGTTTTCCGGCAAGCAATTCAGTAATACTTGCCTGTTGAATATCCGTTAAGTCTTTCCATTTCTGAGATAACTCGTCCATGATTTGATATGTAGACTTAAAGGTGTTTTTATCAAGCATAATATCTACACCTGATAACGCTTTTATTTCTGCTTGAAGTTTAGCAGTAGATTCTGCCATACCATCTGTTTCCAAACCAGCTTCTTCAAGCTCAGTTGTTGCGCCACGTATACGCATTGAGATCGTCTTAAACGCATTACCGACTCTTGGAGCGTCCTGAACTACTGTATTAGCAGCAGTAATTAACGCTATGGTTTCATCAAGAGTATTATTTGCAGCAGCCATTGAAGATGCGGATCTTGTTAAGGCATCACCAATACCGCCGGAACTGATAGCAAATCTGTTACCAACTTCATTGAATTTATCAACAATAGAAATAGCATCATTGGCTTGTATACCAAATGCTTGCATTGTTGAAATTACACTGGAACTTGCTTCATCAATGCCAGAAATTTCGTCACCAACAACACTATAGATATTGGCAACTTCTGAAAGCTGTGTAGCGTCAGCCATTGAGTAACCAAGTCGTGCAAAGTTAGCTGTTGAATTTACATAGTCGGTAATAGTCGTGCCAAGTTCTACAGAACGCTTTGAAGCATTTGTAAGAAAGCTAGAATAAGCGGAATCCGTTTCATCTGTAACTTTCTTCAATTCTGTCATGGCACTATCAATATTTACTACATTTGAATACATATCTTTCAATCCACGAATGGCGGTGTTAATCATAGCCCCCATACCAAACAGAGGACTAAGGCTTGTCATATTATCTTTTAATGTAGCAAATACGCCTTTGCCGAGACTTCCAGATGCAGCAGCAGTAGTTTTTAATTCTGTAAATTGTCTATTTACATCTTTAAGTGCGCTACCAGTAGTGGCATTAGCCAAAGCTGTTTGTATATCTTTCAGTTCATTCTTGTACTTTCTAGCAGCTATCGTATTTTTGTTCATCCAGGTTTCAATTTGATTACCCAAAACTGTTCTCTGAGATAGCAATTGCTGTGATGCTGCAAGAGAATCATTTTCTGCCTTTGCTTCTTTATAAGCAAGTTTAAGTTTTCCAACTTCTTGTGTTATTCTGTCAAATTCAGCTTGTTGTTTATCTAATCCAGATATATTACCAATACCAGCTAATTCAGATTTTAATTTTGACAGTTCTGCAGAATAACTATTTGTATCACCTTTCAGCTTTACAAACCCAGCATTAAGTGATGCAATATCGGAGTTTAATTTTGATACATCCGCACCAGTAAACATCTGCCTAAAAGATTCACGTACTCTGGAAGATGTATTTATCAAATCACCAGTTTGTGCGCTGAATGATTGCATAGCTGTTACTGCACGACCTAAATCATCCACACCAGTTACAGTAACATTTAAGCGATCGCCGTTTAATTCGTGACTTATGCCAGTTACAGTAACTTTTAAATTATCCAATTCCTTTGTGATATTGGATATAGAACTTTTATTAAAACCAAAATTCTGCAATGAATTTTGTAAATTTTTTATTTCTGTTTTTGTTCTACTTAAATCAATACTATTTAAAGATGCATTAGCATTTCTGGCGAAATTACTGCCAGCAACATTACCAGCCTGACCAAATTGTGATTTTATCTGATTCAAATAGCCGTTTATATTTCCATTTTTGGACACCAAATTTACATCAACATCAATTTTGTGCTTTGCATTTGTGAAAGCATTCATTTGTTGCTGTGCTTTGGCGGTATCAAGCTCCGCTATAACGTGAGCAATAAAATCTGACATAACTTCACCTCCCCTTATCTAAAGAAACTACTAAATGTACTGTCTAAGTCAGATTGAATTTTCTGTTCTGATCTTGCCCAGAAGCCAGAACGACCTTTGATATTTGCTGTGCCAGCTTCGGCTGCATCAAATACCATAGGGGTTGAAAAATAACTTGAAAATCCTTTTTCTATAAAGTCTGGATTTGGAACTACATAACTGTAAGTTCTATCCAACCAAATATAGAAATGAACATTTTTTCCGTATTTAGAAACACCATAGTTCCTAACACTTTTTCCAAGTTTTCCAGTTCTTTTATAAATACTAGGAGAACCCTGCGAATAGAAAGACTGGACTTCGTTCTCTGTATCTTTGAGAGATTTTGAATGTACAACCGTCATGGCTTTTTGCATCTCATTCAAGATCAACTGTTCAAGTTCTGCCATGCTATTTGCTTTTTTCATGGTAGTCCTCCTTTATTGTTGCTTATTTATAGATCACTTAAAGACGAACTCTTACCTTCAATAATTCCATCTTTTGTGAAATACTTACTGAATTCTTCGGAAACCTCACTATCGTTGTAGAGATTAACCATGTCCGAACTACTCCATCCGAAAAATTCCTGAACAACATTTGCCGGGATATTCAGCTTCAATAATTTTGTGTTGAGATAATGTCTCATGCAGTGCCAGTAAAAATCCACACCTAATTCATTTGAGAAGATGTTCGCCCAACTATCAAGGGTACTGACTTTCATTTGTGCATAAGAACCATCACCACATCTATGTACAAAAAGCCATTCACTCTCAATACCTTGTTTCTTACGTTGCTCCATCCATAAATCAAGGTATTTCTTAAACTCATAAAGCACATATTTATTGAGCTGTTTACCTGTTTTACCAGCTCCCTTAGTTTTAATTTTAGGAGTCTTATATAAACCGCCGTAAACAATGTTGTTTTCATCGAAGTATTCAACTTTGAATCTCAACAATTCTGATTTTCTAGCACCGCTCATTGCAGCCAAAGCAAAAGCACATGCCTGTTGATATCGTTCTTCACTAACCAATTTATCCAAGAATTTATCTACGTCATCATCTGGGATAATGGTTTTCTCACGAACAGCTTCGTTCTTCGGAGATTCAATCTTTCCAATGATAGAGCGGAAATTCTCAAAATCTTCGTCTTCGTCCTGTAAAATATTTTCAATATAATTTGACATGCTACTGATAGCAGATTTTACCCTACGAATTCTTTTCGGACTCCAACCCCATTCATTGATTGCATATCCCTGGAATCGTGCAAGCTCACGTTTCTTGATATCAACGAAAAATTTATTGTTGTTGTACTCTAAGTTCCAGCAGAAGAAAATTTCAAGGTCATTTCTATACCCGTTAATTGTGGAAGGGGCACGATCAATAGACGCAAGATATTCAAGAAAATCTTCACAAAGCTGTTTATTGTTTGGATTGATTTTCTTGATAGATTCTTCGTTTGTAATTTTGTTATAAATTGTTGTTCTACCCATGTTACTAACCCTCTTTCTTAAAAGCGTAAAAAATAGAAGAGGGGAGTAACCCTCTTCTTATTCGACTTTAGTATTGTCTTGTTCTTTTTGAGAATTCTCATACGCTAAAATTCCACGAACTACATCATCTTGTGGCATTTTTGCAAGCTCTGCTACATTCTGTAGTTTATTCATGAAATCATCAGTGTTTAAATTCTCTAATGTGGAAGAATATTTATTGGCGATAGAAATTAACACCTCAAATAATTCGTCCAGTTTTGATGTATTGACAAGTTTGCTCCGCTCAAAATCAATTTTTCTTTCAGCAGCATCAATAACATCTTTTACATTAACTGTTTCTTTGATAACCTGTCCGATGCGTGTTTTCTCGATGAAATCCGCACTTTCAGTAAAAGACTCTGGCAATGCAATATCAGTCAGATTATTTACAAGAGAAACAGCTACAAAATAATCAAACAGAATAGGCTCATACCCTACAGTATCATTGATAACACCATGAACAATATCATCAACAATGTCCATTTTCTGAGAAAGAGTAGGAGAGGACACATATCTGAAAACTATGTGTTTTCCGTTTAATTCAAATGTTGATTCATCAGTATATTTTCTCATAAATTACACCTCTGTACTTTCTTTAGCGAACTGTGAATAATTGTTTTCCAGGAATCTACGGCTCTTATCGGAAAGAGTTTTAGAAACACTATAAGTTTCTTTGTTTTCTTTCTTGCCGATAGTATATGTACATATAGGACACACACAAATATTCGTACCCTCTACCCAGTTCATCGGCTGTTTACATTTCGGGCACATCAGGATTTTTTCCATGATTTCTTTAGCCTTACGTTTATTCTTCATTGCTCTACTTTTCTCTGTATTCACATTGAACATTTTTGCTACTTCTTTAATAGTCATAATTTAGATCTCCTTTTGTAAACGAACTTTTTAATAATTATGGTGGATAAACATTTGTATAATTTGCGATAAAAAATGATACCCATTAAAAAAGTCAAAACAGTTTTTAACCTCTTTAATAGGTATCATACACAAGTGCAGTGTTTAATAGAAAACACCACACTTGCTAACAATCCTCGTAATATTTACAATGCATTTTATCTTGATTATGTGGGATATAACAAGATTTGTCTCTGCAATATCTTTGGCAGATACATAAACCTTCTGAGTTTATCTTCACACCACCAGAACAATAAATCATATTCTGCTTAGTTTTTTCATTAAGCTGAATGTATGCATATTTACACATTATTTCTTCTCGACTTTAAAATTCGGAGAATGAATATCTCCTGAATATTTGACAGAAATTTTATTACCAGGATTTTTTGATATACCAGTTAATTCATACCCGAAACCATCAAAAGAAATGATAGCGGTATTAGTACGCTCATTGTATACTAATACGTCACACTCTTTGGTAAGAGATGCCTTTCGTTTCGGTGTACTTGATTTTGTTTCAACTTTATTTTTTCCTTTATCTTGAACAATCTCAGTTGTATTTTCTTTTACATCTGTCATAATCTCAGCTCCTTCTTTCTAATAAAAATGTAGGCAGGTATAAACCCACCTACATATAGTTACTGAAATTATTTTGTTACAGTGATCTCAATTGTGTCTTCGAGTCCATTGTAAACAGCTTTGACTGTTGCTGTACCAGATGCAGTTGCACCACTCACAACGCCAGTTTTTGCACCTACAGTCAATGCAGTGTTTCCGGCATCTACGATTGAGAATGTACAATCCTTTGGATCAAGCTCTGTAGGTTTATACATAACTCCGATAATACCAAGAACTGAAAGTGTCATGTTTGCACCAGTCTTAATTGTTGTAGCCGGTGCAGAGATAGCAATTTCAGAAACAGCCATATCTGTATTGTCATCATCAATTTCAGAGATGTATGCATATACGGCACTACCATCTTCACAAGCGTCACCTTCGACAGCAAGGGCACTACCAGATAACTTTGTACTTACTACACCATCAGGTGTGAATGAGATATCAAAGTTACCGTCAAGTGAGTAAGACGGAATTACGATTTCAACGACACCAACTTTACCTTTCTTACTGTTATGCTTGTCTGCCTGAAGAACAAGTTTTCCAATGTAAGGTGTTGATTCTGCATCAATAGTAATACGTTTTGAAATAGCATTGTACTGATATGTACATTTTACTTTTTCAGTTGTAAGACCATATGATGTCAAGTCAATTGAAGTACCATCGGCTGTAACTTCTACGAATGTACCGTTTGGAAGTTCTACACCAACTTTTGCACCAGTCAGAGGTGTATGGTCAATTGTACCTTTTCCAGCTACAAGTGTTACGCACTCATTAAGACTATATGAATCTTTGAGTCCTTTAGAAATCTGAGAACCAGCCTGTAAAGCAATGTACTCAAGTTTCCAGTCAGCAGCTTCAAGTTCTGCTGTAAGTTCTCTACCATATTTGTATGAGAATACTTTCTTATTACCTTTACCAGCATTTACAGCCTGTTCCTGCATAGATACAGAAATAGAAGAACTAAGGTTAGTCACTCCTGTACAAGCTAATACACCATTGATGTAAAATGCAAAGTCGGCAACTGAAACAACGAATTCTTTTCCCTTTGTATTCATTGCAAATTCCTCCTGATTTATAAATCATCAGCCACTAATCATTTTCTTTAATGACATGGCATCTGTTTTCACATCTTTGAACTTATCGCTCTCATCAAGTTCAGTCATCCAATACTGGACGGGTTCTTTGAATTTTACAAATCCTGTACTTTCAGCAGATTTCATAACATTGAAAATATCACGCTTATTTATTCGTTTAACATATCGCCAGAACTTACGAATAGTTAGCCCCTTAACTTTTTCTTCGGTTAAGTCCATTCCAACACAAACAGAATCAATATAATCTTCAAGAGAGGCTTTATCTTTGCCAGATATAGCATCCTGGGCTTTCTTTAATTCCTGTTCAGTGTCGTAGTGAATGAATTCATCAATGTCAAAATCAATACCATTTTGTAGGATAATAATTCTCCGAATATCATCGAACTGATCGGCGGTTATAACATTGCCATTTATTCTGAATCCCCCTTGTGTAGAACTAGCCAATACCTCTTGATCCTTAAATACAAGCTGTAAAAGCCGAAGTGCAAAAGAATAGTAGTAAGGGAGAAATGGCATGTTAAATTCTTTTGCTAATTCTACGTTGTTATGACAGTAAAATAAAAAATCAAGATATGGCATCTTGATGATTTTCTTTACTGGAAATATACTGTTTTTGCGAACAATAATACTTGACTTATATAAATTGAAATCAAGCACATTACCCATTTTTACAGGGTATAAAACTAAATCTTCGGTATAATAAATTGGTGAGCTATATATAAGGTACTGATATAAAGATTCGTTACTGATGTCCATATGATTCCTTCTTTGCAGTAAACGTAAGTATTCTGCATGGGTATTCATAGTACAATACTTCCTCAGTATTGCTTGCACATGTCAATTCACCAATCCAATTTGTTTCCATTCCAGATAAAGTTTTTTTCAATTCTTCACCCAAAATATCAATAACTGTACCCGATAGATATTCCTTTGTTTTATAGCTCTGTACTCTTTGTGCCATTGCCTTTTCATGGCAGACAATATATATGACCACTTTTATCTCTTCCAAAAAATATTGTTGGTTTCTCACATGATCGACCTTGAAACAGATGAACGGAGAGGTTTTCTCAATGGTCTTTGGATTCTGCAAATAAGGAAAAATTTTCTTATAAAGCAGACCACCACCGGCATCTATATATTCCTTATCGAGATTAAAAATAATCTCGTTATTTTCGACAATTGTATTTATTACCGCAGATTTAAAAGAGTTAATGTCAAAATCTTCCATAATAAACCTCATTTACCATAAAGCGGTAATCGTAATAACAACAGATGCCAATATTGTATCTACCGATGAAAGAACATTTAAGTGGAATTGCTTTCCAACCAAATCACGATTGTTTTTTACAGTAACTTTTACAAAATTGTCACCAGTAGTTAATACCAAATCTTTCTCATCGAAATCATTATCAGAAATTCCCCAATGATATTCGATATCATCTACCACATTATGTTCATTGTCATAAAATGTAGCAGAATATTTTTCAAACGATGATAAACTGATAGTGTCAGCTTTATATGTAAGTTCGCAAGTATAACCGTACTTTTCAGTAGGCTCAACATTATTTTGTTTGTAATCTGCAAGCATCATATCAACACTGTCTGTATTTTCATCGTATACAGTTTGAGTCAATGACAGATTTAACAACTTTACATTTTTATTGTTGTTTGTTAAACCATTGAATTTTGTGAGTTTATATACCAACGGTACATCGTTAGACATTTCCAACATAAATCGCATACCGTCATGAAGCCTTCTTGTATTTTTATCCATTGGCAGTAAAAGGCTATACTGCTTATCATAAGTGATAACAATATTTCCTTTGAAGACGCCAGAACTATACCGTGTCACATCTTCACACCAATACCAATATTCATATATCTTCTTGGTTTCTGGATCTTGCCATCGTAACTGATTGTGACAAACTTTAAGAACTGCCTTTTCATAAAATTTGTTATTACTTGGTTCAGAAGCAATAATCCAAATTTCATCTTCAAAACGAATGTAAGAGTATGTTTGTAAAGTTCCAATCGGCACTAAAATTTGTCTGTCTTCAGCTTTCAATTGTGTGTCCGGCGTAACGCTCTGTATAATTGCCTTTCCAGGAGTAATAACAGAAAAATCACTGTTTATAAACTCAACATTATCGCACAACATAGTGGTATCAAGCATTTCCTTAAAACCATCTTGTGCATAAGCGAAAAATTCTTCGCCCTCAAAACCACCATTATAAATAGGTGGCTGATCCATTAAATACCAATCCACAGCCATAAATATCACCGCCTATGTATAAGCTGGACATTTTTGCTTAGTGTAAAGGTCTGCAATTTTTGAATCTATTGCATCAGCTTCCGCTCTTGTGTATTTCTTTGTATCACCAGTTCCGTTAAGACTGATATCTTTACCGATGATATTATTCAACTGATTTACACGCCTTACTTCTTGTTGCATGTAGTAAGACTTCATAATCTCAGCCAGACTCAAAATGACATAATTTTTCAAATCACCATTGTCATCAAAAGAATCTGAACCAGAAGAGGGTGGAGTAAACACTAAATCTTGTTTGTCGAAGCCTAAAGAATCAATATTTAACTCATATTCACCTAATGCATTCAAGAACCATTGACGAACTAATCCATCTGCAAGGACGTACTTGCATTTAACGATTGATTCAAAAGCAGACACAATGTCTGTATAAGATGTCATAAATGATCCTCCGGCAACTGCAATTTATTCTAAAGTTAATCCACTGACAGCTTCAATTTCAGCAAGCATATAAGACGGAACTTCATCAGTGTTGACAGAAGGGTATAAGTCCTTATCTGAACACATAATTGCAATCATTTTCTTTTCTGATTCTGTTACAACCAAAGAAGAAAGTTTATCATGGAATTCTTTCTTACTCTTAGATGCAAACAAATCATTTACTGCATCCACTGTTAATTGAACCGGCGAAATATCTTCTCCGAAAACATATTCTCTTACGAGTGGATCATTGATTTTAAAAGCAGCATGAGAGCCAAGTCCATCAACTCCGCAAAATGCAACATTTCCGACTTTAACTTGTGAATCAATCTCAGCAAGTGTTAATCTTTTATAGTCTTTGATGTTCGGATCAATCTGAATTGATTTACCATTTTCCTCAGAAACAAATCCGATAGTCCATCCACAAAGATTGTCAATAGAAACTCTGTCACTTAAAGAGAGACTGTCTATTGTACGTGTCTTTGCTTTTGTACGTGGTGTTTTTGCTTTCGTTGTCTTAGTTACAACATTTTCGCTTTTTTCAATAACTTTTTCGTCCATTGATGTATAACTCCTTTTATAATAAAAGCATGGAGAAAAACAGATTTCCCCATGCTCATACATTTATTTTCGTTTAATTAAGACTGTTTAGCAAGTAAACCAATCTCAAATTCACGACCTTTTACAACGTCAGCACCAAGTTCAACATCAAAACGAGTTTTGATTGTACCTGTTTCAACGTCTGTACCGCTCATTGTTGTGATACCACCACGTCTGAAGATATTCAGCGGAGATTTATTACCAGCAGCAGTAAAGTACAGCTCATCATCTGCGTAATAAGTCTCGAATCCAGACTTGTCAGCAAGCGGTTTTGTATAGTTGAACGGATTTTCAAGTTCTACAAGTGTGCTTCCTTTATAGAATCCGTTTACACCAGCTTTGGCGATTTCATCTACCTGTGATGGGCTATAGAATGGAATCTTAGTATCACCAACAGTTTTATATCCGTTCCATCCGCTGATTTCCTGGATTAAGCTGTAGTCACCTAAGATAGCAACTTTACCCATTTTACGAGTAAATGCAACTCTCTTAGCAACGTCTGCCTCTGTAGGGAGATCACCTGTATATGTGCTATAGTTCTTCACATATTTAGTGTTGTTTGCAAGAGATTTCTTCAGAACGCCAAGAACGTATGCTACACCTTTGTTGTTCATATCAACCTGAACCTGAGCCATTTCCTCTGCGATTGTTCCATCGAAGTTACCAGAAGCAAGTTCACGGTAATCAATAGCCATACCAGCAGAAATGGTTCTTGTAGCAACAGGATATTCCATCCAGTTTCTTCCAGCAAAACTTACATCAGAATTTGCAGCCTGCATACGAGCGTCAATTCCTTCGTAGTTGTAAGTTTTAACTTTCGGCTGTTCATGGTAAGCAAGTTCATGATAATTTCCTAAGAAATCATAAATCTTCATAGCCTCAAGCAGTTTCGGCTCAATAATGAACTTAACGATTGTATTGATTTCAGCTCTAGCTTTGAAATCACCCATAGCTGCTGCTTCTCCAAGTGCAGAAAGTTTCTTAGCTACAGCATCTTTCTGTGTACCATATTTACCGGCATCTGTACCAGTAAACAGGGCAGAACAGATTTCGACCATCTGTTTGAATTTAGCCTGATCCTTGATAGTTACACTATCTTTTACTGGATTTGCTAATTCAAAAGAAGTATTTAATTCAACGATATTTCTCATTGTTTCGTTCCTCCAATTAGTGTATTAAGTTACAATTAGGCAATAACAACCTCAACAGCAAGTCCTTCACCGTTGAAACTTGTTTTCTCACTTACTACAAAATATTCTTTATAGTCAGCTACTCCTGTTGCTTTCTTTACAGCTTTCAGTTTTCCACTGGCTTCTGCAACAAGGAAATCGCCAACAGCAATATCTGCGTATGTGCCATCTACCTGATCCATATCCATGTCAATAATTCTTCCTTTCAGTGAAGTAAGAACAAATAAACGTGGATTCTCACCAACTTCGATTACATAATCGTTTGGTGCAAGAGTCTCAGGTTTGTCGATAGTATTCATAACAATTGCAAGCCCTGTTTCTTTTCCATCAGTAGGAACAGCAGCTTTCTTTGTAGCTCTATCGAAAGTTACAACATTACCGTTATGCAGCTCAACGTCTGCTGTACAGTAACCAACATTAACGGCATTTTTGTATGTACCAATTTCTCTAAATTTTAACATGGTCACGTTCCTCCATTATTTTTGTTTGATTAAGCAAAACAATCAAAATCGTCAACGGAATTATCATCTTTGACGATAGGATCAATTGCTGACATAATGCCATCAAATTCGTCTTTCATTGAGTTCATTTCAAGAGATTTCTTTGCATTTTCCTCACGAATTTTCTTATATGCAGTTGCATCAATCTTTGTTACGATTGAATTGATCTCTACAGAGAACGGATCAGCATTGAATGCTTCGATTTCTTCTTTGGCAAAATCTTTCTGCTCATCTGTATAGTCTGCAAGGGCACTATTTAACTCAGCGATTTTGTTTGCTTTCTTCAGTTCATTAAGCTCTGCAGCCTGTGTCTCAACAAGGGCATTCAGCTCTTTATTTTTCGCATCAAGCTCGTCCTCTTTTGCTTTGGCATCACTTTCAGATTTTTCACATTTCTGGTTAAGTTCAGAAATTTCCTCATCCTTTTCTTTGATAGAAGCATTCAGCTCATCAATCTTAGAATTGAGTTCTGCAACCTGTGATTCAAGACTAGCAACCTGTGAATTTACTTCAACTTTTCTAGTGTCCTGAAATTCTGAAATAATGTCAGTTTTTAAATCAGAAAGTGCTTTCATCATTTCTTCATTCATTTCAATAACCTCCAAGTTTTTACGATTGAACTGGTTAAGTTCAACTAATACGGCAGTCGAATCGGAAGGTTTTACGGATAAGATACAATATCCACTATAATCATAAATCATAGGGATACGACCTTGTTCTTTCCAACCGCCATCATAAATTATTTCACCGTCATTTTCCTTTGTGCCAACAAATTCAACACTTCCTCGAATAGTAATGCCATCAGCAATCTTATCCTCAATCCATTTTACGAATTTTGGATATCTTGCTTCATTTATGTAGCCAACACCACATAAACATCTATGCATTCCGTCTTCCAATTCAATGTCTTCAATCGACCAGTCCTCAAACACACCTACTTGCACAGAATCTTCAAATACCGGCATATTTTTAATCTGACCAGTCAATCCATGACCATATGGAATTTCTTTATCATTATCCAGGAACTCAGCGCATAATGGCATACCTTTTACGGTATCTGCATTGTCTCTTGTGTATTGTTCAAGATAGGAGATACCATTGATATTCCAACGTGTGTTATCGGGGTAAATTTCATGCAAAACAATTTTGACTCGTCTGCGTCCATTTGGGTTGGTGGCTTGTGAAATTTCTAAAAATCTTTTTTCCATTTCCATGATATGTACCACCTTTTTGTATAATTTATTGCAATAAAAAAAGACACCCTAAAGTGCCATTTCTAACAATAACGTAATAAACATCTATTCAGATGTACTTAAAATAGTAGTGAAATCATTTACAAATTTTTCCGTTTCCACAAATATGAAAATAGAAGCGTCTGGATTTTCTTTCTTCGGCTTGATATCATAAACAGGATTTCCCATTTTGATTAAATGCCTTGCAACACCAGGCTTAAAAACTGATTTGCATTTCACTACAGAATTTGTTTCTGTCATGCACATAATCTTCCTTCCTAATCTGTACTTGGTTTAGGATTGGTGTTTGAACCAGAAGATTGTGATTGTATCGTATTTTCATTTGTCGCAAAATCTACTGTTTCACGACCACTTTCTTTACTATCTGCTTCATCACGACCACTCATTGTAAATGATGTAGCATGAACAGGATATTTGTTTTCAAAATCAGACTCTAACTCATAGTCAAGCAGAGAGATATATGCATCTGGATCAAACCCAGTTGCACTTACCCAAGCGGTCAGAGATCCCTTACCATGAGAATATAAATCCTGCATGTATTTTACTTGTTTATCTCTGTTTGCAAAGGTTGTAGGTAAAATATAGCAATCAACCACACAAGAAGAATCCATGATAATATTTGCGTTAATGCATTTATTAAGTTCAAACATGAAATTCTCAACCCATGTGTAGGTATTGCTTGCAACAAGCTCTAAGTTGAGAGAAGCAGTCGCATAGTTACCTTTTGTATTACCGTCAAGACTGGCAGAACTGATACCTAAAGCACCAGGCACAGCGTCCTTAATAGATGCTTCATTTTTCTCATCGAAAATATCTATATCAACGTCCATTTTGTCTATCTTAGTTCCACTTGCAAGGGAGAAGAAAGATATACCAGACTGACTTCTTCGAGTGATAACAGCCTCTTTTACTTTTTCATGCTGTTCTCTCTGTTGGTCTTTTGTAAGAGATGACGTTCCTTTTTCTTTTCCTTCCGGGAATGTCATATAAATAATCTGATTATTGATTGAATCCAAAACTGTACGTTTAGTATTGACAAAATACTCAGCATACATAATATCATCAAAGGCAGTTACAGCCATTGGTACACCCCAGGGCTGGTTAATTGCAGCATTTACTTTTGTAACGATAGTTTTTGTATCGTCAAGTATAATCCAATTATTGATGCTGCCTTTATTCTGATTATATCCATCACGAATTTCTTTCGGCATAGCTTGTAATCGTGCTTTTAATTCTCTGTCATTGAATTGATCGAAATATCTCAAATTAAAAGCCATACGATAATGATTACCTACTCTACCACAAATTCTACACCAATCAACAGGCAAAGGAATAATAGAAACATCCATACCAATTTCATTTATCTCAACAATATTAGCCATTTGATAATCAGATATGAATTTCTCATTGCTAATAGGTCTGTTTGCAGTTTCAAAATAGTAGAAAGCAGTTCCATCATTTGCATTTTTCATCAGATTATCTCTGATTTGTTGCTTATAATTGATTTTGTCAAGAACAGATAACATTTTGAGTCTGTTTCTTTCAAAATTTCTCGGACGCTTTTTTCTATTCTTACAAACAATTACCTTATCAAGAGTGTGCATAGAGCCAATATAATTAACGGCACTCCTTACACTACCGTTAGTGTTATACGCCCACCAAGCCAAATCTCTTAACTGTTTGTTGTAATACTGGGGATTTTTAGAAAATGTTCTAATATCCTTTATCGTATATGGGGAGGCATCAAGAAAATCCCCTAAGACAGAATAGATATAAGGTAATGTAGTATTATAGGCATAAGCATTTGTTTCTACATTATGGTTAGCACGATTATTCGTGTTTGCCTTACGTTTAGGTGCAGATGATCTACCACGCTTTTTGGTAGTAGAAGCTGCCACTTCATTCTGTTCTGGCATCTATCTACCTCCTAATTTTTTAATTGATAAAAGTTGAAAATCCGTATTCGTCTTCAATATTACGCATGTCTCTTTCAAGCTCATTTGCAATATAGTTGGCATAGGAGATAGAAGAGTATCTATCCTTTCTCATACCAGCCACTTCAACGACTTTAATTTTTCCGTCAGTAGCAGTGTAGTCCAAGTTAATCATTTCTTTAATCATGGCAGTTGTCTGATAAAATGGTTCTTGGAACATTACTTGATCTTCAACTAATAAATTCTGGAAAGCCTTGCTACGATTCAAAATATCATTAGAATCTATTTCATTGATAAGAAGTCGTAACTTTCCACGTTTGATACAGTCTCTAAGATATACTGCAGCATCAGAGTTGAATTTAGCAGTAGCCTTAATACTGTAGATGACTTTCTCTGCTTCAGGATCTTTACATCTTTCAGCCATTTTGTCATCATTGATACATGACCATGCCGGATATACAGTATTTCTTTCATCGTCAACCTGTTCAATAACAAGGTTATCGAATACACCAATACCGACACCATTTGTATCTACGATTATGTAATCACAATCGAAATCCTCAAATAACCGCCTTGCTTTTAAAGCCTGGTCAAATGTATGACCACCATCTAATGTAGTAATATACAGAACATTTCTAATATATTGATTGCTTGAAGTTGGAAGCAATTGCATCAGTGTAAAACAAGTAGCGTCATTTTTAGAACCGCCTTGTGTCGCAATATCCATTGATAAAAGACGTATCTCACCATTTCTTTTTGGTTCATACTTATACTTACTGTCATTCAACAGCGCATAATAAGGCTTCGGATATAATGCTCTCTGAATCTTACGAATCTTATCTACAGTTTCAAAGTTATAGAAAGCCTTTTCGGAACTACCAAAGAAAAGAGAATCCATCTCCATTGACCATGCAATGCTATCAAAGTCATCTTCCTGCATTTCTTCACGAATCTGTTCTTCTGGGTAATATCCTTCATAAACAGGTAATTGATACGGGAATCCAACGACCATGTAGCTTTCGCCTTTAATCATGGATTTAAAAAATGCCTTGAACTTTGCCCAAGACCAATGATACTTGTAGTATGCACTACTCAAATAAATCTCTTTATTAGGTTCTTTTGGATATTTAGCCTTATTTTCTTCAACCTTATCGCTGTATTCTTCTTTATTATAGAAGTTAGGTCTACGTTGTCCGGCTTTGAATTTTCTCAGTACCTTATCAACGACACCTTTATCAATAAGTCTAAACTCGTCCATTATAATGATGTTTGCTCTGGCAGAACGGGCAGAATCCCTTGCCGTTACAACTTTTATAACAGAACCATTCTTCCAATATATAAATCCCTCTGAGGGAGAAGTATTTGTTTTGAGTATCTCATTCCTTAGATTAGGAGATTGTGGCATAAATTCCTCTACAATCTTTAAGAGGACGTTAATTGACTGACCACGTTGACCGGCAGCAATACATACCTTGACACCAGGATATAGTGTACAATAGGCACATAGGAAAGCAGCAACGATCATGGACTTACCCATACCACGACTCGCAATAGTCATAAAATTATTGAATCTGAACATAAATGTGATTAGCACTTGTTGGAATGGACGAATCCACTCCATACCGTAATAATCAATAAGGAATCGTACAGGGTTTGCACGATAGTAGCCTATCCATATATTCAGACCACACATTATTTTGTCATATTTAGAGTCCGATAAACTACCTTTATTCTTTCGTTCCATCAGCGTCACCGCCGTTTACGATGAAATCAAAGATATCTTCATCATCAGCTTCTTCTAATTCAGGAATCTCAACTCTGTATTTAGCCATTTCTTCTTCATAAAGAGCTGAGTATTTATTTTTTAATTTCAACATCTTGCATAAATGCCCTAAGAAATAGATAGTGATATATTTTACAATACCGTCTACATCTTCCCATTCTGGTCGGCACTTATCTATCGGACGTTCATCCTCAAACATTTTAATCATTACACCAATCGGCTTTTCAGATGCTTTATCATTTTCATCTTCTTGCTTCGGTTGTAAGTTTGCGGATTTCATAGTCTCTTGATATGTTTTCATCAGCTTTGTGTAAAGCTCAACATTATTATCCTTCAATGCAAGGTTCATCTGTAACTTGATAATACACAGTTCCCTTACAAGGGTTTCTCTTGTCTTGCCATCAATAACAACCCTAGATTTCCAATCGTCAAACATATCATTCAAAATACCATACTGTTCCGGCTCAAAGCCAAATCCCCAAACACCAACAGCTTTTTTCAACTGAGTAGCATCCAATCCACTGTATTCAGCAACATCATCGGCTGAATTGATAGAGTTTGATTTTTGCTCAATCAGAGTATCACTGTATGTTTTTCCAGTATGAGGTTTAATCTGTATCTTGCTGATGTATACAGAAATACGACTACGATCCTCACTGATTTTTCTTGATGCAGCAAGGGCACTTTCATTAAAGTACAAATCAAACAACTGGCATATTCTTTCAATAGCACGTTCTTCATTACCATTGAAAAAATTAGTGTAATGTATAAACAATTCATCAACACAATTTTTACATGTGTTCATATATCCATCTGTACCGGCATAAATCGGTGACTTAGATGGAGAGAAATTGCCTTTTCTTTTTTTATAGTGCTTACCACAAGTCTGACAAACGTAATCATCTGGTTCTTCTTTGGCAGAGATTTTTTCAAGCGTAACATCGCTATTTACTGAAACGTCAGAAGCGAGTGATTTTTCCACTTGCTGTTTTTTTGTAACACCCATTTGTCAAACCTTCTTTCTTTATGCAATTTTTCCACTATAGAATAGTGGGAGTAGGAGATGTGGGACTCGAACCCACACGCCAACAACGGCACTGCGCCCTTAACGCAGCGTGTCTACCAATTCCACCAATCTCCCATATAAAAAAGCATGGGAAGTTTCCAACCCATGCTATAAAAGATTACAACGAAATTTTCATTCCTTTATTTGAGCATAAGACTCTGAAAGTCTTATCATTTTTAGAAATTTCTTTTCTTAAACTTTCAGATAGTGACTTTTTACTTTCTTCACTACCATGAACCAAGATAAGTTTATTTGTATTCAAAGAACTACCAAACTCAATCAAGTCATCTCTATTGGCATGGCTGCTGAAAGTAGAAAGCGATATACAGTCGGCTCTATTTACCACAGGCACTTTATTGATTGTCAGTTTCTTGTAGTCCTTATAATTTTTAATTCGATAGGAGAGATATGAAGGATTATCACCAACATATCCAGAGAACACGACCATACTGTTTGGATCAGGCAAGAATTTTTGTAAATAGTTTACAATCCTACCATTCGTACAGAATCCAGAGGATGACAATACAATTTTCGGAGTAGTGTCATTCTGGCACATTTTAGATTCTTCTTTCTCAGATAAGAAAACAACATTTTTCCAATTTCGTACTTTCATCCATAATTCCAAGTCTTCGCCTTTAAGTATGGTTTCATATAAGTCAGAAATTTCACAGCTAAGTTTTGAATCAACAACTACATCAGCTTTAAATGAATCGTCACAACCAAAAATCAAATAGAGAACAGTAAGTAATTCTTGTGTCCGGCTAAAACTAAAACATGGCAGCAGAAGAGTACCTTTTCGCTCCAATACAGTATTGACAGCTACTCTCAAATGCTCAACGTCAAAATCTCTAGTTTTCTTATTTAATTTTTCTCTGCTCCCATATGTGCTTTCCATAATGGCAACATCATTGAACATTGTCGGAATTTCAGTATTTCTTACATAATGGTTCTTTGTATTCAAAGCACCAAGATCTGATGTGTACAGGATTTTCTTTGTCTTCAATCCATCTGACAAAATTAACTGTAATTGAGCAGCACCTACACAATGAGAGTTTGGAATCCACTGAAAACTAACTACATCGTCAAGTTGAAAAATAACACTATATTCACCGTAAGACTTAATTAACTGCAATGTTTTAGAAACATCATCTTCACTATAAATAGGAGGGTAGTTTCGGCTGTAGCGTTTTGAAAGAATCCTTGCTTCATCAGCCACAATAAAAGCGCAATTAAAAAGCAGCGATTTCATAACCGCTGCAGTGTTAGGTGTAGTTATAATTTTTCCATTGAATCCCTGGGCAACCAATCGAGGAATTAAGCCACAATGATCCACATGTGGATGCGCCACAAACAAGTAATCAATCTCACTTGGTTTGAATCCAAATTTCTTTGAATTGATTTTATAGGAATCAAGATAACTGTTGCTTTTTGACTGATATAATCCGCATTCCAGTAATATCTTTTTGCCTCCAAATTGTACAAGGTACTGAGAGCCGGTGACATCTGCTGATGATTCACCTAAGAAATAAATTCCATCATTATTTTGTTTGTGTTTAGACATATAATTCCACCTTTATTATTATTTGTTTATAGTAGTAGATACGAGACTCGAACTCGTAAGGTTTCCCGGCAGTGTTTGAGACTGCTGCGTTTGCCTGTTTCGCCAATCTACCATAATACGGATGATGGGACTTGAACCCACACGGTATAAATACCACAAGATTTTAAGTCTTGTACGCCTGCCAATTACGTCACATCCGCATATGAAATATGCGTGGAAGAATTATAGTCTAAAATTGAAAATGTCAGACTCGAACTGCTCCACATGATCCCAAATCATGTATGCTCCCATTACACCACATTCTCAATAAAAGCTGGCAAAGGGACTTGAACCCTTAACCTACTGATTACAGGTCAGTTGCGCTACCAATTGCGCCATGCCAGCAAAACAGCAAACACGGATTTGAAGATTCTGCATTTATCTCACCGTTAAGACCACATTTGCTTTATAGCAGAACTGGGGTAGCTGGATTTGAACCAGCGTAATGCAGGAGTCAAAGTCCTGTGCCTTACCGCTTGGCGATACCCCATTATAAACTGCCCCGGTGGGGATCGAACCCACAACATACAGATTAACAGTCTGCCGTTCTACCATTGGACTACAGGGCATTAAAAACTGATAATGACTATGCCAAAATCAGATTTCCTATCTACACGTGGCAAATGGATAAAAGACAAGTCGCTAAGATCGAAGAAAATCTGATGATAGACAATACACTGAAGATTGTCTGGTCAGATTTTTATGTAAATATTTGCATTACTTACCCAATTTTTCGTTATAATTTGCTGTATGCGACTTTCACTAGGCTCTAAATGTAAACTATTTCATTCATCAAAATACTTAGTGTTTGAGGGGGAAAATATAAAATATTCTTTAATATGTTTTGTTAGTTGTTCATATTTGCTGTGTGAGCCTATACTAGACACTTTGACAGAGGATATCATTATCTTCTGTTGATTTACAATAGGATATTAAGGGGAGGAATAATATCCTATGATTTTTCATATAATTTTCATTTGCTTGTAAAAATAATTTGAAAGAATTAAATCAAAAATTTTGCTGTATGTGTCTAAATTGGAATAATAAGAATCGAACTTATGTGACCTCCGTATCAGAGAGGCATTCTACCATTGAATTATATTCCAGTATAAACGGAGTAGAGTGGACTCGAACCACCACACCGCACGAAACGATTACTCAGAGATTAGCAATCTCCTACCTTACCAATTAGGTTTACTACTCCATAGTGGGTGTAGTGAGGCTCGAACTCACGACTTACCGGTTAAAAGCCGGTTACTCTACCAACTGAGTTACACACCCAAAATTAGGAGAAAAATATTTTCTCTACTTAAATAGGTTTAAAGTCTCTATTCTGACATAAAGCGGAGTGAGAGGGACTCGAACCCTCACGCCGTATCACTACGGTTACTGGTAGTTTTCAAGACTACTCCCTTACCAGTTAGGGTTATCACTCCAAAAATAAATACCCATACTTGGAATCGAACCAAGATCATAGCTTTAGAAGAACCATGTTCTCTCCATTGAACTATACGGGCAAAACAGACATAATAGGAATCGAACCTATATCGCACGATTCGTAGTCGTGAACTCTATCCATTAAGCTATATGTCCATGATTATGTTTTCTTCACCATTTCATATATACCTCATGTGCCTTTTTATAAGGGCTTTATTAGATTGAGTGGGAAGTGGTGGAGTCGAACCACCTACACTTAGGGCTTCAACCTAATGCTCTACCAGTTGAGCTAACTTCCCAAAGTGGGGGAGGCAGGACTCGAACCTGCGGTGTTTCTTTGTCACGGTTTTACAGACCGCTACCCTCGCCGCTGGGTTACTCCCCCATATAAAAAGCATCTGACCGGGAATGATCCGGCATCGCCTGGGTGGAAGCCAGGTATGTTATCCAGTTACACCACAAATGCAAAACAGACGCAGTAGGACTCGAACCCACATCTTACAGTTTTGGAGACTGTTGTTTTACCATTAAACTACACATCTAAAATTAGTTTTTACTCGGCTTACACTATAACCCAACAAGCATATCACGTTAATATAACTTGCTACATTTATTTCTCGTTGTAAATGCTAAAAAACGTTTCTGGTTGACTGCAGATTCACCAGTAATAGGGTGTATGGGAATCGAACCCATCTCGTAGCCGTGAAAGGGCTATAACTTAAACCGCTTGTCCAACACCCCATAACGGTCTAGGTGGGAATCGAACCCACGACTTCGGAGAGACAATCCGATGTTATTACCACTTAACTACAAGACCAAAATCAAGGCACAATCCACTTAAAATATTCATCCATTTGAAAGTATAAGTAATTTGCTGTACGTGCCTTACGAAACTAAGCTCATTTCGGTAGTATTTTTAACAGAAATATCCCAAATAAATTGCTGTATGAGCTTAAAGAGAGTACAGTTGGATTTGAACCAACGAATACTGATTTTGCAGACCAGTGCATTGCCAGACTTTGCTATGTACTCTTACATAAACGATAGAACTATTACGCAATGAATAGTCCCACCGCTTATTAACAAAAACATATAGGACAAAACATAAAACAAGATAAATTGCGGATGGGGGATTTGAACCCTCGACCTCTTGCTTATGAGGCAAGCGAGCTGACCACTGCTCTAATCCGCATTATACATTTATTATAGTTTGATTAAAAGTAAGAGATAAATAGAAGTTTATGGATGGTAAACCTCTATTTATTTCATTTACTTTATTTCCTGTTCCTTATGTATGTATTATAGCATACATTTAGAAAATGTCAATACATTTCTGCATTTATTTTTGCGTGTTTAAAAAATAAAAGTTCCTAAAACAGTAGAAGATAAGTCCTCAACAGACATATCTTTTACAAGTTGCGAACTTACTGTATCTTGAACAATTGCAAACTTTGCTTCGTTACGATACATATTCTCCCCATTATAAGCCGGTTGAATGTAAAGCTCATTTTCTTCTGTAAGAGATAAGACATACAAATCCTTACAAACAGGATCAATATCTGAAAGAATTATATCAATAGAAGCAATAGTAATATCGCTATACTCTGTAATAGCATATTTCAATGCATCTATGATAAAACTTGACTCCCCATATAATTTAACCGATTCGTATTCTTCGTGTGGAATTTTTGAATGAATCTCCAAACAATCAAAAATTTCCTTCATGCTGCTAAATGTTCTACATTGTATTTTGTAACTCATTATTAAGGTTAATTGAGAACAAATGTATGCTCATCAACTTTTCCTTTTCCAGTTTCAAATATAACAAAAGATGCTGTGGCATCGGCAGTCTTTCTTATTGACATTGAATAATCATCTGATCCAATAATTGATCCAACACCAATCACCCCTCTACGGACTCCACAGTTTACAAACTCTGAATGATGTTTATGACCAGCCACAAGATAATCTATCTTGGTATCATAAATATCAGAGTAATCTTTAATAGCAGCAGTTAAACTACGGACTTCCCCATGAATCCCCATAACATTATATCCAGCAATATCAGCAAAAATAAAGCCGGATTTATTTGTTATGTATCGGAAGTTGGGATTGTCCTCATTTATAATACGAATAATACTTCCAGTAACCATTTCAATATTATCATGAGAATGTTCGCCTTTTTTACCATCCAGCAAGCGAAGTTCACCATGATTTCCATTTGTTTGATAGTATTCTATGTCAAATTCATCGGACAATCTTCTCAGCCATTTACCCATATACTCCCCATATATAACGGCACTTTCCGGCACACCATACCGTAATGTCCATAATTGTGAATTACGCAAGAATCCATCTAACGAATCCCCTAAATTAAATACTTTGAATCCTTTGAGTTTCTCTTTGTGTGCATAGTCCACCACTTCATTGTAGAGAACTTCCATACGCATAAAAAATATCTCAGGACTATAAGCATTTACAATTTCATCATTTAGACCATACACTTTGAAATCTTTTCCAAAATGACAGTCTGCTATATTCAAAAGACCATAACGAGATGAAAGTATACCACCGATTTTTTGCGGAGGATCTACCTTATTCAGCGTTTCATGAATAGCAGCAATGACTTTTTCCTCAAATAAGTCATCCCTGGCATCTTCACGTAACCATCTGTTATACTCCAACTTTTCAGTATGAAGTTTCGCACGCTCTTTGATAAGCTCTCTCTTTTTCAATTCAAGCTCTTTCAAATAGCTTTCGGTATCATCATGGCTTTGAGTTTCCATTTTCTCTTTGAAATACTGCATAACTTTGTAACCAGAAAACTCAGTTACATTTGCAGCCTTTCGTAAGCTATCCCTATGGCAGTCCAAATGTAAAAGCGTGACAATATCTTCCCAGTCCAAATCGTCCGGCTTTTCTTCGACCTTTATAGAGATGAGTCTAAGACCATATTCGTAATCAGTCTCATTTTCCAACTTTTTGTACTTCGGATTGATACCAACCACCCCTTTTTAATTTTTTGACTGTTACCATAAAAGCAAGGTTTTATGTACGTTCCTACATACTCCCTTATTCATAATAGGGTGCAAAAATAAAAAACCTCTGTAATCAGCTATCTTTGCTTTTTACAGAGATTTTAAATAATTTAATTGACTTGCTAACAAGCAATTTTATATGTTTTTTCGCTTTTTGGACATCAATTGTTTCATATAATTTTTGCGATATTTTGCTTGGCATTCTTTACATCTGCATTTTTGTCTGCTCTTAGAACCAACTTCAAAATTCTTTCCGCAATCAATACAAACGATAGTTTGTGTAAGAACCTTGTTATAACCACGATGTTTATAACAATAATTAGCCAACTTAGTTTTACTTTGCCGAAACAATCGACCACAAACTTTACAAGAACCTATACTTTTCCCACACAGCCTATCATAGTGTAAATTCAAGTGATCGTAATCGGTAATATAATCAAGCACATCATCTGGATTATCGGATATATCAACAAATTTTACAAACCACGATCTGTATTTATTATTTGTAATATCGAATAATCCAGCTTTAAACAAGCAACCAAGAGAAAAATTTTTCTCTTCCGCATTCTTAAATTTACATGCTCCGGCTTTATAGATATCCCTTTTCTCCATATGACAATAAAAAAGTGTATCTTCTGTGATAGTGGCAGAATTCTCAATGGAAATACTATGCAGCCTGTGATATTTTGCATCAACAAGCATCACAAATAACATCCGGCGGTAATTGTCATTCTCAATTGTGCAAATTTTCTCCCACTCCTTTTTGGTGATAGGAGTAGGGAGTGGCAATTTTAACTTATACAGTCGTGAGCTGGCAACTGCATTGTCGATATCCTGAAATTTCACAATGTAATTGAAATCAATGTAATACCTATTGCAAAATGCTTTTAGCTCTTTTTCTATTTGGCTGTCTAATTGTTCCATATCTTCAACAGTGACATTATTGTAGTCCTTCCCGGACTCTGTAATCGCCTTGTATCTCAAATATTTTGCATACAGGAGCAAATCAGATCTTTTGTATTCGTCAACAGCAGTAGTGGAAGCCTCCATTTCCTGCGCAACGGACAATTCATCGAAATAAATCATACATTTACCTCCACAACGCTATATTTTTTACCGAGATATGATATTGTTCCGTTTTTTTCATCCAAAACTGGCATTTTTGGTGTGACAGTAGAGTTCTTTTTCAAGTTTTCTACAATCTGGTTGCCAAAAATACTCCAACAGAAGTCTTTTGTACGGCTAGGATGCAGCTCATAGCATACATAGATTGCCAAATCACAAGCATATTGCACATCACCGATAAACTTATCTGTAATTCTGTCTCTGATGGCAAGCGGATATTTGATAAATTCTGATGTTTGAGAGACACTGTGAGTATAATCACTCTTGCGCTTTACTCTTAAACTGTCTTTTTGTGCTTTGTAGTCCAGGTATTGAGCGTTCATGTACTCAATATCTTCTTCAGCAAAGTTCAAATTAGTGCCAGAATACATTGACTTAACCAAATGTTCCGGCGTTTTCATATGTCTTTTTCTTTTTATTTCACTTAAATGCTTCTCCATATAGTGACAAATCTTATTCATCCTGCCATTATAATCAATCAGTGGCGAATAAGGGTAAAATTTATCAATTAGATAATCCCTCTCAGCGTCAGTAAGATCTTCCGGTGCAGAATCCAGAATGTCATAGATTGATTTTTGGAACAACATCATGCACACATCGTTCTCTTTATCTAGGTATTTAAGATACTTAGAGTTCTCAGAACTGTAAAGATAACGGAAAAAGTAAGGCTTCTTGTCTGCAACTATTGAATTGTAAAACTCAAAGTCAATATCTTCCACACCATCTGGCTTTTTAGAAATCTTTCTTGTCCAATGTTTAGGCATTGGCTCAATTTTTATTCCCTTCGCCTTATCAATTGAATCTCCCTGAGACTTTCTGATAAGTTTGAGGCGTTCCAAAATCTCATCTTGCTCACGCTTGAATGTGATATCACCCTCATAGCGTGCCAAAATCTCATAGAATGCAGTTGAAATATTTGTAATACGACCAATTGTACTATCGAATGATTGAATATCTGCTTTGTACAGTTCATCCTCTGAAATGTACTCTTTATCTACAGTAGATTTTGAGTATGTAATCGGAAGATTGTCGTAACGGCAGCGTAAGAACACTGGATTATCAGTAGTGGCTACAATATCTCCGTCAAAATCGGAGTCTGCATGAATTATGCAGTCACAACCCCAAACATTATAAACAATGCCACTTGTCAGATATTTGAACCATTTTTCTGTTAATTCATTGTTCTTCAAGTTGAGTTTATTCACTTCTGAACGCCATGTAAGAGGTGATCTCATAGCAACAACATCAGTTTTTCCACGTTTGTTCCAAAAGTAAGAGTAATGCTCAAATTCCTTTAATGCACCGGTAACTGTATGACCAAATGCGTGCTGCATAAATGCATACATATCTGGAATCATTACACTAAAATTACCGTCCAGAATAAGTTTTCCTAAATAAGTTTCTCTGATTTTTTTATTTATGCTCATTATGATATTTGATTTTATATATTCTTCGCTAATCATTTCTGGATTAACAATCAGTGCTTTCGCAACATTGTCACTTGTCAAGTCAAAAATGTTATTGAAATCAATGTCATCTTTATCACATAGTTTTCCAAGCAAAAATAATATCGCCTGGTTTGGATCATCAATCGAAATACCATTCAGCCACTTTACAGTAGGATCACATAACTCAGCTACGTCATCATTATTTGTAAGATCAATAGCCTGGCAGAATTGATAATTGGAACGAAAACAATTATCGTCTGTTTTAGGAGTAACTTTTGTAACCCCCCACAAGAAACCATTTTCTTCACACAATCTATCATATTCTTGAATTGAATCATAAGCATTCCATAATTTAAACTGTGATTTTGTAAGGATCATATCTGTTTTAGTTATATCTACCAGATTTCCATATAGGTCTTTCATTTCTGTAATCCCATATTCTGCAGCATACTGTTTGAAGTCAACAACAAACACCATACCTTTCACATAAGCGCATCTTACACAGAATGCAGAAGGGATATAATCTAATTCCAGCTCATCAGCTACACGTTTTGCAAATTCTACAGAAACAGCACCGCACCCATCGAATAAATTGAATGGCAGAGTTTTTATCTCTTCGGAAACTCGTTCATTATTTGCAATAGCACGTTTTTCTTTTGGGATTTTTGAAATCCAATCAACTTTCTTTTCCATCTCAATTTCACAGTCATCAATGAAATAAACATTCGGATGCGGAATTGTGTAGGTCGCAGAAGATGAGAGTGCAAAGTAGGCATTATATTTATTTTTCGTTATCTTGACACTTTTTGCACCACAACGTAATCTTTTCTTCAGTTCTGCTTCAAAATCATCACGAATTAAAATCACAGTATTTACTCTTGCTTGTCCGGCACTACACATAAGGCGAACATACTTAAATCCATTTATGTATAATCCATCACGAATGATTTTTCTGTAATGAGAAATATCATCAATGACAACAGAAACATATTCTGGAATGAATAGCATTTCATCAATCTTACCGTTGATTATTGAGATTTGTCGTTTCGCATAATCATTAAATTGCTTTTTTAAATTTTTCTTTTGGGCGTATAGGTCACTTAATATAGCTGGATCATACCGCATTATATTAGGATTACGCTCATACCGTATATTTCTAATAGTTCGCAATGCCTGGTTGTCTGCCAGAGCAATCAATTCACCATTTTGCCGAATATCACGAATATGATATCCTGAGTTACCAAGAATTCTTTTTAAGTGATATCCAAACTTATCTAATCTGGTGGAAGAAAATTTCATGATATAAAATTGTTGTAATTTTTTCATTTGTCCTCCCTGTCCAGTCTTTCTTTTATTAGTCTTGCTTTCCATTTCTCTAATTCATATACAGATCTCACATCTGGAATATCGGATAGGGTAGCAGTAATGCCAAAATCCTTTAGAACGGATATTGCCGTTTTCAAATCTTTATCAGTTGGTTTGGCTTTTACTTGATTTTCAATTCTACGAATTTTATCCCTTTCATAATCAAGGTTGTCGTAGAGTGTCTTGTCATATACTTTGTCCTGATTCATTTTCTTAGTTCTCCTTGCTTACATAAAAAATCCCATTACTTTTTACAACATTCACATCTGGAACAAACTTAACAATTTCCGTAAGCTGCTCAATTGTAAATACATATCCTTTTGCACCGTTGTACACTTCACGTAACGCATCATTCACAACATCCCGGAATCCAAGAGTATATTTTCTGGACTTCCTGAGATATTTCTGATTGACAGGATATGGTGTTGTACTTCGTCTGAGTTTTGGCAAGGTGATATCATAAAAATATTCTTGACTACTTCTGGTATGTGGATCTGAATGATATTCTTCAATCGTGTTGGCATTTGCCCCAGATACACATGTGTTATAGCAATTCTTCGGTAGCCAAAAATAATTTAAAACATCTGAATTTGCACTAACCATATTACCGTGTTCTCCATTTATTATTGTTTGATTATAGAAAACGAAAATAATTGGATCAATCCTTTTTTCCACAAAATCCAACTATATTCGTTCCTACACTGATTATACCACTAATTCAAATATTGTCAACATTTATTATGGTTTAATTATAAAAACCAACCAACAAAGAAAAACTTAAATCGTGGCGTTATTTATATTTATATATATTATATATATTTATATTATTATTATATTATATATAAATAATAAAGAGATATATAAATATTTATATAATTGGCTATACGTTAGTATAGACAATTATGCAGTATATTTTTATTGTGAATTTCACGCATTATGATGAGCAACAAATCGCCCTCGTGCGTATATGTATCTTGATTTTTTATTCTGTACATCATATAATATCACTATAATTCAGTGATTAGAGGTATCTTATGACATACGATAGAACAAAGCGGAATTGGGATAATACAAAGAAAAATGAAACAAACATAAACTATAACTATGATGAATTGGCTTCTTTAATGAGAGAAAACGGATATACAACCCATTCTATTAAAACCGGACAAGAAAAAAGCAACATCATAAATTCGTATACTTTTAACAAAATCACAAAAAATTCTGCATCTATTGGTTTAGATATACTGGCTACACTTATGGACGATATGGAAATTGAAAAATTGGAGATTGTTAAAAACGGTGATATTTTAAGCGTCAAGATTCCGACTAATGCGATTATAAATAAAAATCATTAAGGATTTATCATAATTTTCTTGATTGGTTGGAGAGTAAATAATCATATACCGATTTTATAGGATAAACACCATTTAACAGACAATAATAAATGGCAAAACGTAAAGAGAGAATATCTAAAAAGAAAAGTGTTCTCTCTTTTTTTATTGCCTAAAAATATTGAGTTCGGTAAAGCATCGAGGTCGAAAAGAGCTGGAACGCCGATAAATAGCTTATTTTGGCATAATTTTCTTTCTGGTTGGTTCTTGAATTTATGGGGCAAAAATGATAGGTAAAAGTCATATTTTTAATTAGTTCGGAAGAAGCCTTGATTTATGGGGATTTTAAAGGATTACATCACTATTATAGGTTTAAAATTGCGTCTTTTTATAATATTGGAAAAGTCGGAAATCAGCAAAGGGAGCTAAAGTTGTCGAGGTTGGTTACGAGTTCGGAGAGGGTAAAAGAGGGGGTAGACTGAGATAGACCTCGAAGCGGATTGAAAACGCCGGGAATCGCTGTAAAAATGTAAATATACCCCCCTGGTACGTTCTAAAATAAAAAAATCGCTTGTAAATGGCACTATTAGCGGTTTTCAGTGTACCCCGTTGAATATTACTTTTTGATGTTAAGTAATATTCGCAAGGATCAGCACACAAAACCCGGATTTTATCGCCAGAAATCGCCCGGAAAAATTGCCAGTGAAACCCGGAAAAATCGGAAGCCGGAAAAGTTGCGGAGTTCGGAAGCAAAAGAAAAATTTTAGAAAAAGACTTGACTAATAAAATTTATATACTTCCTTGCTCTTTTCTGCTGCTTTTTTCTTGAACATCACGGAAAAAACAAATTCAGGTATAAAAATATTATGATCTGTATTTTGATTGATGGAGTGGGGGCGAAACTTAGAATATAAAATACAGAGTTATATATTTATCTTGGATAGATTGAATAAATATTATATACATACACTTTATGATTTAACTATTTTATATTCTTTATATCTTTAATGTTATAGTTATATTATTATTATATTATATATATTATATATCTATTATCTATTATCTATATTACTATACTATATATTGTATATATATCTATATATCTTGTATACATGTACTAGATATAGTATATAGATATAGTGTATATGTATACTGGTATAGTGGCGGTAAACTCTACACGCTACAACCTCACACGATCCAGATCATACGAAAAAACTTTTTAAAAAACACTTGACACATTTATTTTTGCGTGATAATATACAATCACAACAAACAAACAGACACAACAAAACGGAGGAAGAAAAATGTTAGCATATGTTGATGCAATCGTGAGAGAAAACACAATAACAGTTGATGGTTACACAACCAATAAAACAGAGCGTGGTATTATCAAAGATGCAGCGAGAGCCATTGAGAAATATGACAAGGAAGAAGCAAAAGCATTATTGAGCTTTTTAGAATACGGAATTGATGAATACAATACACCTTTTGCAAAAGCTACGAATAGTGACGGCGGTTATTTCTTTGAGTATGAGGAAGTGCCATGCGCCACAAAATACAACGAAAAGACAGACGAGGCAGAATATAAAGAAGGGTATCACAACTATTTTTGTATTAGATTTGTACGATAAACAAACAAAAATAAATGATAGCACTTGACAAAATGAAAAACAGGTGTTATCATTCAATTACAAACAAACACAACTTAAAATACACGGAGGTATTAAAAATGATGCAGTGGAAAAATAATAAGGGTTATACAGTGAGAGAGACAGAGAGATATATCAGAACTTATTTTGTTGATACTAAATACAATAGAATAATGCTGATAGAAGATAAAGAAGATCATGATATGGATAGAATAAAGATTGTTAGATTTGGAACTAAAGAAAAAGATGCTGATATCATAGTTGTTTATAGATATGATGATCCGGCTTTTGTAGAGTCAGTTATAAATGGTTTTATAAAATAAAAAGCGTAAAGAGTCCAGGCAGTAAAAAGCCTGGATTTTTTTATTTTAAAACCACAATCAAACAAAAATAAAAAATATTTACAAAAAGACTTGACAACTTTATTATTGCATGATAATATACAAGTACAAACAACATACACAACTTAGAAAAATAAACGGAGGTAACGACATGAAATACTTTACAAATTGCAAATCATTAGAGGAACTGAGAAAAGAATATAAAAGACTTGTAAAAGAAAATCATCCAGATAACGGCGGTTCTGAGGATGCTATAAAAATTATCAATGTAGAATATGAAACAGCATTGAACAACTTAAAAAATGCAGATGAAAACGAAAACGCTTGGAAATATGACAAAGAAAAAGATGAGCTTTTCCGTGATGCATTAAACAAGATCATCAACTTAGAAGATGTTAAAATTGAAATTATAGGTTGCTGGATCTGGGTTACTGGCAATACATACAATGTAAAAGAACTTTTAAAGGCTGCCGGTTTCAAATATTGTGGAAAGAAAAAAGCGTGGAGCTGGCACGCTGGTGAAAGATACTATAAAAAATCTAAAAGGGCTTTAAGCATGGACGAATTGCGCAACCTTTACGGATCAGAAGAAATAGAAAAAAGACATGCTGACAGAATCGCATAAAAACATAAAGCCGGGAGCAATCCCGGCACACTATAAAATAGCTTGAAAGTTGGGAAAGAAAATTTTTTAAAAGAATTTTCAAAAAGGTATTGACAACAAGCAATAATAAATGTATAATGCAAACATAAACAAACAACACACAACTTTAAATTATCGGAGGTAAAAATCATGATGAACGCAAGATTAAAAAATGTATTTTCTTTGAGTAGCAAGGTAACAGTTTATGTACCGGCAACAATCGACATTGACAAGGAAATTGACAATAAGGAATTTGTTGATAGAGCTGCAACACTTCTTTCTGATTGTTTCGGTGGCGCAACAAGTACAGATGCTCTTGGTTACTGGACAAGCCCAACAGCCGGACTTGTAAAAGAGAAAACAACAATGGTTTTCGCTTATGCAAGTGAAAAAGATTTAAGAAACAAGCTGGATCAAGTTATTGATTTATGCGAGGATCTTAAAAAAGAAATGACTCAGGACGCTATAGCGTTAGAGGTCAACGGAGAAATGTTTTTCATTTAAGAAAATCAAACAATAATAAAGGGGTAAGCTATAAACGGCAAGCCCCTATAAATTGGAGGGTGTGCAATGTATCAGGAATTTAATGAAATCTATTTGAAATATAAAAAGTTTTTACCTCAGAAATTAGCTTTTAAAATGGCATATAAAGCCATTCAAGGGAGGAAATAACATGGTAGTAAAAAATGTTATTAAAGGGCATATGGCACATGATGAAATTGAAAGATTGACTATTATTGATCCTGGTACGGACGATATAGCAATTTACGCCGGAATGCTTGAAAAATATATGAACCCATGCGACACGATGAAAGATTATAAAAAAGAAGTGGATAACATGGAGGTTGTAAAGAGTTCTGTAAATTGCGGAAATCAGTTATTTATTATTGTTAAAGGTGGGAAATAATATGTATACAATTCAAGCAACGGACGGAGCAAGAACGCAAGAAAAGCGGTTAAATTGTACAGAGTCGGAAGCAAGAAAGAGAATGCAAGAATATTTTGAAAATGACTATTTAGGTCTTGACTATTTTCTATATGATGTGAACGACAACGAAATTATGAGATTAGAGCAATAACGGGAGGCATTACAATGAGCAAAAATAAAATTATGGGATATAATACGGGAATCGTTGACGAATGGGAAAACGTTTTTGAATTGGCTATGATCGTGCCGGGTTTCGCATATTATGCAAATTATGAAGAATCAGACGAAAACGGTAATACAATAGTTGTAAATGATAAAAACGAAATTTTATCGAATAACATTTTTGCAAATAATGATTTTATGCAAGCATTGGAGCAAGTGAACGCCGGAAAGTTGCAAGCGTTATATATTAGCGATAAAATGAGAGTAAATATTGATTTGTTGCGTGAGTCTGGTTATTTTGATTCATAATCAATCAAAAATAAATGAAAACACTATTGACAAACAATCAAAAATAATGTATTGTATTTATAACAACAAACACAACTTTAAATCATGGAGGTTTTAGAAATGGCAAAAATAACAAGAGATCAGTTAGAAAAATTCAATGGAAAATGCAAAAACGGCTTTTCTTTAGATTTGTTCTTCTTTTGCACCTGGGGTGAAAAGAGATGTAAGAAAAACGTGAAAATTGACGATGATTCAATAATTTATGAGGTAATCGTTGAATTTTACGATAAATATGAAAATTTCAAAAAAGCCGGAAGCGTGCCGACACTTATTATTAACAAGTGTGTACCAACTGGTACAGAGGGCGTTTATCGTGTGCATGAGATCCACCGGGAGGAAGTCGGGGAAATGGTAACAAGAAAGACCGTTAAAATCCTTCAGGAGCTTACAGAAGGATATACAGACGAAAAACTTGTTGATATGATTAAAATGCTGATTGCAGCATAAAAAATGGAGGTTTTGACCATGAAAAAGAAGATTTTGACAATATTATCAGTATTTAGCATTGTTGCAAGTTTAACCGCTTGCAATAGTGCAACAGAAGCCGTAAAAGAGCCGGAAACGGCGAAAAACTGGGAAGTTAGCACATATTACATGAACGGGTATTATAACCCAGAAACAAAGGAACTAACAACCGTAGACGCTGCCGGAAATTGTGATATTTGGGATAATATCGAAATTTTGGATCTATACAAGGATGCAGACTATTGGAAGGATATAGACGAAAACAACGAGGTTTTTGTATGGGCAAAAATCAGTACAAACGGCACAAAGTCAATAAATGACGATGAAGCGGTTGTTTTTCCTGGAAATTACAGTGTTTTCAAGGATCACGCAAAAATATTTATATTGGATGGCGAAATCATTGTGAAGGAGAAATAAAAATGTTTGGTTTACTGTTTACTTTAATTTTCGGGATCAGTGATGAAATCAAAATCAGAAAAGATATAAAAAATGAGCGTATAGAGTCAGCAAAACGATGTGCCGACTTTAAACGCCGGATGAATCAGTGGGAAGAACTAAAAAAGAAAGATTATAGAAGATAGGGAGGATTATATCATGAAGAAAATGAATAATATTGTTATTGTGGCGTTGTGTGTGGCTATTTTAGGCGTTTTATTGATGGGATGTGGTAAAATATCAAGCAATAATAAAAAAGCCGTTAAAAATGAAAATACAGCGTTTTCTGAGGTATTGGAAGCGGAAGAACTGGAAGCAGAGCAGCCGGAAGCCGTAAAAGACGAAACAGTATTAAAATGCGAAGAAATAGAGAAAGAAATCATTGAAGAATACGGAGACTTTGAAATGTTTTCAACTTCTGAGTTGACCGGCGAAATGTTAGAAAATCGTATGAATGGCGATAAAGTTATCGTTGAGCGTACAAAAGGAATTGTATTAGATGACGAATTAAACGGATCAGCGGAAGATTATTATATCAGTTATAGAAGCGTAGAAGGGGCGCAGCCTGGGGACGAAATTATAACATATTTAGTATATAATCCGGCAACAAGCTATATAGATGATATTATCGAGCGTTATGACGTTATTGTTAAGTAAATGCAGAGAAAAGGGAGATCCGGCGTAAAAGTCGGATTTTCTTTTTTATAAACAAACAAAAATAAACGCAAAATACTATTGACAAACGAGAAGCAATGATGTATTATAATATTAACAACAAACAACACAACTTTAAACGGAGGTTTTTGATATGGCTAATTGGTTAGAACTTATCGAGGAAAAAGAAGATCAGATTTTAGCAGAGGGCGAAAAAGCGTATAAAGAAGCAATAAATAACCCTCATTTGCGTTATATCGTTGAAATTGATGAGGACGGCGATGTTTATTCATGGTATGACGTAGCTGGTGGAAATTCTTTCCATGTTTCAACATTTGAGGGAAAATCAAAAGAGTTATTTGAGTTTTGTTTTCAGTTTTTAGATATTGAAATTTCAAGTGATACATTGGAAAATAAGTTGATTGAAAATGGTTATAAAAAGGAACTTGAAGAATTGGCACAACTGGCAAGTGAAAACTATACAAGTGTTGAGGTTGAAATAATCAACAGTGATAACGATGCATTAAAAGAAGTTGTAGAAGAATGCAGAAAAGAAGAAATTGATTTTATGATTTCAGAATATGCAAGAGCAGAGTCGGAAAATAAACTTGATTATTTGAAGGAAGTTTTAGACAGTTTACTATAAACAGGACATAATAAAGGAGATAAACAAAATGAAAGTTAAATATATTGGTTTCGGTGGTTATATGGAAGTACCTTGTTATCAGGACGAAAACGGTAAAATCTATTTTGATGAAAATAACGGGCGTAACGGTTTAGACCTTTATACGGGTGCTTATATGGATTGTGGCGAAATTTGCGGAGAACCTTGCAGCAGAGTAGCAGAGCCGGTAGAGTGTGAAAATCCTTTTGTAAGAAGTCCAAAAGAAAGAGAATACATGTTATTAAACAGATTACAGCTTGATTGTAAGTATTATATCAATTGTGCCGGAAAGTGCAGATCATCAAGCCTCTGGGCTGATATTGACACCATTATCAAAGAAATGGAAAATATCATGGATTCATTTACAGAAGAAGAAAAGCCGGAATGGTTGACAGATGCGGATTTTGAAGCACTCAAAAGCGAAATAAAGGAGATTCAAGAGCATGAAGCGGAAAACGTACAATAATGTATTAAAAGCCGGTAAATTGATCCAGGCAAAAGGATATAGCGAAAAAGAATCGTTAGAAATCGCAGTGCAGAAGTTTGACGAACTGGCAAGCCTTAAAAATGGTATGTCAGTATAATGGTTGATTGATAAAATGGCAGCCAAAACAGAAAGAGAGGGCGAAAGCATGAAGTTATCAGAATCAGACAAGAGCTATTTCAAAAAGTGCGGATATCTTGACCAGGATATCCCACAAATCGAAAAAGCTATTGAAGTGATGCAGTATGAAGACGAAAACGACAAGAAAGTATCAAGAAAATACGTTCTTGATAATATGGATCGTGAAACTTGGTTATCTGGTATCGGGCGTGCAGCTTTTCATTGGAGTGCAGCAAGAGAGACAAAGAACGGTAAAACAATCTTTTTTGACGCAAGAAAACTGTTTAAATAGGGGGCGAAAATCATGTTGAAGTTTGAAAACAGAACCACAAAAGAAGGTTTTGAAAAATCCGTCAAATGGAGCAAAAATAAAATTGAAGAGATGGAAAGACCACACGAAAATCAAAGGTTGTGGAAAATTTCAGATTGTTTCGGGAATGTTTGGAATGTGTTATTTACTGGTAATATTGACGAGTACCGCATTTCATATAGCGATGAATTTTCAGTTGATATTCTGATGTATGGTAATATGGTAGAAATTCATAGAGCTATTAAAGACGGGCGAAGTCTTAAAGCAGACAGAAATTTAAAACAGTTCATGCAGTTGGCTTTATTGGTAAGTTGTTATAAAAAATTTGGATTGATACTGTAGAAAGGGCGATATTATGACATATACAGAATTTTTAAGAGATATTGATAAATATGTCGGGTATGTGGTAGAGTTTAAATCCCGTTTTAAGTCCAATGGACAAGAATATACATTTCAACGATATGTTTGGGATAACAAGGAATTTGGAGCATTGAAGCCGGATTCTTTAATTGATATTGTAAGTGTAAAGCCACTTTATAAGAAAGCAACGAAAAGGACAGAGACAGGAATCAATTATATATAAATGGAGGTAAATAAAATGTTAGTTTCATCAAAGAAAATCGAAAAAATGTTGCGTGATCGTGATAGACTTGAAAGAATGGCAAAAATTGAATACCAGGAAGCAAAGGATCTTTTTAGTGTTGGAAATATGGAATTTGCTATTGAATTGCAGCTTGCTAATCAGCATTTAGGAGCGTCAAGAGAAATTACAAGGACATTGAAAAATATTGGATATGAAGAATGCAAACGGATGTCAGAAAAAGAGAAACAGTTGCTTATTGCTGGCATTAAACAGAAATTGTGCGGTATTGGTGTTATTGGTGTAGGTGTAATTTTTATATCTTCCGGGATGCCGGTTGTATTTATCGCATTGTCAGCAATTGGAAGCACTTTATGTATTTCAAAAGAAAACGTTGTAACTGTATGCAAAAATAGACTTACATTATTAACAAACGTAAATAAATGATATTGACAATAATGAAAATAGTGGTATAATCGTTTTAAGGACGGATATACCACTTATTCTATATTCAGGAGGTAAAAAGCTATGAAGTTATTAAATAGTAAAGTTATGTCATTTGAGGAAGATTGTGTTGAGTACGAAAACGAGCAAGAATATTTAGAAGATCTTGACAGACGAAGAAAAGATGGCTGGACACAAGTGAAAACACCAGATTTTGAAAATGGAGTTATGAAACGTGTAAGTAAACAATTACCAAACGGTCATTTTACACAACGTTATAAACGGTACAATGGTATTAAATTAAATGTTTAGGAGATAGATATGGGAGCTATATTTTCGTACACTGGCGAAGCAGCCAAAACAAAAGAAATGATTGAAGAGGGGCGAAAAGATATCGCTTTAAATACCCTCTACAAGCATTCCAGAGGCTTTTATTGGAAAGTAAACAGCCGTGGTTATATTCATGTTATATTGCCTGGCAAAGTGACTTTAAACGGCGAATTTAGCCATTATGAGGTACAGGATCATTTATTGACTGGATATAATACGCTGAGAGTAAAAAGTTCATACGGCAATTACAGCACTATAAAAGAGTGTATGGAAGAGATTGAAAAAGAATTATAAGGAAGGCAAAAATGGACGTAGTAGCATTAAAAGATGGAAGCATTGAAATAATCGGAAGTCATAGAGATTTAGTTGATATTGTCCGGGATAAATGTGGAGATGATATTGCTAAAAAGGTAGAAGAACTTGATCCGATAGATTACGCTGGATTATACACGGCAAATTCTACAATATGGGAAATAATTGGTATTTTGGAGAATAAGGGCGAAGACGGAACATTGACAGTAGATCAGGTTGATAGTATCGAAAATAAGTTTGAAGAGTTGCAACATTGTATTTCTTCATGTATATAATCAAAAAACACTTGACAATCAAGCAATAATAATGTATAGTATAAATATAAACAAACACAACTTATAAAGTACATTACGGAGGTATTGATTATGTCAAGTAACAATAATTATTATGAATTTGAAGATGCGAAAGTTGCGATTGCAATGGAGCTTGTAAAAAGAGGCTGGAAGCTGTACGGATTCCGTGAAGACGAAAGTGATTGGATGACAGATTATTGGAGTCCAGCACATTGGGAAGGAATTGCAACAAAAGATGGTTTTGTAGTAGTTATTGACTGTCATTGGAATAGAAACAGCGGTAAAGAAATCATTCAGCATATCTATAATAGCGAAGAAGTCATTCTTTCAGCAAAAACAAGAAGCCTGATTGAAAGACTTTCAGAGATTAGACAGGATCGTGGGGCATCTGCAGCAGAGGAACAGACAGCAAAAGCGAAAATTGAAAAGCTGAGAGCGAAAGCCAGCAACCAGACAGAAAAAATGAAAGTAACAGACCGTTACCCGGAATATCAGCCGAACCCACCTAGAATGTCATGGCATGTTGAAAAAGATGGTGTTATCATCGCAAAAGGTAACGGAGTCGCAAAGTTTTCTGATATGAAATACTTTGATAAAGAAAGCTATGAAAAAGACTTGAAGGAATGCGACAAAAACAGTTATAGATATGAGAGAGCCGAAAAACTTCTGAAACTGGCAAAACAGTTTGAAAAGTTCATGAATAAAATTGATTCCGCTGCCGGTTGCATGATCGGTGGAAATGGTAAAGCATATGTATATACTAATATTGAGACAGTGGAATATAAAACGGAAAATAAAGCCGTTGAATGCCCTGGATCATTAAGAGCTAATCAGTGTTTTATCGTGAAATCATGTTTTAATCATGGTATTAGCAAAGGATATGTATATCAGTTAAATGAGCATGAAGGTGTGAACGGCGAAAAGTATTACATTGCATACCGACTTGACAAGAAACTGAAAAAACAGTTGACGGGAAATGCTAATCCGGCGAACTGTTTTGGATATATTTCAGGATCTTACAAAGAAAGATTTTTGAAATGGATTGAAACTGGCGCACTTGCATGGTGTGAGATTCAGGAAGTTAAAACGCCGTATAAAGTGCAGAAATGTGTTAAAAAGAAAATCGGATAAACAAACCATAATAAATGAAAGGAAGATAAAAGAGTGGGAACAACACCCACTCTTTATATAGAGAGATGACAGCAAGAACAGCAAGGGTTTTATATGACACAACAAAAACAATCACTGTAGTAAGTGGCATTATAGGCGGTATATTAACTTTTATCGCTGCTGGTATTTCAGACAATTATACATTAGTGGGGCAAGCCGTTCCGGGAGATTATGATTTAAAGATAATGCATGTAGCGTTTCTTATTATGGCTATTGCCGTTTTAGGGATTTTTATAATGGATCATGCTTTATTTGATGCAATGTATGACTTGGAAAGAGTGCCGGTTAAATATAGTGAATATATTGGTTGTTGTTTAGAGCGTAACCAAATATTTGATAGACAGATAAAACAAGCACTTGACAGGTACTATAATTTGGATTGGGGCATGGTAGACCGTTGGGACTCGAAAATAAATGATGATGCGGTAGAAAACGGCTATGATCGTGTTCGTGGAATTTATCAGACTATATTCGGAAAAATATTCATTGTCACAGATTCGGAAAGATATGCAACAACTATATATTCTGAAAAAGAATATCTGAAAGAAATAAATTACTAAAGGAGATTAGAGAAATGGAAAAAGACAAGAGCATTCATAAAACAAGTACAGGAAAGTTATTTCAGTTGATAGATTTAGAAGGAAATCCGATGGACTATGAAAAGTGCAAGGGCATTTTTACACGGTCATATATGGCAGCATTAGAAGTTGGTCAGGCGTTGAGATCTTCCGATAACGGTATGATGTTAAAACGTATTCAGTAGGAGGGGTTTCAATGTCAGCAAGAATTTTAGTTGCCGGTAGATCTGAGATATGCAGAGAATTATTTGATGATCCAGAAGCATATGGTTCACATATAGCAGATAGATTATCATGTATCAATAAGCCAGTCGGTTGTTTATGGGGTTCTACATTACTTCATAATGAAGAATATCCGTCTGATTGGTTGCGATGGGTAGCAAGAGAAGAGTTTATGCTTAATAAGTATAGCAGTATGGCGGTCAGCTTTAAACTGAGCAGAAAAGCCAAAATTTGCACGATTGACACAGTAGAAGACTATCATAAGTTGATGCGAAAATATGCAAAACCTAAATACGAAAATAGTGAGTATAGCAGTCTATTTAAAGAAAAAGTAATTGACTGGAAAAAGTTATCGAAAGATTACGATGCTTTTCATTTGACAGAACGAGCATTTTGGGAAATGCGATTACCACTATCTAACATATTGAAGTGTGAGGATGGCAGCGAATTATGTAATTTCTATTCATACGATTGTGAAAGCTGGATTCTTTTCAATTTAGATTGTATTAACTGGGGATCAGTTATCAATCAAGATGTAAAAATAAAGCCTTTGTATGATAATTAAGTAGGAGGACGAACAGACTATGGAAAAATGTGCAATTTGGAAAGATCATAAAGTCGTTGGTTATATTGATTTAACCGAAGAACAGAAAAGGATCTTAAATAAAGTTCCTGGAATTGGTGTATATTTTGGATTTGATAGAACAACACGCCCTGAGAAGTATGCAGAAAGTTATAAACAAACGTAAATAAAGATTGACATTACACAACTTATAATGTATAATAGGATTATAAGTTAAGGGAGGAACAAACACATGAAAAATCAGTTAGAAAACAATGGATCATATTTAGGTTTTACAGACAATAAGACAGCTTTACAGAAAGCAAAGATTGAGAGCCGCTTGGATAAAGTATTTAGATACAGTAATGGTATTATGGCAAGAAAAGATGCTATGCTTTATGGTCTGAGAAATGGCAAAAAGCCGGAAGTTGCCGATGAAGTAAGAGGAAACGGCACTGTTAAGAAATCATACCGTATGGCATGGGATAACCTTTATAATGACATCACGAAAACAGAATATGATTTTTGTATCTATCTGATAGAACATGATCTTGTTTCTGAGGAATCTGTAAATACTTTTATTGAGGAAGAAAACAAAGAAAAAGAAAGAGCTGCGGAAGAACAGAGAAAAGCGGAAGAGGCAGCCAGAAAAGAAGAAGAGAGAGTCGAAGCTGAGAAAGAAGAATTTAAAATCTGGCTTGCAGAGGCTTCTAAAATGTATAATGGTACAACTAGAGGAAATTTAGTTGAACGTATTTATCTTGATGTATATGGAGAATTTCGTTTTCCTTTACGAGCTTTTGAATTATTGGCTTGTATTGATAATATTGAAAAACCATTGTGCCGGGAAGAGTTAAAAGCACGTTTACATACAGATAATAAAGCAAGCCGAAAAGTATTTCAGTGTGTAACAGGTTTGAAGTTACCAAATACAAACAGAGATACAATGGTATTTTTGAATAATGCACAGAAGAGTGACTATCAGGGTGCAGTTGAGTATAAAACACGTAAGAAGCCAGAGAAACAGCCGGAAGCAGAAAAGGAAAAATTCTATGTGCTTATGAGTACAGAAAAAGGGGAAAAAGAATATGTACCGGCAATGGGTAGTAAAATCGAAAAACATGGTGTTGAAATGTTTATTCATGATACGCCAGACGGTAAAATTGCTATTTCATCTATAAAATGTGGTTTACGGATGGCAACCGGCAAGAGCAAGACAGAAGCAATTAAGGAAATGAAAGAACTTTTTAAGAAAATGGATATTGATACCATAAACAGTAGAATTGATGAGATTACAAGCTATTATGGTGTTAGCCCATACTTAAAACAAGCATAAATAAATGGAGGAGTACAAAATGGGAATTGCAGATAAATTCGGAAACTTTCAAATTAAGAAATCTGACAGAATCAGCCAGGAAGATCAAGCCTGGTTGACTCACAGAGAGGAATTATATAAACGAGCGATTGCAGTTTACAAGTCTGTTTATGATATCTACAAGGCAGAAAATGAATCATATTCAGAAGAAGACCGCAAAAATTACAAGTATTCTTCTTTTTTAGTCGGGAATTTTGGTGTCCCAAAATCGCTTTCTGATGTTCAAAATAGTTATATAAGTGGTATTTTCAGTTACTTTTCAAATAAGTATAATGTGCAACTTGAAAACAATTTTGATAGATATGATCTGGATAGAGAATATTACAGATACAATGACTCAGATCCTATCAAAGAGCTTGTTGTTGACTTCATCGACTACCATGCAGTGCTTGACAAAATTTTTGACCAGTTAGGCGGTATGAGTTTTGAAGAAAAGGCTATCAAAGAAGTAAAAGATAAATTGAAAGAAAAATGTTACAACGGCTATCGTGATACATGGGAAATTAAAGTAAAAGGTAATAAATTCACATATACAGGCGGTTATTGTAGTAAAGATAAATATTTTGATTATTACAATTTCGGTAGTACAGAATGGTTACGTGCTTTTATTGATGCGTTGGCATTTAATACATATGGAGAAAAAACACAAGTTTATTCACTGAATCATCTATATAGCTCTTATTCTATAAGACTTGAAGAGGATGATTTTCAGAATGGATTTTCAGCACCAGAGGTCGGAGTCAAGCATGTCAAACTCTTCAAGAATGGAAGGATTGATGTTACTTTTACAGATGCAGAATTTTGCCGTAAATTCGCAAGAGAATGGTGTGGTTATACACTTATTTAGGAGGAATCATATGCACGACTATAAATGGCATAAGGTCAGTGAAATGCTGCCGGATAAATGTGGAATTTATGATGTTAAAATCAAGAATTGCTATGATGAAATTGCAGAAGTCAAAGCATTATATACATATACAGCAGATGAAGGTTTTACATTTTGCCGGTATGGTAGCACGATAACAAGTGTAATTGAATGGAGATATACAAGTCATGAAGTATAAATGCACAAATGAAGTAATCCCACAGGAAATGAGGGAAGATATCAATACAAAAATTGAATATATTGTAAATAACGATCTGCCAGAAGTAGAAACGGGTATTTCAAAAGATGATATTTTCAATGCATATACTGGATTAGGTGGGCTTCATGGTTTAGAGTTTAACAACTATGATAGTTACTATGATTATCAGAGGGCGAAAGCAGATATTGAGCAAGGACAGTTCTTTACACCTTATAAGCTGGTTGAATGGATTTATAATTGCTTACATATTTCAAAAACTGATTTGATAGCAGATCTTACTTGCGGACATGGTTCATTTATCAGTTGTGCGCCGGTTGAATCGAATTTCTACGGTTGTGAATTAGATGGGAAGCCGTACAGAGTAGCAAAATATCTTTATCCAGATGCAAAACTGGAAAATACAGATATTCGTTTTTATGAGCCGAAAGTTACATTTGATTATGTTCTGGGAAATCCACCGTATAATCTAAGATGGAGAAAAGATGACAGCAGCTATTTGTCAGAATATTATTATTGTTTGAAAGCTGCGGAACTGTTAAAACCAGCCGGAATTATGGCTATTATCGTGCCTATGTCGTTTTGTGCCGATGATTTTTCTGATGGTGGCATGATTGACGGAATGAACGAACATTTCAATTTTATCTGCCAGGTGGAACTTGACAAGAATACTTTTAGACATTTGGGTGTGGAGAACTACAAGACCAAAATTGTGTTCTTTCAGAAAAAATCTGAATATACGAAAGAAGTCCCATATAGTACAGAGATACTTTCCGGCGTTACTTCCGATGAAGTATGGGAGCAGTATTTAAAGCCTATTACAGAAGAAAGAGAACAGATTAAAAACAAGATTTTTCTGGAAACTGTAAGAAATAGTAAAGACGATGAAGCGTGGAGCTTTAAGGTTGAGAAACTTCTGTATGATATCAAACGAAATCCGAAAACATGTAGCCAGTATGCAGAATGTTGTGAATATGTCAATAGATATAAGACACAGAAAAAGCCGGATCATATCAAATGGGACGAATGGGAACAACTTAAAATCAAGCCGAAAGACGTTATTAAGCATTTAAAAATAGCGTTATGTTCACAGAATCCAGGACTTGATAGAACCGGTAGAATTATTAAAAACAATTATACATTTGAGTATAATGGCGATTTTACATCTATAAATGATGTTGTGTTGCAAGGCTTTTCAATGGGGCATTTTCAGTCAAAATGGATTGATAAGATCGTGAATAAAAAGCGAAAGATGTATGATATCCAGAATATGCCATTTTCTGAAATGCAACCAAACAAAAAAATAGCAAAGTGGCTTGATGAGTTCACATTGACGGATGATGAAAGAACTATAAAGCTGAATGATGCTCAGAAAGCGGATCTGAATCTATTTATTCAGAAACCGTATAGCTTCATACAGTGGGAACAGGGAAGCGGTAAAACATTCGCCGGAATTGCAATAGGCAAATATCGTTTGCAGCACAATCATGTGAAAAATGTATTTATTGTGAGTACGGCAATCTCAATCAAGAACAACTGGCAGGATGTATTGGATCAGTACGGTATTGATTTTGTTATGATTGAAAGCCTTGCAGATATTCAAAATATCAAAGAAGGTCAGTTTGTAATTATCACTTTAAATATGATGTGTAAATATCATAAATTCATCAAGCGATATGTAAAATCAATCTGTCAGAAAGCCGTTTTGATTTTTGACGAGTCGGATAATATGAGTAATCAGGACAGTAAACGGACAAAAGCCGTATTAAATGCTTTTCGCCGGTTGAAGTACAAAACACTGATGACTGGTACAAGCACAAGGAATAATATCACTGAAATTTATCCTCAGTTTGAATTATTGTACAACAATTCTATCAATATGCTGTCTGAATGTGAGTATATTATGGAACGCAACAAAGATGGAGAACTGGAAGACCAGATAAATGAATATTATTTACAGTCATATCCAGCATATCGTAAGGGTAGTAAGTTATTTGCAGCGAGTCATATTCCAGAGAAAATCACTGTATTTGGTGTATCTCAGTTCACACAAGATATTCTTAATGCAGAAATTTTGAAACAGATGATTGATAAGACGATTATCACACGTACATTTGAAGAAATTACTGGCAAACAGCTTTATGAGATTAAACAGATTGCTTGTGAAATGGGAGAAGAAGAGAAACGTCTGTATAAGGTTGCATTGGACGAGTTCTATAAAATGGAATATCTGTTTGCGAAAACTGGGAACAGCCGGAAAGATGCAATGTTGAAAATTTTGAATCAGTTGCTTGCACTTTTGAAGATTTGTGCTGCGCCTCAGACATTGAGAGAATACGATCAGTCAGTAATGCCGGAGAAATTCAAGTCTGTATTATCGCTTCTGGGCGAATTTTCTGATGAAAGAGTTGCTATTGGTGTGCGCCATATTTCAGTAGTAAATGCATATGCAAAGGAAATCAGAAAGGCATTTCCGGGCAGACCTGTATTTGTGATTACTGGAAATGAAACCACTTTGAAGCAGAGAAAGAAAATGGTTAAAGAGTTAAAAGCAACAACAAACGGAATTTTGATAAGTACACAGCAGAGCCTATCTGCCAGCATGAATATTGATTTTGTAAATAAGTGCATTATCCCAGAATTGCACTGGAATAATTCTAGTATGAGTCAGTATTATTTCCGCTTTATCCGTTATACATCAACGGAATTTAAGCAAGTGTATTTTGTAACTTATGAGAACAGTATTGAAAGCAACCTGTTAAAAATGATTCTTGTGAAGGATAAATTAAATCTGTTTATGAAGGATCAGGATTTGACGGACGATGAATTATATGAACGTTTTGGAGTAGATAGTGCTATGCTGCAGAACCTCATGTACAAAGAAAAAACGGAAGAAGGTTATGTGATAAGATGGGGAGATCAAAAAGTATTGTAAAGAAACAGCCATATATAAGGAAAGAAATCTATTCTATTGATGAGGTATATAATGCCGTAAAAGATGGACTCTTTGAAGAAAAGAAAACATTTGTCAATATGGACGGAGATATGATTAAAGCAAATAGTCAGAGATATCAGACGTTTTTCACAAAAGGAATTAAGTGTTGTCGGTGTGGAATCGAAGGTAAATATTTTGCAAAAGAGAAAAATCCGAACGCAAGAAGATATCATTTGAATCTGTATGCAGTAGACCAAGACGGGGAAGAAGTGATGATGACAAAAGATCATATTATCCCCGTTTCCAAAGGTGGCAAGAACACACTCGAAAACTACCAGACAATGTGCAGAAAATGCAACGTGCAAAAGGGGAATAAATTGGTTTGACATATGATAGAGAAAATATGCGTTGGATAGAATATACAAAACTATCTAACGGACAATCGGCGGTAATCTGCTTTGACAAGAACTATAGGCATGAAATAGGAAGTGGATATGATTATGCAGTTGCTTTTGCCATTGCTAATAAAAAGAAAGTTTTAAGGCAGTGGCTCAATAGTGACGGTTACGGCGATTTAGATATGACAACAACTGGGAAATGTGGTGTTGAGGGATTATTGTGGGCTTTTAAAATGGTTCGTGAATTTATAGGAACACATATGTATGAAAATGATAGAATCATTGTATATGGTTCAGATGCAAGAAGACAAAAAGTATATAGACATTTTCTCACTACTAGATTAGGGTTTGAAGAAATACTTGATCCATACTGGGGAAGATGCCTTGCAAAAAACTTATAAACAAACCAAAATAAATGTTGACACAATAATAAAAATATGGTATCTTATATATAAAGAAAAACACAACTAATAAAAATTCACGGAGGTATTTAAAATGAAGAAATCAACAATCCCTTACACAGTTATGCAGTTAAAGAAAATGTATGAGAAATCTGGAATTCTGGATTTCGATTGCCCTATTCAGAGAAGATATGGAATGTGGGACGATTATAAAAAGAGTCTGTTACCACATTCAATGCTTATCGGGTTTGTCATCCCACCACTGTATTTTACAAAAGAAAACAAAGGCACAAGAGATAAAAAGAACAGACCAGTATCTAATTATTCTTGCATTGACGGTCAGCATAGACTTCGCAGCTTATTCAGTTTTATCAATGATGAGTATGCACTGCATCCAGAAACGCCGGAAGTTGAAATTGATGGAGAAACTTATGAAATCGCTGGATTGAAATTCTCAGAGCTGCCGGAAGAAATTCAGCAGATGATTAACGGATATGTTTTCACGAATTATAACTTAGAAGAATGCACAGATGAAGAAATCGAGGAAATGTTCTTTAGACTGAATAACGGATCTGGATTAAGTAAAACTCAGATTGCCAATGTAAAACTGGGTATGAATCTGGCAAAATTTGTTAAAGAGATTCTTGCCGGAAAGTTCTTTGAAGATGTTTGTCATTTTACACCAGCTCAGTATCGTAGAGCAGCAGATGAAAAGACACTTTTACAAGCTATGATGCTGTTAGATGTAAAAGACGGAGATTACGAACTTACTTCTATCTCAGAAGGTCAGGTAACAAAGTATGCGGAAAAACTGCATGATTCTTACACAGATGAAAAGCGTGAACGTCTTCTTAAAATTGTCAAGTATCTGGAAGATGGATTCGACCAAAAAGAAAAATTCATGAAGGTTGTAAATATTCCGATTTTCATGTATATGGCAGATGAGGCAATCAACAACGATATTAAAGCAGAAGATTTCTACAAATGGTTTGAGATTTTTGCAGACAAATATAACCCGGATTGTGCCTATGCGCAGTATTGTTCTACTGGATCTATCAAGAAAGAAAAAGTAGAGGGAAGAATTTCTGTTATGAGTAAAGATTTTAGAGATTACTTCAAACTCAATGATAGCAACGATGAGATAGATGAAGAAACAGAAGTGGAAGAATCCGATGAGTCTAGCGAACAGGTTACAGAGTCAAAAACTCCACTGACCGATGATTTTATGGATGATTTAGATAATGAGCTTCCATTTTGCTAAACAGATTTGAGCGGTGTATGGTAGGTAAATCCTGCCACGCCGTAAAAATAAATTACAATCAAACAAAAATAAAGGAGAATACACAATGAAATTATTTAAAAACAAGAAAACAGGGAAAATGTATGTAACACTTTCAGAGGAAAAAGATTGCCTGGTGGGATTTGATGGAGTTCCGTATACAGGATCTTCGGACGATGTTGAGGAAGTTTCGACAACGGCATCAGCACAGGATTTTCGCAGATTACATATTGTTGAAGAGACTTTTTCTGCTGGTTGTGATAAGGATTGGCATTTAAAAGATATTCTGTATGTGCCGGTTGACGGAAAAGATGTGGCGTTCCGTGTAGAACATATCTCAGATGAAAAGGTTTATTTTGTGGCGGTCGATGCAGTTGGAGAATCCAACATGAATAACATGAATGATTATTTGGATGCTTATTTAGCAAAGATGCCGGAAAATCTTGTAAATATTATGTGTGAGATGGAGCATTGTGCTGACGGAAATTTGGTTCGTAAAAGTAAGCTGACGCTGTTATCAAGAAAGAATGTTAAAGACAGTGAATTTAAGTATAATCTGAATGGTGCGGACGATATTCTTTTTGATGGGTTACAGACGGAAGCTGAACGTTGTAAGAACCTTGACGGAGAAACAGCGATTTACTGGCTTGATACACCTACCAGTTCTCCGCTTGCTGGCTACTCTACGAACTTCGTGATTGTCAGCTACTACGGCTATCCGTACAACGCCACCAGCGCTACTAGCACGTATGCGGTTGTTCCCTGCTTCTCTATCCGCAAGCAGCAGAAGGCTGATTGTGAATAATAACACTTTTTGCATTGGACTGGCTTCGCCCAGTCCTCCTAGCAAAAGCAAAGAAAGGCAATATAACAATGAAATTTGTTAATAAATATCAAGGGAGTAAATATGAAAGTCTTGGAGAATATTATTGCGAGCTTACATCTGAATTAGACCGACTTGCTGGTATTGATCCAAAATTTCGTTGGAAACACTACATACTTATAGATGACTATTGCAAAAAACAAAAGTGCTTGGCAATCAGAATTCCAGGTGGTACACTTGGCGGTATTTGGTATGACGAAAATAATATAATTAGAAAAATTGTTGTAGACACAAAGTATGTGGTAAAAACATATCCTTCCGATGTAAACGAACAACTCAAAAAGTTTGTTGGAGAAAAATTGGAATTTGATGAGGTAAAAAAGAAATGAAGAAAATTCGTAAAATAATTTGCATTGCAGCTATTACATTGATGGCTTGCTTTGCTTGTACGGCTTGTGGGAAAACCTATCAAGAAGCAACCAATGGTACATTACAGGTGTATGAAGAATAAATAAAATCAGTTTTTTATTGTGAAATATATACTATATATAGATACTATAATTTGCGAATGTACTATATATAGTATCAAGATGGGAGGAAATTATGATAGCAATTAAGTGGTCTGATTATCAGAAATATGGTTGCCCGAAATGTGGGTGTAATTCCGCAAGGAGTGGAAACGTAAGCGGTAGAGGAACGGCATTTGGCACTTGTAGAGAGTGTAAAGAAAGTTTTGTGGTGTTAAGCGATGAAGTAACAAAATCTGCATTTGGGTATTGTACTGGTAAAAAGGATTCTCAGGGAAAAGATATTTTTGAATATCCAGAAGTACAAAAACATCCGAGAAACGGGATTCCGTGTCATCAATGGGTGCAGCCAGATCCAAAACCAGAATACGGAGAGTATTGGAAATCAAGAGGAATTGGCTATGATTTAAGCGGATTTGTGAAATCTAAGAAAGCCGGAGAAAGACTTCTGGAAATGGTAAAAGAAGTTTTAGGTAAGGATAAGCCGGAGTCATGGCTTGATTGGAGAGAGTATGAGCCTGAATGGATTCAGTTCAAATTTCAGGGAAGTGAGTTTGATTTGGAACGGTTGGATAAATTAGCAACTGAAAATTCAAATATTTTGACAAAAGAAATTTTGATAGAATGTAAAATCTGAAAGGAGAAAATTATGAAGTTAGGAAGAATCATAACAAGTTTATTGGAGAATGATCTGTATAAATTCAGCATGGGACAGGCAATTTATCATCAGTTCTCAGACTACAAGACAACATGGAGTTTCAAATGCCGGAACAAAGACGTACATTTCACAAAAGAAATGGTAGAAGAAATCAGAGAGCAGATTAAAGCATATTGTGAGCTGCGGTTTACAGAAGACGAACTGAGTTATTTGGACGGTATCAAATGGATTAAAGGATCTTACATTGATTTCCTGAGACTCTGGAAACCACGATATGAAGATTTCACAATTACAGATGATGCAGAATGCGGTCTTGCCATTGAAACCGCCGGTACATGGCTCAATACTTCTATGTACGAAATCCCGGCACTTGCTATTGTAAATGAAGTGTATTTTAGGATGCAGTATGACTATGACGAACTGTTAAGCAGCTTCAAGGAAAGACTGGATGACAAATATGCAAATCTTCGCAATGGTCATTGGTATTGTGGCACATTTTCAGAATTTGGACTTCGCCGGAGATTATCTGCAGAAGCACAGGAACTTGTTGTTGAGAAGTTCTCACACCTGAATGATACGGCGCATTGTGCATCAAGATTTATTGGCACTTCAAACGTATTTCTTGCGAAAAAATACGGAGTTACGCCGGTTGGAACGATGGCGCACGAATGGATTATGTGCGTAGGACAGGGAAATCACAAGCACAATCCGGCATATTCTAATTGGTATGCACTTGACGCATGGGTTAAGGAATATGGAGTTTTGAATGGTACAGCACTGACAGATACAATTACAACTGACTGTTTCTTGGAAGATTTCCAGCTTACATTCGCAACACTGTTTTCTGGTGTTCGTCATGATTCGGGTGATCCGTTGGTATGGGGTGAGAAGATGATTAAGCACTACGAGAAACTGGGAATTGATACAAAGACGAAAACGTTGCTTTTCTCTGATTCACTGGATTTTGAGAGAGCAGATAAGATTTGCCGACATTTCTCAAAGAAAGCAAAGGTTGCATTCGGAATTGGCACATACTTATCAAATGATACTTGCGTAAGTCCGCTCAATATCGTCATGAAGACTACAAAATGCAACGGTCAGGATGTGGCTAAAATTTCCGATGTTGAAGGAAAGGGAATGTGTAAGAATCCAGAGTATGTGGATTATTTGAAAAGATCAATTGATTGGAGAATGAATCAAAAAAAGATTTTACTTAACCGTTTCGTTGGATATTTGGAAGATAATGGGGAAATTGCTTATTATAGCTGTAATAGTGGAAAAAGAATATAAGAAAGGGAATGGTTGATAATGAGTTTTAATGCAAAAGAAGTAAAAGATAAGTGCGTAGAGTGGATCAGAGAATGGTTTAAAGAAAATGGGAATCAGTGCAAAGCTGTAATTGGAATCAGTGGAGGTGTTGACTCTTCTGTAGTAGCTGCATTATGTGTGGAAGCATTAGGGAAAGAAAGAGTATACGGTGTGTTAATGCCACAGAACAGCCAGGATGACATTGATTATTCTTATGAGTTATGTGAACATCTGGGAATTAAACATTGTGTTATTGATATTGGTAATACTGTAGAGGATATGTTGACTCTTATGTACATTAAAAGTGGAATTAAAGTTTCTAATCAGACAGAAATAAATATTCCGGCTAGAGTGAGAATGGTAATGCTGTATGCAATTTCTCAGTCGATTGACGGGCGTGTTGCAAATACATGTAATTTGTCTGAGAACTATGTTGGTTACAGTACAAAATATGGAGATGCAGCAGGGGACTTTTCGCCACTGGAATCACTGACAAAAACAGAAGTAAAAGCGATTGGTAAAGAGCTTGGACTGCCGGAACGTTTGGTTGTAAAAGTTCCAACTGACGGTTTATGTGGAAAGACAGACGAAGAAAACCTGGGATTTTCATATGATGTATTAGATAAATATATTAGAACTGGCGAAATTGAAGAAAGACCGACAAAACACTGGATTGACGCATTACATATGATGAATGACTTTAAAATGAAACCTATGGCACATTTTGAGTATACAGGAGAATAACATATGAGTAAAAACCACGCAAAAGAACTTTTTGGAAAATTTAATGAGAACACAGATGATTATGACAAGTACATAGACACTGTAAAGTATTGCGAATCTATAGAGGATGAAATCAGGTCGGAAGAAAATGTAAAATTTCATGCTAAACTTCGCAGATTAGATGGTTTGTTAAGTTGTCCTAATTGGAGAGAAAGAAAAAATGATATGCTATCACTTATTCATAAGGTACAGGCAGAGATAGAACTTAAATATGGGGATTGCATAGCAAAAGAAAGTAAAACAATGTGTTCGCAAGTCGGAAAGCATATTAAAGGAGAAGATAATGGGAAAAATTAGAGCAGCAGAAAAAATCACGGATCAGAAGTTTTTGAACCTTTTCAAAGTTCACGCAGAAACAAAATCCAAGAAAGAGATTGATTATTTAGTGGCTTCAAGAGCCAAAGAAGTTGATGAACTAAAAGCAATCAATCCAAGTAAACAAGTTGATGCTGTGGCAATTTGTGCAGCAACAGAAGACGGAAAACTGGTACTTATCAGACAGTACAGATATGCAATCGGTAACTATATCTATGAACTTCCGGCTGGACTTGTTGACGATGGAGAAAGCGTTTGTGATGCAGCGATAAGAGAAATGCATGAGGAAACAGGGTTGACACTTGAAATCACAGATTTGCCGATTGGAAATAAGGGTGGTTATTCAAGTGCCGGAATGACTGACGAAACTTGCACACTTGTAGTAGGCAAGGTAACTGGCGAAATTTCCGATAAATATAAAGAAGCGTCAGAAGAAATCGAAGTATTACTTGTAGATAAAAAAGAAGCAGCACGTATCTTAAAAGAAGAAAACGTATGTATCAGATTAGCTCTTGTGCTTATGATGTTTATACATGAGTAGGAGGGCGTTATGACAATACATAAGAAAGGAAAAGAGTGTGACTATGAGAAGAAACGCACGATTGCCCACATAATTGTTATTCTGGTTGCTTTGGTGTTACTTGTTATTATTTCAGTAGTGGCAGTAAAGAAGTCCAACCAAACGGAAAAGAGTGTCACAAAATCAGATCCAGAGCCACTTGTCATTGAAAAATCAATCCCAAAAGATAACGATTCATCATTTGAGTCGGATTCTGAGAGTGTGAAGAAATTTCAAGACAAATATTCTATGGACTGGGGTTTTGTAGATGCTCAGTATCTATTAAAAATAGCAGAATATCATGGTGGAACAAAAGAAGAACGTGCATATACAATTCTTGTAACACTAAATAAAGTATTTGAAGATCGTAGGTCTATACAAGATATAGTTCTTGAAGAGCTGTATAATAATGATGGACTGGAATCAGATGACTTTGAAAAAATTGTTGCATCAGATGTAACAAAAGAAGCATTAAAGATGATAGTGTATGATCGGTTCGATAATAGTGCTGGTTCTACAGAATACAAAGAATTTTATAATTAAACCATAATAAATGGTTGACAAATTAAGAAAACATGATATACTATAATCAGAAACGAGGTGATATGAAATGTCAGGCACAAACTTGAATCGGATTAAAAACAAGCGTATGCAGAAAAATAACACTTCTGGTGTTACCGGCGTTTCTTTTCATTCAGGAATGGGACAATGGTATGCAAGAATCTCTTTTAAAGGGAAAACGTATAGTTTGGGTTATTTTGATGAGCTTGATGATGCGGTTAAAGCCAGGAGAGATGCGGAAAAGAAGTTGCATGATGGTTTCATATCTCAAATAAGCCATAATAAAGTTATAGAAGTGTAAAGGAGAAGAAAGATGATTAAACAGTTAATCCAGACAGAAACAAAAGTATTAAGCTCAAATACTGTTATTGATTGTGGTAACGGAGATGTCGCTATCGGTGTGGCAGATGTCAAAGATTCACCGAAAGTGCTTATTACATTTTCAGATATTCCGCAGCAGGAAGTCGGATCAAATGTAAAGAACAAAGATGTCATCGGTACGCCGGTCGTAGTATCTTTTGATTCTGTCGAGAGTATCAAGGTTTTAAACAAATTCGTACAGGTTGCAATGAATAAACTGAAAAAGAAGGAAGAGGCAGCAAAGAGAGCAGCTTTACCGCATTTTGTCGTAAAGACTGGAAGTATTATGATTCCGAGTTCTTTCAAATGTACAAATCCGAATGCAGAGAAAATCATGAGTTGCCAGCAGTATTTTAATGAAAATGGAAAGCTGGACGAAGCCATTGACGTAACAAGCACCCTTACACTTACAGATGGATATGTGAGATATCTGGTTGCGAAATACAATAAACTGGAAAAGGTAGAAGTTGTTGCAGCAAACGGCATTGATATCAAGGTCGGAAACCAGGTTATCAAATTCACATCAGACGATATCAGACTTTCTTATGGTCTGGGAAAAGACGATGAAACGGGTGAAAAGAAGTTCTACTTATCCATTATAAATGGTGGCAAGAGATATGAAATTCCGGCAGAGGACAATGTAGAAGCTGCCACAATGGTTAAGAAGATCACAAACGTATTCGATGCAAAAATCGGTATTGCAGCAGTTAGCACAATGAACTTTGGATTAAAAGAAAGACTTGAAGAAGCCGGTATTACTGTTGCATACGCATAACAAACAAAAATAAAGGACAAAACATTATGATTTACAATATAGTTGGAGATTTATTAAAACAGGATAAAGTAGATATAATTTGTCATCAGACAAACTGTAAAGGTGTGATGGGTGCAGGAATTGCATTTCAGATTAAAAGAACTTATCCAGAAGTATTCAAAAAGTACAAAGAGTTTTGTGATGAATATGAAAATATTTTACTTGGAAGAACATTATTCGTAAATTGTAATGACGGAAAAGTTGTTGCAAATCTGTTTGGTCAGGATGGCTATGGTAGAGGATTCTGCCAGACAGATTATGTGGCACTTGAAAAGGCGATTGCTACGGTGGCAAAAACCGCAGCCAAATATAAAAAGAGTGTCGGATTTCCGTACAAAATTGGTTGCGATTTAGCCGGTGGTGATTGGTCAATAGTAAGCAAAATCATAGAAAAATATTTTATGGATTCTGAGGTGGATTGCTACATCTGTTCGCTAACACAGGAACAGGAGCATGAATGTTAAATAAGAAAGAATTTATAAATGTGGTCAGTGGAACTACTGGAAAATCTAAAAAAGAGGTTGAAAGTGCCGTTGACCTGGTGCTTGAAGGTATCAAGTATGCCTACAAGTATTATGATGGCGTAAAGTTCGTTGGTTTTGGTACTTTTAAGAAAAAGACAACGAAATCACGAATGGGCACAGATCCAAACACACTTGAACGAATTAAAATCGAGTCAAATGTGTTACCAAAATTCATTCCGGGAGCAGAACTGAGAGGAATCTTTGCTTAGTTCCCGGAAATTCAAAAGAAAGTGCAGATAAATTATGAGAGCATTCAGGAGTGGGAAAAGAGACTTTGTAAAAGACGAGATAGTATTTGTTGTTGATAAGCTGGACAATTTTATGGATATATTGATTGGTAAAATCAATACATACGCTGGTTATGGAAAATACTATGTTGATTTATATACGGTTACGGAGAAAAAAGAAGATATTGATCCGAACCTTAATATCAGAATTGGAGATGATGCTGGTATTAGAGAGTGGATTAACAGAGGGTATTTAGTATTACGGTCAACCGTTGAATATTACCATAAAAAGCATCCAGATTCTCCATTATATATTGTTGAGCGAAAAGATAATATTTTTCATTCTTGGAAAGATTCGGTGGATGAATTTAACCGAAGGAAAGAAGAGAAGAAAGTCGAAGAAGAACGGCGCAGCAATATGACAGAATATCAGCTTTGCAGAGAAGACAATGCTGTATATTTGAAAAAGTGTGGTCTTTTCGATGAGGAAATTTCTGAATGTCTCAATTTGATTGATGAAAATGATTCACTACCAGATATGGAAGATATTGATATCAGACGTTTTGGGAATGAGGTTCAGTGGAAATATCGTAGTAAATGGGAAAAGTTAATTGAACTTAACCGACCAGAGGAAGAAAAGCATAGTGAAAAATACTATGCAAATATATACCATGTGTGGGATATGGATCAAGAACCTGTTTTTAGAGGATATACCAATGAATCGCCGGAGTCTTTGTTTGAGAAATATAGTGATTATACAGAGTATTATTTTCACGTTGCCAACAAAGAGTGGAGCATCGAAAAAGGTCTTGAAATTCCAGTGGGATATGGTAGTTGTGTTGCAGCAGATGAAAATGGAGAGTTAAAACCGGCACTTGTTATAGAGTATTTGACAGAACATGGTTCTTTTGAGCTGGTTGGTGGGAAACTTAGGCATTTTGACATTTCCATTGATTATAAACATAGCGTAAATACTTTTTGGATTTCTGTGCTTTCAAAAACCAAACTGAGCAACCAGGAAATCCGTGAATGGTTCTTAAAGAGAATCGGAAAAGTAACGGGGAAATATGAGGATCTTTTCAAAGAGAAAATCAATGAGTTGGACATCAGAAAAGCATAAGGGGATGAAATTGGATTCGATTGGGCATGGAACGGATATAATTCGCAGGAGCGACTACCTAATAGTCAAACTTAAAATAAACGCTGAAGAATTAAGAATGGTAGCGTAAGCTATATCAGTCTGTGAGATTGGGATATTGGTAACAGGCTGTATTAAGGGCTAATATCCAAAAGGAGAATGTTTTCTCTGTAAGTTGACTCTTCAAAAAACAACAGAGTGGTGGACGTTGTAAGAAACCTTTACAAACCCAAAAACGGAGTAGTTACCTGATTCACTGGGGCAACCGTTTTCAAACAAAATGCCCGAATGAATGGTATTGCGTAAAAGATTATATAATTAGTACGTGTTTAAGACGGGGGTTCGACTCCCCCCATCTCCACTGTAATAGCTGGTTATTGTTGTTACGGCTATTACTAAAAACCTTTCTATCTAAACGGGGCGATGTAAAAATCGTCCCAAATAAAAAAATCACACAACTTTAAACAAACAATAATAAAGAAAATGCTTGCAAAAGTCATAAAAGTATGATAGTATATATATTGTAAAGAAGAGATAAGAAAGGAATTCAACATGTCAAAGAAAAGCAAAGAAAAAGGATTGTCATTTGTATATGATAGAAATGGTGAGAAAATGCATTGTGGTGTAACATCTATTTCTGAATTTAGAAAATTAGGAAATTCAAATAATCCTTTTGCTCCACAGATGAGCGAAGCAGTAAAGGGTGTCTTTATTTTTGGTGTGGAATTTCCGCAGTATGATGGATATACTGTAAAAGAACTTATCAAAGTTTTAGAAGAAATTGATTTTACATCAAAATTAACAAGAGAATAGGAGAGTGAAAAATGTATTCAATTAACAGACAGGAAACAATTAACCCAGACTTTGATATGATTAACAGAATTGTGGACAAGCTCAATTCAAAGTTTGATCCAAACGATGCATACCATCACAGTAATGCAGAATCAGAAATGTTTGAGTTCCAGATGAAGATAGACGATAAACGCCGGGAAGCATGGCAGATCGTATTCATGGGGCATCATACAGTAGCAAGTGGTAGCTTTTTTGGATTTGATTATTCAGATTGCCAGGAAGAAGAGTATATTACACTGGAAGGAAAAAATGAAAGAAAAATTTATATGCTTGCAGTGTCAAATACGGTTAATGTAATCACAAAATTCATTGAATTTATTTCAATGTCTGACACCTCTTATCAGAACAAAAAGAAATGGATTGACACATTAAAGAAAGGTCTTGAAGACGAAGAGTAAGCCATAATAGCAGAAAGGAGCAGCATTATGGAAGGATATATTATTGATGGAACATCTGCAAGAATCATCAATTTTCCGACAGTAGAGAAGACTTTAGAAGTAGTTGAAAAACCAGAAAAGAAGGGTAACTACAAGAAAAATTATAAAGTTGGCGAAAAACAGGAAGTATATCCGTTCCGTACTCAGGAGGATCTGGAACTGATGTATAACCATTTCGTAGAGAAAAAACAGTATCGCAATGCTTTAATGTTCGTTATTGGAATCAATGTAGGGCTTAGAGCAAGTGATTTGTTGGAATTGAAATGGAGTCAGGTTTTCGATGAAGATGGTAGTATTGCGAATGGAATTACAGTCAAAGAAGATAAGACTGAGAAGTTTCGTACATTTTATCTTAATGAATCATGTAAAACTGCCATTATTGAATATTATAACGGTTTAAAGAAAAAACCAGCAAAAAACGAATATGTTTTCAGTAGTCGAAAAGGAGATGGACATATAGAAGTTCGTCCGGCTGGTCTTATTCTGAAAAACGCTGCAAAAGCTGTAGGTATCAAGTATAATGTCGGCACTCATTCAATGAGAAAGACTTTTGGTTATTGGCAGTTAAAAGCTCATAAAGATGACGCTTTGTTTTTATGCCATTTGCAAGAAATGTTCAACCATTCAAGCCCACAAATTACATTAAGATATTGTGGTTTGGCAGAAGAGGAAATGGAACAGTATTATAATGATGTGAATTTGTTATAATATAAACAGATACAAATAAAGGAGAAAACAATGAAGGATAAAATTGAAGAGGCGATTTCTTTATTGAAATCCAATGGCTATTTTGTAAGAAAAATTCCTGAAAAGCTCTGTTCAACAGCAGAAGGTTGTTGCGAAACAGGATGCGGAGAATGCTTAGACTGTAGTTGCTTTGCATGTATGATTGGCAATGAGTAATAGATATACAAGACTTGAAGAAAAATGCCCATTACTGGGAGATTATTGCAATCTGGAAGAAAAGGATTGCGATAAATGTGTTAATCAGGAAAAGGCATGGCAAGATATACAGTGTTACATTGAATGTCACGATTATGGCATATCTTGTGGTTTCCTTGAAAAGTATTACAAGATGTTCTATTTGCCGGGATTATATGTGAACCCTATAATCCTTGATATTATTGAGAATAACAAGGAAGCGTGTAAATTATTATTTGAAGATTAGAGGTAAGAAAATGGTCGGGTATAGTTACGACAAAGAAAATAAGCAAAGAGATTACACCTATATGGCAAGAGAAAAGAAATCGAGAAACATTGTTTGTGGGTATATCGCAATTCATAAGCCGTGGTATGAGCCTGAAAGTAACTGGACATATTATATGTTTTATGACAGCTATCGTCCCGGTGGTTTCTGTGGTGGTGCTATAAATGAAGGACTCAAAAAGGTTGAAATTGATCCGAATACAATCGTGCCATATACTCAGGTTGCAGAGATTATAAGCGTTCTGCAGTCCGGCGATACCGTACATATAGAAGGTAAAGATTTGCCGGAAATGATGACTATAGCAATGATTACAAGTGTTGATGATATGTACAGATATTACAACCGTGAAGACATTGATTATGTGATCGAAAGATTTGGAGAACCAGCCAAAGAGAAAGAATTTATAAATGTCAGAAAGACAGGGCATTTTCAGGATTTCGTTGATGGAATAATCGAAAAGCAGAAAACTCAAAAAAGAAGTGAATTGCTTGCAGCTATAACAGATTTTTGGAATGCGTGGAAATCTATTTACAGTGAAGTTATCATTGGCACTGGTGGAGAATATGACTATGAGTATATCGAAGAAGAAAATGGTAAGTTTACCAGTTCTATGTTAGATGGAGAATATGACAGTTTTGATGAAATTGTCAAAGATTTCTGTAAAGTTGTTGATCCAGATGATGTTGCCGGTTTTAATTATGGCAAGAGAAGGGTAAAAGAGCAATGCGAGAAGCAAAAGTGCTAAATAAGTACAATTTAACATTAAAAACCGCCAGAAAACTTGAAGTTGGCGATGAATCAAAAATCTGTGAACCTTTGTTTTGGCGAAACAATGCAGTTAATGCATGGTGTATCAGCCGGAGCATTGGAACAGATGCGGACAGAAAATTTTGTAACGACAATGAGATATGGGTAGGAATTTATGATGAACCATATTATCGCAGGAGAGTTCATATTCATGTGAATTGTTGGGGTGGTATGGGAAAATATGAATTTTGCGATTTCTACAATTATAAGGAAATTGAGAATGAAAGAGATTTACAGACTCAGGAGAAACTTCTGGAAGTTCTCAATATGCTTATGGATGAAGGAATCTTAAAAATCCCAACAAACAAGCAATAATAAATGCGAGGAAGTGATAAAAATGAATAGTGAAGAGTTCATACAGACATGCAGCTCAATGGGATATTCGTCAAAGAAACTGGCGAAGAAATACGTTGAGAAAAACCAGAAAGATGTTTATGACATGGACGATATTATAAATGTACATAGAAAAAGCGGTAATTTCAAGGGTAATCATACATGTGGATTAAGCAATATTCCAAATGGGAAAACGACAGCATTTCAGAACGCTTAATAGGAGATTAAAATGAAAATAGATTATTTATACTGGCACAAGGAATTCAAGAAAGTTTTAGAGAAAGAGCTTGATAGACTAATCGAAGGGAAAATCAACCAAATAAGAATCAAAAATATTCCGTCTGATATATTTTGTGAAGTAACAGGATGCGAAGCCAATGATTTTAACGGCTGGCAGTGTGATTGGTGGGGATATTTCCAGTATAAAGGATATAAGTTCGGTGTTTGCGGTTGCGCCTGGGATGGAACGGTTGGCGTGAATTTAGAAAGGTAGGTATATATGTCAGTATTTGAAGAAATGTTCGGAGATTATCTCAATGCATACAAAAATACATCTCAGTATAAAGATGATAGTATGTTGGATATTGCACTCAGAAAATCAGAGTTTGAGAAAAACTTAGATGAAATGTGGGCGATTTATTCAAGAGGATGTACGCAGCAGATTATTGAGTACAACAAGGGTATTGAGCAGATTAAAAGTGCAGGATTCAAGGTATATAGAAATTCTGTTGGAAAACACAAGATTGTAATACCTAAGTGATGGGGTAGAAATGAGAATATATAGCATGATGCTTGTGACAGAAAATTATAGAAAGAACAGCCTTGCAAATCAAGGCTAAATACCGATATAAAATATCGTGGCTGATTCAGCTAGGGAAACCTACACATATGTTAAGAGAATATATGTGAGCCAAAGAGTGAGGGATTTTCCACTCACTAAAGCCTATGTAAATTGAATACAGATTTGAGGTTTTAGAACCCTGATAAATTACATGGGTACTGAACCCGCCCACGGAATATATAAATGCCTAAACGGTTTTAGAACCCTGATAAATTACATGGGTACTGAACTTGAGCCATGCGGCGTTGGAAGTCGGCGCAGTTTTAGAACCTTGCCCGTAACATTTGACAGTATGAAATTATAATGGAGTAAATTTTAGGACAAATAGAAATAAACAAAGGATAATAAATAAAATGAGTAAAGATAAATATGTAATAACTAGAAAAATTAAATTATTACCAGTTGGAGGTGAAAATGAAGTAGATCGAGTATATGATTTTATTAGAAATGGACAATATTCACAATATCAGGCATTGAATTTACTTATGGGGCAGCTTGCAAGTAAGTATTACGATTGCAAAAAAGATTTGAGTAGTGCTGAATTTAAAGATGCACAAAAATCAATTTTGTCAAATTCAAATCCGAATTTATGTGATATTGAATTTGCTAAAGGCTGCGACACGAAATCGGCGGTAGTTCAAAAGGTTAGACAAGATTTCTCAACGGCAATTAAAAATGGATTACCTCGTGGAGAGCGCAATATTACAAATTATAAGCGGACAGTTCCTCTTATTACAAGAGGTCGTGATCTTGTTTTTGTTCATGGATATGAAAATTACACTGAATTTTTGGATAATCTTTATACAGACAGAAATTTAAAAGTGTTTATCAAATGGGTTAATAAAATTCAGTTTAAGATTGTGTTTGGAAACCCATATAAATCGGCAGAATTAAGAAGCGTTGTACAGAATATTTTTGAAGAAAGATACAAAATAAATGGTTCGAGTATCTGTATTGATGATAATGACATCATTTTAAATTTATCGCTAACAATGCCAAAGGAAATTAAGGAACTTGACGAGAGCAAGGTGGTTGGCGTTGATTTGGGTATTGCGATTCCAGCAGTGTGTGCATTAAACACAAACAGTTATTCCAGGAAGTCGATTGGTAGTGCAGATGATTTTTTACGGGTGAGAACTAAAATTCGGGCACAGAGAAGAAGATTACAGAAAAGCCTTAGTCAAACATCTGGTGGACATGGTAGGAAGAAGAAACTTAGAGCTTTAGATAAATTCTCGGAGTATGAGAAACATTGGGTTCAAAACTATAATCATTATGTAAGCAAACAAGTTGTTAATTTCGCAATAAAAAACAATGCAAAGTATATTAACCTTGAAGATCTTGAAGGATATGGCGAAGAAGAAAAGAATAAATTCATTCTAAGTAATTGGTCATACTATCAGCTCCAACAGTACATTGCATATAAAGCTGAAAAATATGGAATTGAAGTTAGAAAAATAAATCCGTATCATACATCACAGGTTTGTAGTTGTTGTGGTCATTGGGAAAGTGGTCAAAGAGTAAATCAGAAAACTTTTATTTGCAAAAACCCAGAATGTGAAAAATTCGGGGAAGAAGTGAATGCAGATTTTAATGCTGCTAGAAATATTGCACTTTCTACGAATTGGTCAGATATAGACGAGAAGAAAAATAAGAAAAACAAAAAGAAATAATTTTGTTTAACGGTAGACCTTTCTGCCGAAAAGTGAGGGGGAAAATCCCACTCACTAAAGATATAGTAAATTACAGATATCAAAAGGAGAAACTTTATCACTTTTTGAATCTGCTTTGTTTTAGATGTATGTAATTTAACATATATCAAAAGGTAGGCTTTGCCCATTTAGGAATATCACAAAGTTTTAGATGTATGTAATTTAACATATTGTAATAAAGGAATTTATAAAGGAGACAAAAATGAAGAAACGAGATTTAGTAAGAGAAGAAATGGTAAAAGCAATGAAGGAGAAAAATAAGCCGAAAAAGGAAACACTTTCACTTTTACTGGCAGCATTGAAGAATGCGGAAATTGACAAAATGGGAATTTTATCTGAGTCAGAAGAGGATGCAGTAGTTCAGAAAGAGATCAAGCAGACGAAAGAAACTTTGGATCTTGCACCGGCAGACAGAACAGATATCATCCAGGAGTGCAAATATCGTATTGAAGTGCTGAGTCAGTTTGCGCCGAATATGATGACAGAAGAAGAGATTGAGGCTACAATCGCCGGTGTACTGAATGATTTAGGTATGGAAAATCCGACCAAAAAAGAAAAAGGTAAAATCATGAAGACACTTATGCCGATAGTCAAGGGCAAAGCTGACGGGAAACTGGTAAATCAGATTTTGGAAAAGAAGTTGGCATAATCGTTATGTATATTGGAAGTCATGTTTTTATCAAAGAGCGTTGTATATCAGAACTTAGAAAGAAAGATCCAGAACTGGCAAGTAGTTTGGCATATAAGGTTGGTAAGATCGTTGGGTTTGATTGTATAACATGGACATTTAATGTCAATTTTGGCGATAAAGAATATTCACTTAGAAGATATCAGTTGGAGGAAATATCTGAAAAAGAGTTACAATTAGTTAATTCCGTTTCAGGTAATTGGAAGAAAATGAGTTCAGTGCAGAGTTATTATGTGATTGCTGGAATGGATTTATCTGCATTTAAAACAGATAAATATAAAGGATGGCAATGGTCAGAAGCATGGGAAAATTATACATGTAATCAGTCAAGAGGAAAAATTCAGTTGTTCGATGATCCAACGTATTTATATATTGGATATATTCTGGCAGCAGGAGATGAATATGGTTTCAATACCGCTATGATAAAGCCGGAAGAGATCGAAGAACACCGGCAGCGAGTAATCGAGGAAATAAAACGACTGGTAAAAATCGGAGTTATATCTGAAAAGGTATTAGACTCTATTGATTATGGTCTGATTATTTTTGCAGATTACAGATAAACTTGTTGGTATCATATTACTTAAAGAAGTTTTTGAGGTAATAATATGGTAAAATATATGATGGAAGTGCGAAAGTTTGTAGGGTATGATTCTTATGATCCTGACGCATGGAAAAATTGCAGATATGAGTTTGAGTCGAAAGAAAGAATGGATAAATTTGTAAAAGATGAAATGGGATTTTTCGATGAAATAAAGGCAGTTTATAAAGTAGAGCAAATAGATTATAAGAAACCTGATTAGGAGGAAAACAGTAATGATTTACATTACGGGAGATATTCACGGTAGCCCGGAACGTTTGGGTGTGCATTCCTTTTATGAACAGAAGGAAATGACAAGAGATGATGTCGTGATTATTTGCGGAGATTTTGGTATGGTCTGGGAAGAAAGTGGAGAATCTGCATCTGAGCGGTACTGGCTGAAATGGCTAGAAGATAAGCCGTTTACAACCGTGTTCGTGTGTGGAAACCATGAGAATTTCGACAGATTGTATCAGTACCCAGTAAAAGAGTGGCATGGCGGTAAAGTCCATGAAATTCGCCCACATGTATTACACTTAATGCGTGGAGAAATTTTCGATATTGAAGGATTGAAATTTTTCGCATTTGGTGGGGCAAGCAGCCATGATATCAGACATGGTATTATTGATCCGGCAGAGGATGAAAACTGGCGTGAGACAGCTAAAGAATGGTATAAAGCCGGGAAGATGTACCGTATCAAAGGAATTTCATGGTGGGAACAGGAACTTCCGACACAAGAAGAAATGGATAATGGTATCAAAAACCTTGAACGTGTCGGCAATAAAGTAGATTATATTATCACTCATTCCCCGTCTGCAAGTGTGATTGCACTGTTAGGACATGGATTATATGAACAGGATGTACTTACAAGATACCTGGAAGATATTCGATCTAAGATAGAGTATAAGAAACATTTCTGTGGTCACATGCATGTAGATAAGGCAGTTAATGAAAAAGACATTATTCTGTATGAACAGATCATCCGGCTTGCTTGACAAATTTGTAATCTATGCTATAATATTAACATGCAAAAATAAAGGTTGACAATCAACAAATAATATGATATCTTATAGGAGAAGCAAATAGTGAATATAGTATTGATTATTATTTTGTTCGGCTTTATATATGGAAGCAGCTATTTCAGATTTCATGAACCATACGGACTGAATAATACATATAATGCTTTAGGTTATTATATGTTATCAGTAAAATGGTGGAATATTGAATTCAACTGGTGTACATACAAAAACAAATGGCAAGTTGATATTAAACTGAGATTTATAAGAAAATGGAAGCCGAGAAAATACAGAGAAAGATATGTGATATTTAATGGTGCAGGTGTAAAAACCTACACTTTAGATATAATATAAACAAACAATAATAAAGGAGTAGAAACAATGAAGACAGGACTAACGAGTTCTCAGGTAACAAAGAACAGAGAAAAATATGGTTCAAATAAGTTACCAGAGAAGAAACTTAAAACAGGATTTCAGTTTTTTATGGAAACCTTCGAGGATCATCTGAATCAGATTCTTTTAGCAATGATGATTGTATTTACAGTCATTGCAGTGCTTGGACAAGGATCTTACTCAGAGCCGATTGGTGTAGCAGTAGTATTACTGGCAATTGCATTCTTGGGAATGAATACAAATCTGAAAAGCCAAAAAAGTGCAAAAGAGTTAAAAGACAGGACATCAATTCATTATTGTAATGTGATTCGAGATGGAAAAGTAGAACACATAAATGCAAATGATTTGGTAGTTGGTGATTTAGTTATCATTCAGTCCGGTGAAGGAATTTATGCTGACGGATATTTAGTAGAAGGTAGTGTAAAAGTTGATAACTCTGTATTAAATGGAGAATCAGATCCATGTAAGAAGACAGCATGGGAAGGCAATAATGAGCCGATTACATTCGGTGGCAAGAGAACAGCCGATTCGGATGATTTTCTGAAATATTACACACTGTTTTCTGGAACAACGGTAACTGATGGCGAAGGAAAAATGATTGTAACAAATGTCGGTGCTGATACAGTAAACGGTCAGACAATCCTTACAATTGATGAAATCGAAGAAACAAAGACATCACTGGAAATCCAGTTAGATGACCTTGCGAGCCAGATTAGTAAATTCGGATATATTGGAGCAGCAATTATTGTTGTAGCGTTAATTGCAACAAACATTGTACAGTATGGTGGATTCGCTGAGTATTTCGGCATTGGTTGGATTGGGGTTCTGAAGAATGTGCTTACAGTTGCGGTAACTGCACTTACAATCATTGTAGCAGCAGTGCCAGAGGGATTACCGCTTATTATCAATCTGATTACAGCACAGAATGCGAAGATTATGATTAAGCATAATGTACTAGCTAAACATACCAATAAAATTCCAGAAGCAGGAAATATTCAGTTACTTTGCACCGATAAGACAGGAACTTTAACAGTCGGAAAACTTGTGCCGGTTGAAAATGTAATGGGTAATGGAAATGAAGTTCCAAAAGATTCTGTAATCGGAAATATGTTTAAATTGAACATAGCATTAAACAGTAGTGCTATGTATGACGAGAACAAAGACATCGTTGGTGGTAATGCGACAGAAAGAGCTTTACTTACCATGATTGATAGTGATGAATACAAGGCATTTACAAATGCAGTAGAAGTCACAAATAGAAAAATCTTCAATAGTGCAAATAAATTCAGTGCTGTTGAAACAAGTGGAAAAGATGGCAAAGTTACATATTATAAAGGTGCGCCAGAGAAATTGATTGACGCAGCAGTATCTTATGAAACCGTAGAAGGTGTTCAGCCAATCGAAAAAGATAAACTGAAAGATATTGTAAAATCATACGCTACAAAAGCAATGCGAGTAATCGCAACAGGTTACAGTAAAAAAGAATTACCAGAAGAAGGATTCCCGGATGATTTAATTCTTACTTCTTTGGTTGCCATTCGTGATGATGTTCGCCCAGAAGTACCAGAAGCGGTTGCAAAAATGCATGGAGCTGGTGTTCAGGTTATGATGGTAACTGGCGATGTTATTGATACAGCAAAAGCTATCGCAAAAGACGCTGGACTGATTACAAGTGAATCTGATATTGCAATGTCGGCTATTGACTTTGATGCACTGTCAGACGAAGAAGCAAAAGCAAAACTTCCTTATATTAAGGTTATTGCAAGAGCTACACCAAACACGAAACTCAGAATCGTGCGTTTAGCACAAGAGCTTGGTCTTTGTGTAGGTATGACTGGCGATGGAACAAACGATGCACCGGCACTGAAAGCTGCAGATGTTGGATTCTCAATGGGATCTGGAACAGACGTATGCAAAGAAGCTGGCGATATCATTATTACAGATGATAACTTTGTGTCTATCACAGATGCAGTTCTTCTTGGAAGAACATTCATGCACAATGTTATGAAGTTCCTGAAATTCCAGTTACCTATCAATGTAGGTCTGGTAATTCTCAGTATTTTATATCCGATCATTATGGCTGTAGAAGCAGTTGCAGCGGTACAGATTCTTGTAATCAATATTGTTATGGATTCTCTTAATTCTCTTTCATTTGGTGGAGAACCAGCGAAAGATGAATATATGAAAGAAAAACCTATTCCGAAAGGATCAAAACTTCTTTCAAGAGAAACTATCGGACAGATTGCAGTGTCAGTTGTAGCATTTATTGGAATCTTTGGAATCACTCTGCTGCCAGCAGTACAAAAAGCATTTGGAAACGATAAAGCTGTTTATGCAACAGTAAGATTTGCACTTCTGATTATGATGGCAACATTTAACGGATTCAATATTAGAACAGATGGTTTTAACCTGTTTAAAGGCATTGGCAAGAATAAACTCTTTATTGAGATTGCAGTAGCGATTTTCGCCTTGACATTTGTTCTTGCACAGTTTGGTGGAGAAATTATGGGATGCACAGCACTGACAGCTACACAGTGGGCTATCACAGTAGGATTAGCATTTATGATTGTTCCAATTGACCTTGTGAGAAAAGCAGTTATCAGGATTAAAAGAAAGTAGGTAATAATATAGCTATGAGAGATAGAGAATATAGAACAGTTGAAAATATAACATTGATTTGCTATGCGGTAGGATTGATTCTTGCATGTATAACACGATTCATGCCATTTATCTTTTTGGTTGTTGCAGCATATCCTATTTCGCTTGCTATATTAAACAATAATAAATGTGGGAGTGGGATAAAACCACTCCTAAAACAAAAAGTTCAATAAGAAGGAGAAAACATTATGGTAAGTTTAGTAAAAGGACAGAAAGTTGATCTTACAAAAGGAAACGCAGGATTAAAGAAAATCCTTGTCGGTTTAGGTTGGGACACCAATAAGTATGATGGTGATGACTTCGATTTAGATGCATCCGCATTTCTGCTTGACAAAAATGGAAAGGTAACAACTGATAAAGATTTTGTGTTCTTCAATAACCTGGTACATCCAAGTGGAGCAGTAAAACATATGGGAGATAATCTTACTGGATCTGGCGATGGAGATGATGAGCAGATTATTGTTGACCTGGCAAAAATCCCGGAAAATATCGAAAAGATTGCATTTACAGTAACAATTTATGAAGCAGACAGTAGAATGCAGAATTTCGGTATGGTGTCTAATGCGTATATTCGCATGTCAAACGAGGAAACAGGCGAAGAAATGATTAGATACGATCTTGGAGAAGATTATTCTACAGAAACATCTATGGTTCTTGGAGAGTTGTATCGTCATAATGGCGAGTGGAAATTCAATGCGATTGGTGCTGGTTATGCTGGCGGTTTAACTGCACTTTGCAATGGATATGGATTATAAAGGGAGGAAACGAAAATGGCAGTTAGTTTAACAAAAGGTGAAAAGGTAAATCTTTCAAAAGTGGTGGAGAAACTGGCGAATGTAACCGTTGGTCTTGGTTGGGATGCAGCGGAATACGGAGATAGTATTGATTGTGATTCTTCTGTATTTGTACTTAAAAATGTAGTTGGAAAGTCTGGAATGTTCGGCTTATTTAAGAAAGAAGAGAAAGCAAGATTAGTAAATGATGAGGATATCATTTACTATGGTCACAAAAAACATTCAAATGGTTGTATCAAACATCATGGAGATAATTTGGTTGGTGGCAGTGTAGGTGATGATGAGCAGATTTCAATAAATTTGAAAGAAATGCCGGAAGATGTTACTAGACTGGCTGTTGTAATCAATATCTATAATTGTAGAAATAGAGGGCAACATTTTGGCATGATTAAAAACTGTTTTGCACGTATTGTAGATGATGCGACCAAAGAAGAAATCTGCCGATATAATTTATCAAATGACTATAACGGTTGTACAGCACTGATTGTGGCTGAGTTCTACAGAGAAGATGGAGAATGGCATTTTGAAGCTGTTGGAAAAGGTACACATGATGGCAGTATTTCAGAACTTGCAAGAAGATACAAATAGAGTGGAGGAAAAGTAGATGTCAGTAAGTTTGAATAAAGGCGATAGAGTTGAACTTTCAAAGGACAGCAGAGTGAATGCAGTTTCCGTGTGTTTAGGTTGGGACACAGCTAAATACGATGATGACGGAGATTTTGATTTGGATGCGTCTGCATTTGTTATCGGTAGAAATGGCATGACAAGAAGAGATGAGGATTTCATTTTTTACAATAATCTGCAGCATCCTAGTGGTGGTATCACTCACAGTGGAGATAACCTTACCGGCGGTGGAGATGGGGATGATGAAGTAATCAAAGTCGTTCTTAATAAACTTCCAAAATATGCTGAAAAGGTTGTGTTCTGTGTAACAATTCACGAAGCAGAGAGAAGAATGCAGAACTTTGGAATGGTAGAAAACTCTTTCATTAGGGTGGTTGATGACAATACTGGTTGTGAGATTACACGTTACGACTTAAAAGAGAAATTCGGAAATTCTACTGCAATTATCGCAGGTGAAATCTACAGAGATGGATCTGGTTGGAAATTCCACGCTGTAGGGGATGGATTCAATGGTGGACTTTTCGACTTATGTGAAAAATTTGGAATTGAGGTAAAGTAAAATGACAGTAGGTACAAGTAATTTAGTGATATTCGTTATTGCTATTATCCTGGTTGTTGGAATTATTGCACTGATTTTGAATAAGACATTTTTCAAACAACTTGTGATTAAATACAGAGGAAGAACAGAAGAAATTGCAAGACAGGATGCAGCGACACCACAAGGTGCAACGGATTATTTCAATAATGCAATCAGAGAAAAAGAAACTTTATATGGGGATGCAGAACGTTCATATGTTGAGATTGCTGGAAAATTAGACGAGTCTGAAAAGGAACAGTATCATTTAAAGAAAGAACTCATGAAGATTGATAAATCTATCAATGATTGTCTGGACGCAAATGACGAAAACGGTGCTAGACAGTATGCAATGAAGAAAATCACAGTTCAGCAGAAAATTGATACTCTGAAAGATACAATCGAAGAGTTTAAGAAAGCGAAAGATCAGCAGGATGAAATCAGAAAAGCGGTGAAACAGGAACTTGACGAACTCAAAGAAGAGAAAGAAAGAACCGTTTATCAGATGGAAGCGGATCAGCAGATTATTCAGCTTCATGAAGGTATGAATGCAAGTGCAAGTTCAAGTGAAAGCGATCACATGTTGGAAAGAGTGCGTGAAGGTGCTAAAAAGACCAGAGAACGTGCAGCCGGAGCGCAAATTGCCTATGATACAAGTGCAAAAGCACAGGATCGTAGACTGGAAGCCCAGGCAAGAAACAGAGAGGCTGATGAACTTCTGGCAGAAATGAAAAGAAAAAGAGGTAACAACTAATGATTGTACTTAATATTGGAGTTTTCTGCTTGTGTATAGTTGTTCCGTTTGTAACTGGCTACTGCGTGGGACGCAAGAAAAGAAAGTAGTATGAAGTAGTAGTTGGTGAAATATCCAACTACTATTTTTAAAATGAGGTAAATAAATGAGAGTAATTGATCCGAATTTGGACGGAATCACTCATATCAATGTGTATAGTGGCAGCAGGACAGAGCTTGGTAGAATGCTGAGTAATTTCTGTCGGGAAGAGATATACACAAAAGATGGGCGGTTTATGTCAGTTGAAGCGTATTGGTTCTGGCTAGGTATATCGCCGGATTGTAAAGAAAGAGAATGTATGCGTGATCTATTCGGTTATCAGGCAAAGGTAAAAGGTACATATTTGAGAGAAGTATATCCCGGAGAGCAGATAGAAGATTTCCAGGACAGAATCATTCGGGCGATATGGTATAAAGCCAAAAGACATGCAGATTTATTTTTGCCGGAATATGAAAATTTGCCATTGAAACATTACTATGTCAACAGAAACGGATCAGTGAGAGATGTGTATGGCAAATACTGGTGGATGATGGAAGCTGAAGAGAAAATGAAGAAATACATTTATGAGGTTAAGGAACGGCTATGAAGAAATTGAAAGTAGTTGCGTTATTGGCAATTATGATGTGCGGATTAGTCGGGTGTAAAGAAGACGTAGAAGTACATACGGAATATGCCAAAGCACAGCCATTGCAATTACATATAGAGGAAGTCATGCAAGAAACTGTAGAACAAGCAAAAGTAAGTGCTGAGATTGCTATGGAAGAAGCGAAGAAGGAATTTTCGCCATATTATGTAGCGGTCAGTTCTTTGAATATCAGGCAAGCACCAGGTATAAATTCTTCATTGGTTGGCAACTTGGTATTTGGCGATTATGTAAATGCGTATGTAGATGGAGAATGGGCAGAGCTTGATAGCGGTACATATGTAAGCGCAAAATATTTGACAAGTGAATTGCTATATACAGCTTATGCAGCACCATATACAAGCGGAATGAAAAGCTATATGCCGTATAGTGTTGGAGATAGAAGTATTTTCGCACAATCAAGTAATCAGTACAAATTACAAGAATTATGCAACACTGGAAATTACGGCATCAGGCAATATAATGGCAGATATTGTGTGGCGATTGGTAGTTATTTTGGAACTGCAATCGGACAGTATTTTGACTTGATTTTAGAGAATGGCGTTTCAATACCTTGTATCATGGCAGATCAGAAAGCAGATTGCCATACAGATGATAGTAATATTGTTACGGTTGCCAATGGTTGCATGACTGAATTTGTGGTTGATTTTGTCAACCTGAATGGCGATGCAAAAAGAATGGGAGATATATCTTACTGTTCTGAAGATTGGAAATCGAGAGTTGTTGAAGTAAGAGTGTATGATATGAATGCGCTTTCTGAATAGGAGAGTTGAAGTGGAGAAAGAAGATATCAAGAAATTATGCGAAGAACGTGGAATTACATATAAAGCGGATTTCATGGACGGACTGAGTGAAAAACAGTTCGATGAAGGGTGTATCAAGCTCTATATACCGGCAGATGGTAACGGCGGTTGTGGAGAAGGAATCTGGGGTTGGATTACGCCAGAAGATAAAAAGAAGTATATGGACGATAATTTCTATGGAGAGATTAAAGCTGTACTTTGCAATGATCCAATTAACTATTTTGGAATCCTGTTTTGGGGTTGTGAAATTCCGATTATTTGCCAGGGAGAAGACAGACCAATACTTTCGGAAGACTACATTAAAAATGTGTTACTTCCAATTGTAAACAAACAAAAATAATGAATGGAGAACATAATGAAAGAATTAGATATGAACTGGGAGCTTTTGGCGAATAAGGATTATGCGTTTCTGACGGAAAGCCCCCTCTTAGGTAATAATATTCTTCTTTTGACTTTGGGCGGTTCTCACGCATATGGAACAAACGTGGAAACGTCAGATATTGATGTTAGAGGAATTACTTATAATCCGATTGATTCTTTGCTTGGAAACAGAGTTTTTGAGCAGTACGAAGACGATGCGACAGATACCGTTGTATATGGATTGAATAAAATGTTTAGGTTGTTATTGGAGTGCAACCCAAATACTATTGAGCAGCTTGGTTCTAAGCCAGAGCATTATATTATTCTCAATGATGACGGTAAGAAGTTGATTGAAAACAGAAAAATCTTTCTTTCTAAAAGAGCGATTTATACTTTTGGCGGTTACGCAAATTCACAGTTACGCCGATTACAAAATGCGTTGGCAAGAGACAGCTACCCACAGGCAGAGAAAGAAAAACACATTCTGGGATCAATCAGAAGTGCAATGAATAGCATTATCGAAAAATTCCATACAGTCAATGGGAAGCTGATTGAATATAATTTTGCCAATGACAACGGAAAAATGATTCATGCATATAAGGAATATAACCAGAAAATGCAGGAAATGGAACAGTTCAAAAATTTTGAATATGGATCACTTAATCTTTACCCAGATAAATCTGATAGAGAAGGAATGGACGTTGAAATCTATATGGATGCTTGCTTACATCATTATCCGCTGAGAGATTACAAGGGTATATGGAACGGTATGAATACTATCGTAAAGGATTATGAGAAACTGGGTAAACGAAATACGAAGAAAGATGACATGCATCTTAATAAGCACGCCATGCACCTTGTAAGATTGTATCTTATGTGTATTGATATTCTTACAAAGGAAGAAATCATTACATATCGTGTCGATGAACATAATCTGCTTATGAGTATTAGAAATGGAGAGTTCCAGAAGCCTGAAGGTGGTTATCGCCCAGAATTCTTTGAATTGGTTGATGACCTGGAAAAGAAAATGAAAGATGCAGCAGAAAACACAAGTTTGCCGGATTGCCCAGATACAGAAGCAGCTTATGAAATGCTTGTGGAAATGAACAAAAATCATATTCTGAAGATGGAGGATTATTATGACGGAAGCACATATTAAAGAAGCAACAAAAATGTTAGGTTGGTTCTTCGATAGATGCGGTAAAGTTCCGCACTATAAGGGAATGATGTACGTGAAAAACGCCGACAATTTAAAGGTATTGCTTGATTCTGTTGTTGGTCGGATTGAGAAAGAAAACTTACAGCAGATTGAGAAAACCTATAATGAAGAAAATTCATATACGGTACATTTCAAGAACGGAAGTCATTTCTCTTTTGTGGTTGTTGATACAGTAGTAGTAGTCGGAGAACATTGCCATGTATTATTTGTAGACAGCAAAATCAGAGAACTTGAATTAAGAAGCCTTGCGCCGGTAATTGATCCGTGTACAATGCCGGAAGGAAATGTAATGCTCAATCCGAAACCACTTTATTTGAGTATGGATTAAGGAGTAAGCAATGCAGACAGATAGAATCAAATATACACTGAAACATAGAAAAGCGTTCCGGGCAGTTGAGAAACAATTGCTCGGACACAATACAATTCGTGGTTACTTGCATGATCTGGATAAAGTATTTCTGTATATGCTTATGAACTATAAACGTGCCCACAAGATACATAGAAGTCATTCCAGACACCATACTTTAAAAGCAAGAACACATGCGGATTATGTACAAATGGTTATAGACTGGGAATGTGCTAGAATCACAAAGCCGGATAAACAAATGAATGCCAGGGAAACACTGGATAAGCTATATCCTGAGTTGAAAGGCAAGGTTTTGCCGGTAATTGAAGAACTTGGATTATGACCAAATAAAAAGTAAATTTTATTTAGAAATAATTGCTATATATAGTGCTTTGACAAGATTAAAATACTATATATAGTATATATGTGGAGGAATGATTATGGTATTGCCGATTGTGGTAAATACAGATAGGAAAATTGCTATTGATAAATCAAAATACGATCATGGTTTAGAAGATGGTTTATTTTTGACAGAAGATGGTTCGCTTGGAATAAAAAGAAAAAGTGGCGAATGTTTTGACTTGTATGGTAAAGAACTGAATGTATCTGGGAAGATGGGATATAGATGCTATGTAGAAGGTGGGATTAAAGGTATCGGAATTGAAGGTCAAACTAGAGAAAATTGGTGTGGAGATAAAATGTCAACGCATTCTGGATATGGAGTAATGACTATAACACGCCAACAGGTAAATCCACCTACAGCATTGTTCGGTAGCTCAATTAAGCATGGAAACGTTATCAATGTTACTATTTCTCATGCGGATTTAAAACGTGGAATAAATCACGACTGGTATCATGCTAATGGAAGAATCTGTGAAATTGAATTATCTTTATCTCAGTTTGCGGATATGATTACATCTATTGGAAATGGCGATGGAGTCCCTTGTACTATTCATTTTACAGAACGTGACGGATATATCCCACGAATTGATTATGCAAGTAAGGTTGAGCAGCATCGCAGTGAATTCAAGGATCAGTTATCAGATGTAAAAGTATCAATCAAGAATGCGTATGATATTGCTGAAGAATTGTTTTCGTCAAAGAAGACATTGAATAAAGCGGATAAGCAGAAGATTTTAGATGCACTGGCAAAAGCAAATAGAGATATTGGCTGCAATGCCGAATATGCCCTTGATTGTTTCAATGAACAGATGGAAAAATCGGTAACAGAAGCTAGAGGCGAAATTGAAGCATTTATGCAGAATCAGATTCAAAATATAGCAATGAAAGCCATTGCAACAAATGTTGATGAAAATGGATTGCCAGATTTTAATAAAATGATTGCAATAGAGTAAAGGAGATACGATATGTACGATTTCAAAAGGGCGAACAATTATGTAGAGTTCGCAAGAATGCTTGAACAGGCAACGGGGTGTTCTGTAAAAATCAAAATTATGAATGGAGCAGATCACATCCATTATCAGTTAAACGACAGATATGATGTTTCGTTAGGTGTGTTGTGTATTGATAAAGGAATTGCAAGTTTCGCACCATTTGTAACCCACGAAACAGCACAAAATGAACAGTATATCAATGTTCAGTATATGGTAATGTTCGATGAATTTGTCAATGTGCTGAATGCATTTAAAAAGATTTTCGTTGAAGAAACCGGCGTTAATCTTAGAAAGGATGAAGAAAATGAATAAGCCATATGATGTTGGATTTATTTGCGGACGTTTTCAGACGTTTCATAAAGGACATGAAAAATTAGTTGAAACTGGGTTGATGCTTTGTGACAGGCTCTTGATTTTTATTGGAAGCTCTCAGGAAGACGGAACAGAGAGAAACCCGTTTAACATCACGACCAGAGAAAAAATGTTAAAAGAGATATATGGTGGGCGTGGTGATATCATGATTTACGGCTTGCCAGACTTAACCACCGAAAATGATATTACTCCGGCGTGGGGAAGTTATCTACTGGATAAGGTAGACAGATATATTTATAAGAAGCCGGATATTATGATTTATGGAAATGATGAGAGTAGATCTGCCTGGTTCTCTAAAGAAGACCTTAAAGGAATGACTGAGCTTATTATCAATCGTTCAGATTTGCCGATTTCTGCCACAATGGTAAGAGATTATATGGTTCACGATCAGAGAAAAGAATGGATGCAGCTTGTAAATCCAAAACTTCATAAGATGTATGATGAATTGCGTATGCAGCTCATGTCCGTTGAATATTACAAAAATAAAGTAGCGGAGGTATAAAATTGAAAATTTGTCAAAAATTTCATTTAAAACAGATGCATCATGAGATATCATTTTATGCTTATGACATAGAGAAGATTGAGAAAATAACACCATATAACTTATCAAGAATATATGTGCCGGAATGTACTGACAGAGACACCTATAAGGGGTGTGACCTTCAAGGAACAAAAGAAATTTGTTGCCAGTGCTATACCCCACATCATCAAGAGCTACTTTTAGATGGTTGGTATGTAGGGGATAAAAATGGATTTTTGACAGATGATTCATATTATGCCTTGCTACAGACAGGGATTAGAGTGCCAGTAAACAAAGAGGTATATGAAGAGTGGAAAAAAGGCTGGGCTGATGAACCGACAACGGACGATGATAAAGTGTATGAGCTAGGAGAAGACTATGAAGAGAAAGAGTCAATTTTGGCATTTGAAATTTGCCGATGACTACGATAGAACCAAAGAGACATTCCGGGAATACAGATGCAATCGTGAATTATATTACGACCATGATAAGAAAAAATGGGTACATCGTGCGGAATATATGGGCAGTTGGTATCCAGCAACATTTCCTTGCGGAAGTTATAAAGCTGCATTACGACATTTGAGAAAACATGATGAGATACCAAAGGGCACACGATTTGTCTTGGTTAGTCGTTTTGTTGGTGGTGATAGAGTTTTAGTGAAGAGGTAGAACATGAGAACGAATGATATTTTATTAGATGGATTTAATGATATTCGTACACTTCAAAGATATCTTTATATGTCAGATGAACATTATATTGAGATAGAAAATGTCATTGGAGTGAAACTAAGAATTAGAATGGGAGAAAACTTACATTATTATTGTAAGAACATGAATTTCCCAGATTTGCCAGATGCATGTTTTTCGGAATCAATGACGAATAAAACTATGTTGGGTATTATTGACCAGTTGAAAGAGAATCCGGCAACTGAATACCCAAACAGTTTTAAGAATAGATGGGATGAGATAGTATCAATAACATCTGCAAACGTAGCTCAGAACGAATATAAATGGACGAATGGAAGATACAGAGGAAGTGTGTAAAATGCAATTTGAATACAGAGGCTATATAAGTGTTATTGGATATAGGAATTATTATATAAGAGATATGAATGGGAAAACACATGTGCAAGCGTTGTGTTGTGAAAAGCCAACGGAAGAAAACGTTAAAAAAGCTATAGATAGATTTATTAAGGGGAAAGAAGAAGGAAGAACATATTCATAGGAGTTATAAGATATGGTAAAAGATATTAAAATGCCAGAAAATGTAAAAATGATCCTCGACAAATTATCAAGTGAAGGGCATGAAGCAGTTATAATTGGTGGGTGCGTGCGTGATTCTATCATGGGGATTGAACCGCATGATTGGGATATTGCCACATCTGCCCAACCAGAAGAAATAATGGAATGTTTCAAACACTACAATCTGATGAAAGCTGGATTAAAACATGGGACAGTAACCGTTATTATTGACCATGAACCATATGAGATTACTACATATAGAATTGATGGGGAGTATTCAGATCATCGAAGACCTGATTCTGTCGATTTTACATGCGACTTAGTAGAGGACATTATGCGCCGAGATTTCACAATCAATGCTATTGCGTATGACGGAGAAAATATTATTGACTTGCATGATGGCATTGGAGATCTGCAGAAAGGAATTATCCGTTGTGTTGGTAATGCAAATGCAAGATTCAGAGAAGATCCGCTTAGAATTCTCCGGGCGATTCGATTTGCTGCAAGATTTGGCTTTGAGATTGAGGAATCAACTAAAAAAGCAATGTTTGACAATTGTGATATGTTGCGACTCATTGCAACAGAGAGAAGACAGAGTGAATTTACAAAAACACTTTGCAGTGAGCATGTCAGTATCATCAAGGATTATGCTAAAATACTGAAATATGGTTTACCATGTATTGACAGCATTAAGGATTTTGATAAGGCAGTACGTGCAATAGAAATGTGCCAGGATATCAGTGAAAAATTGGCAATTTTGATTGACGGATTATCATTATCAGAGTATAATAAAGCTGTTAAAGCAATTTTGACAGGAATGAGATATCCGAATAAAGTAATTGTATCTGTTCAAAATATTTTTGCTGCAAAGAAAATGGTAATTACTAACTCAGATGCGTGTATCAAAAATATGTTGTACAAGTTTTCACTGGAAGATGTGAAACATATTTTAAGATATAAACACGCTAAAATAAATGCAAGTGATAATATAAATAAAGAAACACTTGAAAAAGTAGAGGATATGATTGAACGTGCAGAAGAATTGGCTGAATCAGATGAATGCTACAACTTAAAAGGTCTTGCAATTAACGGAAATGATTTAAAACGCCTGGGAGTGAAAGATCTTGACATTAAGTGGATGTTAGATGGACTGTTAAAATTAGTAACCACAAATCAAGTAGAAAATTCGAGGGACGTATTGATCGAGGTGGCAAAAATTTCCATGTTATAATTTGGTTTATTATTATTGACTTTAGTAAGGTTGATATGTATAATAAGAACATACGTTCTAAGTGGAACTTTCGCTACCTGGATGTCGGAAAGGGGAAAAAGATAATGTTTTTTATTTACGAAAAGAATGAGTACCATGTAAATGTGAAAGATGAATTTGCAAAAGCTACGTCTGGTGATTATATAGACATGCTTGATGCATTTGGCATTGTGTTACATAGTTTATCTGACAATCCAGAATTCGGCAATTCTACTGTTATGTTAATGATGTATAATAATGGAAGAATTACCATTGAAATTGTTGATGCAAAGGAAGATGATTGTGAAATCATTGATCCAACATACACACAGGAGGAATATAGAGAAATAGAAGAATATTTAAAACTCGAATAATTGAATATCTACTATCAGATAAAAATAAAGTATTACCGGAAAAACTTGACATCTCTGTTTTCTGGTGGTATTATTAAAGTACAAACAAAATATGGAAAGGGGACGCACATATGAAAGCATCTGATAGTAGAGAGCATCTAATTACTAAAATTGAGAATTTAGTTTTAAACTCAAGTCCAGATAAAATAAACAAAATTGAAGAAGAAGTTAGACATGACGGTAAAATCTCATTAGGCAGTTTTCTTAGAATAGTATCAGGGAGAGCCGATTTAGATGAACTGAGTGATGCCGAATTATATTGGCTGACTTTTGCCATATCTAAAGTATCAAAAAATTTTGGTGTGCCGGAAGATTATTTTGAAGACGTAGAAATTCAGAATTATAAATATTATGATCCACAAACAGATAATAATAAAAAAATTGGTTATCCGTTAGTTTTTAGAAATGTTTCAAAATTGGCAGATAATCAGTATATGTTTCCATTAAGTGTCAGAGAAATTAAAGAATTAAAGAGTGCAAATCTTTTGCAAATTATTCCAGAGCTGCAGCGTAACCACAAAAAGGATAAATATGGAGATTTAAAAACAAAGGTTAATCGCCAAACAGCGCAACAGATTTCTAGCCTTATCAATGAGGGAAGTTTTTTCTATAACGGAATTCGTTTCAATTTAATGGATGACGGTGATAGTGATATTCCAGTTTATGACGAAGAAGCAAAAACATTAACTATTTCAAATGGTATTATTATTGTTCCAGATGGAAACCATAGAACAATAAGTTGTGAATTAGCAAATAAACATTTAGATGATTGTTTTGGTGTATTTTTCACATATTTCTCACCACAGAAGACGAGAGAATTGCTTAATCAGGAATGGACAACAGTGCCGATTCCAAAACGACATAGAGAGGCAATGAAGCCTACAGTTGCAAATAAGATTGTAGATTCAATTATGAGAAGCAGCGATGCCGATGAAATTTATGTAAAAGGTATCGTAAAAGATGGAATGGAACTCCGGGCAAATAATGGATTTATCCTTTATATTGAACTGGCAACGGCAATTTCAAGATACTATGATACAGATAATCTTACATTCAAAGCACAGCAAGATGAATTGAGAGACTGGCTGATTACTTACATGAATTATCTTACAATGTTATTGCACGATGATTTTATGAATTATAAGAAAGCGAAGAGAACCTCTTGGTCTGTACACTATATGGCATGGCATTATTATATAATGATTAGTAGATATATAAAAGGCGATGACAACTGGCGTGAAGAATTAAAGAGAATTATAGCTGAAACCGACTTTTTAGATCAAGAAGTTAGAGAATTCTTTGTTAAAAATAATCGCAGGAAAGTATATGAATTCTGCAATGAGAAGGAGGAACAGTTATGTACAACTCTGAACAAAAACAAACTTTCTTAAATACTATTACAAATGATAATTCATATAGATCATTCCAAAGAGTTTTCAAAGCTGTACAGGATATGGAAGAAAAATTTGGAAAAGATATTTGCGAGATGAATGTTGATGAACTTCTAACTGTCCTGGATTTCAAAACGGGAGTGCGAATTACAAATACCGAACAAACAATGAGCTTATTGCGTTCATATGTTGATTGGTGTATTCAAAATGGTAAGACAACTAGCGAAAATAATTTTGATAAAATCAGTTCTTCCGAAGTAGATAAGACTAGAACTTGTCGGGCGAGATATGTCAAATCGCCGGTAGAATTTGAGGAAATGATTAAAATTGCATTTGGTATGAATGTCGATTATAATGAAAGCACTGAAATACCAAACGAGTTAATGGTAAGGTTATGTTATGTTGGCTTAGAGAATGAAGAGATTGTACTTTTGGAAAAGGCTAATGTAGATTACGAAGCAAAGACGATTAAAAGCCCACTTTATAATTGTGTTTATCATGTTTCCGATAGAATTCTGAAACTTTGTAGATTTTGTGCGGAGCAAGAAGAAGTATTGCTTATGGCAAAGTTCGGTATGCGAAAAGAAAGAGTATGCAGCAACAAGTATTTATTTAGAAATCGACTGGGTACATTACGTGGAAAATCAGAAGATTCTCCACTGAATAAATTAGTTATCCCTAGAAAAGTAAAGGCATTTAGCGATGCGTATGTTGAAAGTACAGGAAATTACAAAGCTATATCTTGTGATAAATTACGTGAGAGCAAGATGCTTTATAATATCTATGAATCTGGTGAAACTTTTGATGCATATTTTAACCAAGTAATTCTTCCAGATATTAAAATGCGTAACCCGGAATATACAGAGCGAAAAATCCAGGAGAGAAGACGTATTCTCAAAGGTATGTATGATTTATATAAGGAAACTTTCTATTAAGGAAAGGCGAGACTGGGATCTCGCCAAAACCTTGCGATAAACAACCAAAAATAAATGAAAAACTTTCAAAAACCTATTGACATTTTCCTGAAATATGGTATTATATAATTGTTCAAAGGAACAGAGAAAAACACTGGAAAAGCTAATAAGGTAGCTTAAAAAATAGGTTCGATTCCTAATCCATGTGATCGGCATTTCGGGGCTTATCTCCGTGAAAAAGTTGTGTTTGTTTGTAGAACGGACAACTCCGAAATGCCTTTGAAAATAGTATAAACAAGCAATAATAAATGAGCAGACGTAGTTCAACTGGTAGAACATTTGATTATGAAAAATGCACTTAGAATTAAAAACATCTTTTCTTTCGTACCATAAGTGCTAACAGCAATAACAAAGCCACTCAAACAGTTGTTGGTTCGAGTCCAACCGTCAGCATTCGGCAGAAATGCCACAAATGTATAAGAAAGACACATACAGCAAATTCAAAAAAGGATAAAGCAAAACTCTACAAGTTTAGTGAAGTGGTTCAAATCCACAAAAATGAAGTGTCTTGAAAATGTGAATATGGGAGTGATCCGGCGGTGCTTTTCAAGGCGCATCGGGTGGAGAGCGCATACAGCAATTTTACATAAAAGGAAACTCTTCAAAAGTTTTAGTTACGGTTCGACTCCGTACACTCCCACAATTCCACCAATTAAAAAAAATGGGTAAGTGGCGAAATTGGCACACGCAACGGCAATTTTTATACACATGTGTTTAGTTGACAAACACATACAGCAATTTATTCAAGTAGAAGAAATCAGGAAGCCGTGTCTTGCAGGTTCGAGTCCTGTCTTACCCGTTAGCACCATGAAAGTATGCAACTTTGTTTAGTTGGAAATGAAAGAATATCGCACCACAAGAATCGTATGTTTTGTGTGATTAAATGTAGCGAAAAGGTATCGTGAAAGGCTAATCCATTGGAGGTCGTGCATGGCTTCGCTTTATGGTGCAACCAGGATTATTAGCTCAGTTGGTTAGAGCATCCGGCTCATAACCGGGCGGTCACTGGTTCGAGTCCAGTATGATCCATTTGAGCAATTTCAAACGCTCAACATTTTGATTTTTGTAGCTTGGTTTTAGCGAAAGCTGTGGAAACTATCTGTAAAATAGGGAGATAGTGTATCTCATATGTGAGGTTTGTATGAGAAAAATTAAATATTTGCCACCGTAGCTCAACTGGATAGAGCAACGTAAATCGAAAAACGTGTCTAGTATTAGACACAGACAGCAATTTTTCAAGATAGCATGTTAAGCCGTAGGTTATAGGTTCGACTCCTATCGGTGGCGTTGGCGAGAGTATGCAAGAGGCTTAAGCAAATGATACAAAAATGTGCTTAGTTCTAGCACACACAGCAAAATTCTCAGAAGAAAACATTGATTCAAAATTGTAAGTTGAATTCGTGGGTTCGAATCCCACCTCTCGCCCTGGTGAAATGGTAATGAATTAGAATGGCAGCAATTCATATAGTTCCACAAAAACAAGGTTGCCACTGATTCTTGCCACACCATAAGCGTATGTAGCTCAGTAGGTTAGAGCGTCCACAAAAATTTTATAGAGCCTTGTATAAGGCTTGAACCGCAAATATTTTTAAAGAATTTGAAATTGAGGAAGGTGGAAGGTCACAAGTTCAAGTCTTGTCATACGCACTTATTCTAATTTTTATATACTTACAGCATAATCAATCAATAATAAAGTATGTAGGAATTATGAAATATAATTCAAAATTAGGAGGAATTGAACATGGGTTTCATGAATTCAATGAAAAGTACGTTGAATGAAGATTTCAACGAAAGCTACACAGAAAACGGCGCACTTGGATATAGAACAACAGGTAAACACTTACTTGATTTGAATTTCAAGGTCGCATCTCTGAGAAAAGCTGATGCAGAAACAATCATTTCTGGATTCGATAAGGCGTTTTCAGAAGACCATATTCACGCACTTAAATGGTTATTCTATTTACGTGATGCGAGAGAAGGTCTGGGGGAACGTAGGTCATTCAGAATCATCATGTCTCATTTGGCAAATGTTGAGCCGGAAATCAGTAAAGTGCTGATTGGTTTAATCGCTGAATACGGACGTTATGACGATCTTCTTTCTTTGGTTGGAACAGAGTGTGAGAAAAATGCACTGGAAGTTATTAAGAACCAGTTAATGAAAGACCTGGAAGCGAAGAAAGCGAATAAGCCGGTATCATTACTTGCTAAGTGGATGCCAAGTTGCAATGCAACTTCTTATAAAACAAAAGAAAATGCAACAGTTGTTCGCAAGTACCTGGGATTAACAGAAAGACAATATCGTAAGATTCTTTCAGAACTGAGAGAATACATTGATGTTGTTGAAAGAAAGATGTCTGCTAAGAAATGGGGCGAAATCAATTACGAAGCTGTTCCGTCAAAAGCAAATCTTGTTTACAACAATGCATTCCTCAAAAACGATGAGGAACGCAGACGAGAGTATCTGGACAAGCTGGAAAAAGGAGAGGCGAAAATCAACTCTTCTACAAACTTCCCACATGATATCGTACATAGTTATCTGAAAGGTCGTAGCTATTACAGATCCAATATAAAAGAGGACAAAGCTCTGGAAGCATTATGGAAAGCACTTCCTGATACAGTACAGGGTGATGGAAATACTCTTGTTGTCAGAGATGGTTCTGGAAGTATGATGTGTAGTGTTGATCCAAACAGCAGCATTACTGCACTGGAAGTCGCAACAGCACTTGCTATTTACTTCTCTGAGAGATGTTCTGGCGAATTCAAAGATAACTTTATTACATTCAGTTCAAGACCTGAGTTGATTGACCTTTCAGCGTGTAGTTCACTGGCAGAAAAAATCAGAAGATGTTATGCAGAAAATGACTGTTCTAACACAGACATTGAAAAAACATTTGATCTTATTCTGCAGACAGCTATCAATACTAATATGAAACAGGAAGACATGCCAAAGAATATCCTGATTATCAGTGATATGGAATTTGACCAGGCAACCTATTCATATGGATGGGGAGGTAGCGCAAGCACAGTAAATGAAACACTGTTCAAGACAATTGGCAGAAAATTTGAGAAAGCTGGATATCAGCTTCCGAGACTTGTGTTCTGGAATGTAAACTCACGTACCGGCACAATCCCTGTCAAGGAAAACGCTTTGGGTGTTGCTCTTGTAAGTGGATTCTCAGTCAATGTTGCGAAAATGGTATTAAGCGGAGAACTTGATCCGTATAAATGTCTGATTGAGCAGCTTGACACAGAGAGATATGCACCGATTGAAGCAGCAATCAAAGATTTAAAATAAAACAACTTCATACGTGGCAAAACAACCAAAGTAAAAAGTACAGAAATGCCTTGTAAGACACGTACAGCAAACAGTAATGCAATCAACTTTTAATTGATAACCGCAAACTAAGTGTCTTGAAGAACGTATATTCCATAATGGTTAGACGGAGTGGCAGTGGTTGTAAGCACTTCTTCTAACCTTTTTGAATAGATATTTTTCAACACAGAGGTTATACATGAGAAAGTTAGCAACAATTCGTGAAATCGCAGAAATCAAGCCGATTCCTGATGCTGACAGAATCGAAGTAGCAAGAATTGATGGTTGGGAAGTTGTCGTGTCAAAGAAAGACAATTTTCATGTTGGTGATAGAGTGGTATATGTCGAGATTGACAGTAAGATGCCGGAAACGCCAGAGTATGAATTCTTGAAATCAAGAAAGTATGTTGTAAAGACTATCGTGATGAGAGGACAGGTTTCACAAGGATTAGTGATGCCGTTATCTGTACTCCCGATAGGCGAATACAAACTTGGTCAGGATGTTACGGGCATCTTAGGTATTACTAAGTATGATCCGCAGCTTGAAGAAGAAAATGCGATTTTCGAGGAAAACAGAAAGAAAATAAGGAATCCAGTTGTGAAATTTTTAATGAGATATGCGTGGTTCAGAAAACTTTATCTCAAAAAGAATACACACACAGAGTTTCCGAACTTCATCAAAAAGACAGATGAAGAGAGAATTCAGAATATGCCTGAATTATACGAAAGGCTAAAGAATGAACACATCAATCTAATAGCAACAGAAAAAGTTGACGGATGTTCCGGCACTTATTTTTTACGCAAAATTCCGAGAAAATTTGGAAAAACGAAGTACGAATTCGGAGTTTGCAGCAGAAATAGGAGATTGCCACAGCCAGATAACAGTTACTATTGGAAAATCGCCAACAAATATAAAATTCGCAACGTTCTTGAAAAGTTGATAGACGATGAGGATTATATAGTATTACAAGGCGAAATTACTGGTGTGAAAATCCAGGGAAACAAATACCATGAGAAAGATTGCCAGTTATGGGCATTCAACCTTATAACCCCCTCAAAGAAATATAATACCATTGAGATGCAGGACGTTCTCATTAAGCATGGTATTCACACAGTACCAATTGTTGAGATTGGTTACAATGTAAAAGGTGATATACAAGATATTGTAAAGTATGTGAAAGGCAAGTCACAAATTGTAGACAGGGAAAGAGAAGGATGTGTTTTTAGAAACAATGATAAGAATATCAGTTTCAAATGTATCAACCCAAACTTCTTAATCAAGAACAATGAGTAGCCTTCATCATATGTAAACATTCGATATTACGCTGAAAATATAATATCTTTTGCAATATGTCTTCTTGTTTTGGTCGTGTGTTTACGATTCTTAATTGTAGAAACACGGGAAGCAAGAAAATTTTATGGGAAGGGAAACGAGAATGGATCGGAGCAGTATTGGTACGAGAATGAAATCTTATGAAGATGCTCAGAAAACGTACTTGACAAGAAGAATGCCAGTAATGATTAGAGTGGATGGAAATGCTTTTCATACATTCACCAGAGGTTTTGAAAGACCTTTTGACAGCATTATGGCAGAATCAATGCAGCGCACAATGAAATATATGTGCGAAAACATTTCTGGATGTGTCTTAGGATATACACAGAGCGATGAAATTACATTACTTCTGATTGATTACAAGAAAAAGAATCAGGGAGCATGGTTTGGATATGTAAAGCGAAAGGTAGAAACTATCGCAGCGAGTATGGCAACAATGGCTTTTAATGAGGCTTTTTCGGATGTAATTACGGAAAAGATATCAGAAGACATTATGAAAGTTCAGAATGATGAAGAAGCCGAAAAAATAAAGGATTACTATTTCAAATATGTAAAGAAATGTGGAAGGGCAATGTTTGATGCTAGAGCATTTAATATCCCAGAATTTGAAGTAGTCAATGAATTTATTTGGAGGCAGCAAGATTGTACAAGAAATTCAATTCAGTCAGTTGGTCATGCAAATTTTTCAGATAAGAAAATGCATAAGAAAAATATGAGTCAGATTCAAGACATGCTCATGTTGAAGAAAGGAATCAACTGGAATGATTTTCCGACTTTTCTGAAAAGAGGATCTTGTTGTATCAAAGAAGATTATTTCATTCCAGAAAATGAGCTTCCAGAAAATCACAGAAACAATTTATCCCCACGGACATTAGATCCAGAAGAAGATGAATATGGTGTGTGGAGATCACGTTGGGTTATCGACAAAGAAATTCCAATTTTCACACAGAACAAAAACTATGTTAATGATTTGTTTTTAAACAAGCATTAAACGAGCAATAATAAAGGAGAAAACAAAATAAGATGAAAACAAGTTATTCAGAAATCGTAAATGAAAACTACATCGGCAAAACTGAAAATCCCATTCCGATGAATGAAATTCTGAAAAAAGCAAACGAAGAAAAGTTAGAGCCATCTTCAAGCAGTCTTGAAAAAGTGCTGTTCTTGGGAATTGATGTGCAGCAGGACTTCATGGACAACGGAGCGTTAGGTGTTTCCGGCGCACATGAAGATGTTGCTAGAATGACTAAGTTCATTTATAACAACATGGAGAAAATCACGCACATCTCAGTATCTATTGATACTCACATTCCACATCAGATTTTCCATCCGTGTTGGTGGATTGATGAAAACGGCAATAATCCAGCACCTTATACTGTTATTACATTAGCAGATCTGGATTCTGGAAAATGGCGTCCTATTGTTGAACCAATTAAGAGCCGTGAGTATGTAGAGAATCTGGAAAAGAACTCTAAAAAGAAACTTTGTATTTGGACATATCACTGCTTACAGGGTACAGAAGGTGCAGCACTGGAAAATCAGTTTGCAAATATGATTTACTTCCACAGTGTAGCAAGAAAATACGCACTGAACCCTATCGTAAAAGGTCAAGATCCACTGTCGGAGATGTACGGTATTATCAAGCCGGAATATGACAGAAGAGGATATGTGAACCAGGCACTATTAAACAAGTTCACAAAATTTGACAAAATCATCATCGGCGGTGAGGCAAGAGATTATTGTGTATACGAATCTCTCTGCCAGATGCTTGAATTTTACAAAGATGACACTGATATGCTGAAAAAGTTCTACATTCTGGAAGATTGTATGTCTGCCATTGGTGACAAAGCCGAAGTTGACAAGATGTATGCAGATCTTCAGAAGAAGTATAAATTCAACATTGTACGCAGCACTGAATTCAAACTGTAAGGAGTAGAAAGATGGAAGAAATTATTATTGATGGATTAGATGAAATCGAAATGCAGAACACAGCAGTTGATGACATTGATAGCGAAAATGTTAATCTGATTTTCATTGGAATCGACAAGTCTGGCTCAATGTCTTCATACAGAGGTGATATGGTTTCTTGTTTAAAAGAGTTTAAACAGGCATTAACCGACTCTAAAGAAGCAGATGAAATTCTGGTAGCAAGAGCAGACTTTAACAGCTCAATCAACGTGGGTGGTTACAAGAAAATCACAGAGTTTGATACAAACTACGATGCCAGTGGTATGACAGCACTATACAATGTCATCGAAGATGGTACACAGAAACTTACTGACTACATGGAATATCTGAAACAGCAGGGAGTACGTGTAAAAGCGGTATTTGCAATTTTCAGTGATGGCGAAGATACAGTTTCCAATGATCCGAGTGAAGCAAAACGCCGAATTCAGGATTTGAACAGTAAGGAAATTACAACAGCATTCATCAGTTTTGGTGGCACAGCAACAGGAATTGCAAAAAGCCTGGGATTCAGAAATATTCTGGATGTATCAAGTTCTGCATCCGAGCTGAGAAAAGCGTTCGATTGTCTGAGTAAATCTGTAATCGAAAGCTCAAAGAGCGTTGTAGCCGATGGAGACAACTTCTTCATTTAAGAATAACAGAATTTGCCCCATTCATTAAGGGTGGGGCAGTACATGGAGAAAAATATGCTTGTAAACAAAATAGGTTACGATCATTTATCTATCGGAATGAACTGCCAGGATTACGGGTTTGAATTGCCAGATTACAAAGTGAAGGTTGTGGCAGACGGTTGTTCTGAAGGACTACATTCAGAAGTAGGAGCGAAGACATTTTGCCATCTGTTGTCAAAAGGATATGATATCGAACAGGCTTTTTCTTCTTTGGTTGCTGTATATGGACAGACAATTGAGGATATGAAGAATTTCTTGTGCTTTACATATCTTTCGGTAACAGAAAACAATGAGTATTTTATTACATCAAATTGTGGTGATGGCTTTCTTATTTTGGAAGATAACGAAGGGAATATATCGTTTGTTGAATTAACCGATGGCGAATATCCGAAATACTATATCTACAACTATATTGACAAGAAATATCTTAGTCATTATGCAGATGGTGTTTCTGTAGAAAATAAGCTATTCAGTAAGAAAGAATATAAGAATGTAGGTATTGCTTCCGATGGATTGAGATTTATTGTAAATGCAGATGAAGATATCAAACAGGAATTTATTGAATGTTTAAAGTCTGGGAAAGCAGTGAAAATAAAAAGATTTATTAACCGTAACCAGAAATTATTCAGAGATGATATTACAATTGTTTTTTAAGAAAGGGATATATAATGGGAAAAATTACTGAGAAATCAACAAAAGCACAGATTATGGACGCATATACTCAGGCATTAGCTGAGTTGGAGAAACTTAAAGCTATGAGCGATTCGCCGGTTGAAAATGCAAAGAAAGAGGCACTGGAAGCATCTATGCAGAATGCAGAAGTAGCAGCAAGCAATGAAGTATTTTCAGATACGATTGTAAAACAGTACAATGACCTGAAAATTGCGATTGACGAATATCAGAAAGAGTTAGAAGGACTCTACGGTATCAAAGCTGAAGCTGACGGTCTGGCAGCAGCTATCAATGCTCATAGAGCGAAAGTAGCTGAAATGAACGATGAGTACAAACAGAAGAAAGCGGATCTCGATGCAGAACTGGCACAGAAGACAGCAGAAGTAGAAGAGAAAATTGCAGATTTGGAAAAGAGTGTTCAGAAAGCTAAGAAACAGGCTGATGAAGAAGTAAAAGAGTACAATACCGATATCAACAAGAAACGTAATCGTGAGAAAGATGAGTATGACTACAATCTGAAGATGGATCGTAAGGCAGATGCCGACACTTGGGCAGAAGAAAAAGAAAAACGTGAAGCAGAAATTCAGGCAAAAGATGATGCCGTAACAGAGCGTGAAGAAGCGATTGCTGCGAAAGAAGAAGAAATCCAGGCTATGAAAGCACAGATTGAAGCATTCCCGGATAAACTGGCAGAAGCCAAAGAGGACGCAGCGAAAGAGGCAAAGGCTAAAGCAGACAAGAGTTTTACATTTGAAAAACGTGCGTTAGAATCTGATAAGAAACATGCAGAGGAAATGGCAGATGCAAAAATCAAGAATCTGGAATCTCAGGTTGAAGCACTGGCACAGAGCAATGCAGAACTTTCCAATAAACTTGATGCAGCATATGCTCAGATGAAAGACATGGCAACCGCTACTGTTCAGGCTGGCGCAACTGTAAAGGTCGTATCAAGCGACAAGTAAAATAAAAGAAAGTCGATAGAGAAATGATTTTAAAAAGTAACATAACAAGATTGCCGGTATTAGCCGAAGGTGGAGAAGGAATTATATATGAATATGGAGATAAGCTGATAAAGGCTTATAAGTCCCATGTGAATATGCCAACCAAAGAGAAAAAGATTAAACTCTTAATGGCGAAGAATTTACCGGCAGAAGTCATTTCTCCGATTGATATTGTCTATGATAGCCGGAACAAATTTATAGGCTATATCATGGATAAAGTAGACGGAGAAGAATTCAAGAAATTGTCAAATAAAAAATTCGTGAAAGCGAATGGAATTACAACGAAAGAGATTCTTGCCATGCTTGACAGATTGTTTGATGTTTTGGCTGATTTGCATAAGCAGGGCATATACATTGGCGATTTGAACGATCAGAACATTTTGTTTGATAAGCACTATAATATCTCTATCATTGACTGCGATAGTTGGTCAATTGATTCTGAGAAATGTGATGTTGCTATGGATTTATTCAAAGATCCGTTACTGGTTTCAAATAACTTTGACCAGAAAACAGATACATATGCATTCAGTGTATTGAGTTGGAAATCTCTAACACGAATTCATCCGTTTGGTGGGACAATGCAGCCGGATATGAATATTATGGAACGTATGAAGAAAGGTATATCCGTGATAGACAATCCGGCGGTAAAGATTCCGAAAACAATCGGATCATGGGCTGGTCTATCGCCAGAACTTATCAGTGCGCTTAAAGCAGTTTTCGAGAATAAAAGCCGTGAACTTCACGGTGAAATTCATGAGCTAAGTTGTCATCTGAAATACTGTGATACAGATAGGGATTATTACTATGATAAATACAATGTCTGCCCAGTATGTGATAACTCTGCAAGGATCAATAGAAAGCCGATAAATCAGGGCGTACAGTCTGGATTACAGCTTGTAGAACTGTTGGTCAAATCAAGCATTAAAGCGGTTGTTGATGAGAATATGTACATTGATACCGATGATAATGTTGTAGATATCAAGAGTGGCAAGAAATATAAGCACAAAAACTTGATAAAATATCATTTTCATTCAGATGGATATTTGATTGAGGACGATAATAATACGATTATCATTCATAGCGAAAAGGATTATGAGCTTGATAAGAAGTTTAAATCAAGAGTAGTTGTTGATGGAAATAAGATGTATTACATTTCAAAGCAGAATACCTTGACAGAAGTAACTATTACGAGGAATGGGAATAGCTTTAGAAATCTTTGCAAGTGCAGCGATAGTTGTTATTTTGAAGTGAGCAATGGAAAATATTTCGTTGTCAACTATTATCAGAGTAAAATAATCTTTGATATTAACGGCACAAACCACATTTACAAATACGATGGAAGGATTACAAACTATGGCATTCACTATGATATTGTTGCCGATAAATGGTTAGTAGTTCTGGAAAACGAAACTGGAAGTTTCCTAACTCTTGTATTTAAAGAAAATGATATTCAATATGAATGTGATGAAATTAAGTATGAGTGTTCGCTTGGGAACATGTGTATAAGCAACAGTACAATCTTTTTCCCGATTGATGGAAAAATAAGAGGTTTTGCTTATGCAAAAGATATGTTCAAAGATTTTCAGTGTGGTGTTGTAGATTATGATAGCAAATTGATTAAGAGTGGCAAAAAATTCATTATCGTCAACGATGAAAATATATATGCTCTATCATAGGGATCTTGTATTGCCGACAGAAAAATATTATGTGTATATCCACAGAAATCCTTTAACACACAAAATATTTTATGTCGGTTCTGCAAAGGGAAACCCATTGAGAGCATATGAGTTTGGAAAGCACAGAAATCAATCTTGGAAGAATGAAGTAATATCATTCGGAGGAACATGCAATATCATAGTTGAGATAGTACAGTATTGTGAAGATCCGATTCAAGCACAAGAGGCTGAGTTTCGATTGATATACAAATTGAAAAAATGTGGCGAAGCATATTGTTGTAATGAAGGAGATACGTCTTTTAAGAGAAAATATCCAAAATTGCAGTACCATCTATTCATCGGGAGTACACATATAAAATTCACAAGAAAAATGGAATTGTTTTCATATTGTAAGGAAAAATATGGTCTTAGTAGAAATATAGTGAATCTTTTGATTGAAAACGATGGCGAATACAACGGTTCACACCAACGGGCGTGTGGGCTAAAAATCATAAGAGAAGGAAAGGAACATCAATAATGGGAGAATTATTGTTAAGATTATTAAAGGAGTCACCAGAGAGCTTTGTAGAGCTTGCTCATGGTTATATTGAAAAATATAAACCGGCAGTTTACGAAGTGTGCAAAGAAGTTGTAGACGTAGCAAGAGATTATGCAAATAATACAGAGATTTGTGAGATTGCTGCAATCAGAAATAAAAACCAGTTTGACGCATATGTTAAAGCCGGTTTTACAGAAGATCAGGCGATTGCATTTATTCTGAATGATAATCTGCAGCTTGTTAAAAACATGGAAAAATTAAGTTCAAATTCTTCTGCAAAAGTTAATGCAAAGTAGTTGACAAATTTGGAAATCGTGGTACTATAAACAAGCAATAATAAATGACGAAAGGAATAAAGAAATGGACGAAAAGAATTACTTCCAGGAATTGTACGATGTGGACGTTCGTGAGAAGACAAAACAGAAGAACGGTTTGAACTACCTGTCATGGGCAGCAGCTTGGGCAGAAGTAAAAAAGAAATTCCCAGATGCAACATTCAAAATCTATGAGCAGACGATGGATGATAAGGGAAATACAAGACCGTGGTTTGATGACGGACGTACTGGTTGGGTTAAGACCGGCGTAACGATCAATGATATGGAACTGATTGAGGAACTTCCTATTATGGATTTCCGTAATAAATCTATTCCGGCAGATTCTATTACATCAACAGATGCTAACAAATCTATTCAGAGATCACTTACAAAAGCGTGTGCCCGTCACGGGTTAGGCTTATATATCTATGAGGGAGAAGATCTTCCTGAAGAAGAGAAGAAGAAAGAAGCAAAGAAACAGGCTGAAAAATCAGAGCTTGATAAAGTAAATCTTGAATGCTTCAATCTTGCAAAAAAGAAGTCAGAAACCCACAATGAAAAAGTAACAGAGCTTTGTAAAAAGTATGTTTCCAATGGAAACCCGAAGAGAATCACAAATATTGATGATTCCAAAGCACTGTTAGAAGAGTTAAAAGCACTTAAATAAAAAAGGAGATATTACAGAATGAATAATGTAAATTTAGTAGGTCGTTTAGCAAGAGATCCAGAGGTTCGTTATTCCCAGGGTGGTAACGCAACATGTGTAGCAAGATATACACTTGCTGTATCACGCCCATTTAAAAACGGAGAAGGTAAGCAGGAAGCAGATTTTATTTCTTGTGTTGCATTTGGTAAAGCCGGAGAGTTTGCAGAAAAGTATCTTACAAAAGGAATGATGATCGGTGTTACTGGTAGAATCCAGACAGGAAGCTATGATGATAAAGACGGTAAAAAAGTCTATACAACAGATGTAATCGTGGCAACTCAGGAATTCTGTGAGAAAAAAGGTAGCACAGATGGTGAAAATTCTTCTGCTGCACCTAAATCAAACAATAATAAAGGGAAGAAAGCAGATGACGGATTTATGAATATCCCGGATGACGCTGATGACGAACTTCCATTTAACTAAGCCGGAGGATATAAATGAGCGAAAATAAAGACAGGTTTGTTAGTCTTGTACGCTCAATAAACAGAGAAGGGATAAACGAATTAGTGGAATTCTTGGAAAAATCGGACTTTTACACAGCACCGGCGAGTACAAGATTCCATTGTTCAATCCCGGAAGGATTATTGATACATAGTTTGAATGTGTATGACATGTTCGAGCAAAAACGCAAGACAGAACCATATAAAACAGTTTTAGGCAATATTTCGGATGATTCCAGCAAAATAATCACTCTTTTCCATGATATTTGCAAGACATACATGTATGAAACTGATTATAAGAACAAGAAAATTTACAGCGAAACAGGTTCTAAGAAGGACGAAAAAGGTAGATTCGACTGGCAAGCGGTAGAATTTTACAAAGTAAATGATCTTGTTCCTTATGGTCACGGCGAAAAGAGCGTCATGATGCTTGAAGAGTTTATTAAATTACAACCAATTGAAAGATATGCTATCCGATGGCATATGGGGTTCACAGAGCCTAAAGAAAACTGGAACACTCTTGGTTCAGCGATTGAAAAATATCCAGTGATTTTAGCTCTCCATGAATCTGATCTGGAAGCCACATATCTCTTAGAAAAAGATATGAAGTCAGAATAACAACAGAGGGAGGGCAATAGCTTTCCCTCTTTTATTATAGAAAGGAACTTGAAAATGAAACATTATAAATGCGGATTTTCTCACTGCGCACATATTGATGGAAAAGTGCCAGAAAATGAAGCTGTGAAAATTGGCACACGTTACTGGCATAAAGATTGTTATGAGATATCTGAAACAATCAAGGATATCAGAGAAACTTATCTGGATAAGATTAGCAGCTCTGTGGTTGTCAGTGCCTTAAACAAGATTATCAATAATATTGTTTTTGGTAAAAAACTGGAAAATAAAAAACTCACAAAAGCACAGTCAAATTTGGAAGCAGCACGATATCTGCAGTTCTGTATTGACTATGCGTTAGAGCATAAAATTCCGATAACACATGCGCCTGGATTATATTATCTGATTGATAATGTAAGAGTCAAAAAGGCATATGAGAAGAAGAATGAACTGGAAATGCAGAAAGAGATGAAAAAGCAAATGGATGTTGAAATCGAATCAAAGCCGGTTGATACAACGGTTAAGCCGACCACTAATTTTTCTGCTGGTGGTAATTTTGGATTTGGAAACATTCTGGGAGGCATGAATGAATAGCGAATTAGAAAAACTGTCTGACACACAAGCGGAAGCCGGGATTATTGCCACGTTGGTATATCACCCAGATTTCATTTTGCATTCCGATGTCCTCAAGGCAGGGTATTTCTATCACAAAGATAATGGTTGCTTATATTGGGCGATTGATGAGCTGATTAAAGCTGGTGTAGATAATATTGATGCATTCAACATTTCAAATATGTTGCAGTCAAACAATGCAGTTAAGAAAACACTTGAAAGTGTCAATATGCCAGATATGGACGAATTCATTGAACTCTGTAGCGATGCAGCCCGTCATACGATTGCAGAATATCAGCTCTTAGTTATCAGTGTTGTAACTCTTGCATTCAAAAGAGACTTATATAAATTACTCAGTAAATTACAGAGACAAATTCTTACGCAAGAACTTGATCTGAACCAGCTCAACAAAATTGTGTACGACAATTTGGAAGAATTGACTGGAAGATATATGTTTGACAATGATTTCTTAATGTTCGGAGAAAAAGTGCCAGAACTTTGGAAAGAAGTCTGCGAGCGTAGGAATAATGACGGGACGATTGGAGTACCGTCTAAATTTCCACATCTTGCAAGGTATTTTTCATACGAAAGTGGAGAGCTTGTTATGGTTTCTGGTCGTATGAAAATGGGTAAAAGTGCATTCATGCTTAATGAGGCAATGGATAAGATTCAAAGAGGAATTCCAACAATTTATTTCGACACTGAGATGAACGACAGGCTCTTTTACCTTCGTATGTTAGCGAATCTGACTGGAATAGATCAGAAGAAAATAAAGAGCGGAAATCTTTTGCCAGAAGAACAGAAGATTATTGATGATACAAATGAATGGCTCAAAAAACAGCCATTTGTACATGAGTTTATCCCAAACGCCACAAATGAGGAACTGTTTAACAAGTGCCGAATGATGAAATACAAAATGGGATTACAGTTTGTAATTTACGATTATTTCAAGAGTGCAGAAACAGACAGTAGCAATCAGTACAACGATTTGGGTGCGAAATGTGATTTCTTGAAGAATAGAATCGCCGGAGAACTTGACGTTGCTGTTTTGGCTGGTGCGCAGCTTAACCGTGAAGATAGGGTTGCCGATTCTGATAAGTTGGAAAGATATGCCAGTGTGAGTGCAAAGTGGAGAAAGAAGACTGCCGATGAGATGGCTAATGACGGAAAAGAATGCGGAAATTATGCATTCCATATTGCCCTTAACAGACTTGGCGAAGGAATGTTTGAGGACGAATATATAGACTTCAAATTCTCAGGGGCACAAATGAGAATTGAAGAAGCAAAACAACATGAGGAACAGCAAGTTCCGTATTAGGAGCGAAACACATGAAAGAATACAGCGATGACCTGATCGAAGAAATAAAAGAGAATATTGACATCGTTGATTTCATCGGAGAGTATGTTGAGCTTACGAAGAAAGGAAGAGAGTATTTCGGTAAGTGTCCACTCCATGACGAGAGAACTGGTTCGTTCAGTGTTACACCAAACAAAAATATGTATTATTGCTTTGGTTGCAAAAAAGGTGGGGATGTAATTACTTTCTGTCAAGAGCATCTGAATATGTCATATGAGCGTGCAGTTTCGTATTTGTGTGGAATTGCCGGGCTAAGTGATGAAAAGACAGAAATATCAACTACAGTTAAATATCTCAAAAAAGCAGCCAGAAAGAAAAAGAGACAACAATTGCCGGTAACACATCCAATCCTGGATGAAAAAATCCTAAATGATTTTGAACACCGGCGAATAACAAAATGGATTGAAGAAGGAATACCGCAGAACATCATGGAAAAATATTGTGTTCGGTATGACAAAAGAGCCAATCGTATTGTATATCCTGTATATGATAATGACGGAAATTTGATAAATGTGAAGGGGAGAACTCTTTACGATGGCTACAAAGACTTTGATCCACCGATTCCAAAATATATGAATTATTATCCAGTGGGCGATTTAGATTACCTTCAAGGATTTTGTTTTAAAAAAGATATCATACAGCAGTACAAGGAAATCATTATTTTTGAGTCACTGAAATCCGTTATGAAACTTGACAGTTATGGTCAGCCCAATTCAGTTTCATCGGAAACCAGTGAGCTTACGATTTTTCAGGTAAAGACGATTATCAGATTACATTGTGATGTGGTAATTGCTTTTGATAATGACGTTTCACTTGAAAAAATATTAGAGAAAGAGACAGTTCAGTTACTTATGAAATTTGTGAATGTATATGTTGTGATTGACAAAAAAGGATTATTAGGGAAAGTGAGTGATAAAAATTCGCCCGTAGATAAGGGAAAAGATATTTGGGATCGCCTATATCAAACCAAAATAAAGTTATGAGGTAAATAATGTCAGAATATAACTTTTTGATAGATAACATGATTTGGTCTTTTAGTAGACTGAATTCTTTTTGCATCTGTAAATATGAGTGGTATTTACAGTATATAGAAGAGGCAGAAGGAACGAATAACTTCTATGCGGAGTTCGGAAAATTCTGCCATAAAATTCTTGAAATGTATGCAAAAGGTGAACTTGGCTTATTTGAACTGTCAGACTACTTTGTTGAACATTATGATGAAGAAGTAAAAGAGTTCGTATATCACAAAACCGCAAACATCAGAGAGAATTATAAACAGAAAGCAATTGAATATTTCGATAACATTGATATTGATTTCAGCAAGTATGAGATTCTTGGTATCGAAAAGAAATGTGACTTTGAGATCAATGGGTATAAATTCACTGGATATATCGACTTACTTTTAAGAGAGAAAAATACAGGAAAAATTGTTCTCATTGACCATAAATCGTCAAAATATCCCTATGGGAAGAAAGGAAAGTTACTGAAATCCGAAAAGGATAAATTCCAGCAGTACAAAAGGCAGCTATATCTCTATTCAATACAGGTATTCAATGAGTACGGTGTATTCCCAGACCGTATAGGTTGGAATTACTTTGGAGATAGAAAGTGGGATTTTCTTGATTTTAACAAAGAAGATTATGAAGAAGCTAAAAAATGGGCGATAGATACCCTGGAAGAAGTTAGAAATACAAGTGAATTTCCACCGACTGTAGATTTCTATTACTGCCACAATCTGTGTAAATTCAGAAATTCATATTGCGAATATAAGAATTACTAGGAGGTAGGTATGGACAATTATGTAGTATATCATCTCCATAGTGATTTATCGAATGGAGTAACCAATGTAGATAGTGTTACAAAGTTTGGTGAATACATAGAGGCAGCAAAAAATCTGGGAATGAAAGCTATGGCTTTTAGCGAACACGGCAATATTTTTGAGTGGTTTCATAAAAAGGAAGCTATTGAAAATGCTGGAATGAAATATATTCATGCGGTGGAAGCCTACATAACCGAAGATAACAATTCTGACCACAAACGGACAGTATACAGTGCCATTGATTTATTTACTTCAAGTACAGCGAAAAAAGATGTGAGAATATCTTTTGAAAGTTACTACAAGAGAGAAGATGGTGTGTATCTGGCAAAAAGCATAGATGACGATAAGACATATCCGATAGATCCAGAAAGTATTAGAGAAGAAAAAGTTGTAAAGACGAGGGACAACTATCACTGTGTTTTAATCGCAAAAAATCATGCTGGTGTTAGAGAAATCAATAGATTGACTTCACAATCATTTTGCAGAGCAGACAGTCATTTTTATTACATGCCGAGAATATATCTTGACGATTTATTGAATACCTCTGATAACGTGATAGTTACGTCTGCTTGTCTTGGTGGTATCTTATCGAAAGGTACAGACAAAGTAAAAGAGAGGTTTTTGGAATTCTGCATAAAAAATAAGCATAGGTGCTACTTGGAAATTCAGCACCATAATGTTGAAAACCAAATAAACTATAATAAAGAATTGTGTGCATTAAGCAGAGAGTACGGTATTCCGTTGATTGCCGGAACAGATACACATGCATTAAATAACACACATATGGAGGGCAGAAAGATTCTGCAGCTTAGTAAGGGTGTTCATTTTGCGGAAGAAGACGCATGGGATTTAACATTTAAGTCCTTTGAGGCATTGTGTGAAGCATATAAGAAACAAGATTCATTGCCAGAAGAAGTGTGGATGGAAGCCATTATGAATACAAACAGAATGGCAGATTGTGTTGAAACATTTGAGTTGGATAGGAATACAAAATATCCGAAAATATACGATCATCCACTTCAAACTTATAAGCAGAAAATTAACCAGGCATATAAGGTGCATCCATATGTCCGTAAGAGATACAAGCCGGAAGAAATCAATCCAATCATAAGAGATGAGGTTGATGTATACGAAAAAACTAAATCCATTGACTTTATGTTGCTGCAGACCTATTTGAGAGAATGGGAAACAAAACATGATATCTTTTGTGGATATGGTCGTGGATCTGTATCTGGAAGCGAAGTTGCATACATACTTGGAATCACTCAGATGGATAGCAAGAAATTCGGATTAAACTTTTTCCGTTTCATGAATCCAAGCCGTGTTACAAATGCCGATATTGATACAGATTATTCTTCCAAAGACAGAGATATCATTAAGCAATTCATTTTGAGAGATCATATGGATCTTCCGAACATTCGAGCGAGTGAGATTATCACGTTCAACACGATCGCATTAAAAGGCGCAATTAAGGACGTAGGACGAGCATTGAGAATGTCCATCGTAGAAACGTCTGCAATATCAGAAGCAGTGTATTTGGAAGATGGCAAATGGATTATTGACGATGTATTTCGTGAACGATATCCAGACTTATTCAAATATGTAGATATCGTAAGTGGAACAATCGTTTCTATCGGATCACACCCATCTGGTGTTTTGGTAAGTGATTTGAACATTGATGAAGAAGTCGGAATGTGTAGTTTGTCAACATCTGACTATCCAGTGTCCGTATTAAATATGAAGGAACTGGATGCACTTATGTATGTCAAGCTGGATATTCTGGGGCTTGATAATATTGGTGTAATCAATGAAACATGTAAACTTGCCGGAATTGAACGAATGACACCAGATAATGTTGACTTGGACGATGAAGATGTATGGAGAGATATTAGGGAAGATACGACCTTGATATTCCAGTGGGAGTCAACTTCAGCTCAGGCATACCTCAAACGGTTCATGTCGGACGAAACCATTGCAATTGCGAAAAGCAACAACAAAGACTTTTCTTATATTAAGTGGTTTTCATTTGGAAATGGTCTGCTTAGACCTGGATGTGCCAGTTTCCGTGATGACGTTGCGGAAGGACATGTACTGGTTACTGGGTTCGAAGAGTTGGACGATTTCTTATCAACAACTTCCGGGCGAATTACCATGCAGGAAGATATCATGAAATTCCTGGTAAACTTCTGTGGTTATTCTGATGCAGAGTCAGATACAGTCCGGCGAGGAATTGCAAAAAAATATGGAACTGAAAAATTCATTGATGAAATACATGACAGATTCATAAGCTATTCCAATGAAACATACGGTGCGCCGAAAGAGCAGCTTGAAGAAATTTTCCCACCGATTAAACAGGGTATTCTTGATGCAACACGATACGCTTTCTCATGGAATCATTCAGATGCTTATTCATGCGTTGGATATATATGTGGATATTTGCGGTATTATTACCCACTGGAATTTCTGACAGCAGCATTGAATACATTCGAGGGAAAAGAAGAAAAGACACTGAATATCACCAATTATACTAAGAAAAAAGGTATTAAGGTTGAGGGTGTTAAATTCCGGCATTCCACAAGTGAGTACACATTTAATAAGGAAGAAAATGTGATTTACAAGGGAATTGCTTCTATAAAATATCTTAACTCAAAAGTAGCCGATGCTTTTCAGTCTATAAAAGATATGGAATTTCGGGACTTCATTCATTTGTTGGCTGTGGTAAAAGAAAAATCGTTGCCGGTCAATTCAAAACAGATGAAGATCCTGATACAGCTAAACTTCTTTGAAGAATTTGGAGAAGTAAAGTATCTGCTGAAACAGTATGATTACTTTGATTTGTTCTATGGTAAAAAGCAGATGAAAAAGGACAAAGCTGATTCACTCGGTATTCCGTATGAAATTATCAGACGTAATTCTGAAAAAGAAAGCGAAAAAACATTTACAAAAGTGAATATGATGGGTGTTTTACATGATTATATAAGTGTGATGCCATATGATAGGACAACATTCGTTGATCGTGTAGGATATCAGCTTGAAAATTTAGGGTACATTGACATCGTGGATAATCAGTATAAAGGATATGTAGTCGTTCTGGAAACTGAAACTAAGTATACTCCGAAAGTTAAGGTATATGCGTTGGCAAATGGAAACACGTTGACAGTCAAAGTTGCCAAAAAGGACTTTAACAGAAATCCGATGCAAAAAGGTGACATTATACATATCACCAACCAAAAGAAAAAAGCAAGGATGAAAATGTCGGCAGAAGGAAAGTTTGTGCCAGTTGAAGGTGAATTTGACTGGTGGGCTACAAAATATGAAATGGTAGGTAAGTAAAAATGATGTTAGGAAAGTATAAGTATACTGAAGCCGAAGAAAAAGAGCTTCTATCATCAATTGTCATTCTGGTTGATACGAAAGAAAAGGTAAACAACCATATTACTGATTACTTTGATGCTCACGGTATTCCGTATAAGAAAAAAGCATTACAGAATGGCGATTACAGTTTTTACGTTCCGAAAAATGAGAAGTTATCAATCATGAGAGATACCTATTTCAATGACGAAATATTCATTGAAAGAAAGGCGAATCTTGAAGAATTATCTGCAAATCTTTCAGCCGAAAGAGCCAGATTTGAGAAAGAAATGGCAACAGCAAAAGCGAAGAAGAAGTATTTGCTTATTGAGAATGCCGGATATGAAGATGTGGTAAATGGAAATTATGACACCCAGTATAATAAGAAAAGTTATCTTGGAAGTCTTCACAGTTTTAACCACAAATATGATCTTCAGATTGTTTTCATGAAGGAACGTGCATACACGCCAATCTACATTTATGGAGTTATGCAGTATTATTTGAGAGGTCAAATCAGATAGTGTAAAAAACAAACAAGAATAAAGTGGGTGCGCAAAGTGCCCACTTATAGGAGGAAAAATGTCAAGACAAGATGATTTAAAAGAGATACGAGAATTGACCATTAAGTTGAATCAGTGGTGTTATGAGTATTATGCACTTTCAAAACCGTCTGTTTCTAATGATGTGTTCGATCAAAATTTTGACCGGCTCAAATATTTAGAAGATAAAACAGGGTTCTTTTTCTCTGGAAGTCCAGTAAGAACCGTTGGTTTTAGGGTAAGTTCGGAACTTCCTAAAATTAAGCATAGTTCTCCATTATTGAGCTTGGATAAGACAAAAGATAGAAAAGTTGCAATGGATTTCACTAAAAATCGGGAAGCACTTCTTATGTATAAGCTAGATGGATTAACAATTTGCCTAGAATATGAAGATGGCAAATTGGTGAGAGCAGCAACAAGAGGAAACGGCGAAGAAGGAAGCATTATTACCGATAATGCAAAAACGTTTGTAAATGTGCCACTTCAAATAGAATATGAAGGGTACTTAAAAGTTACTGGCGAAGGAATTATTCATAGAGATGACTTTGAAGCCATAAATGCTCAGATTCCTAATGTGGATGATAGATATAAGACACCACGAAATTTAGCAAGTGGATCAGTACAGCAGCTTGATTCAGGTGTTTGTGCAAAGCGAAAAGTATATTTCTATGCGTTTAATGTTCTTGAAGGATTGGAAGAAATCAACTCTTTGGATGGTAGATTATCACGGATTAAAGAGTTTGGTTTCGATGTGTGCAAATACAGAATGTTTAATCCAAAAGATGTCGAATTTGAAGCATTTGATTCTATGATGGATAGTATGGTAATGGAAGCCCAGAAAGAGAATATACCTATTGATGGTCTGGTTGTTATGTATGACGATATTGAATATGGGAAGAAACAAGGCAGAACAGGACACCATTATAGAAATGGTATCGCATTCAAATTTAAGGAAGAAGAGGAAGAAAGTGTAATCCATAGCATTGATTGGCAAGTTGGAAGAACAGGAAAGATTACGCCGGTAGCAGTTTTCAATACGGTTATTCTTGATGGAACAGATGTTAGCAGAGCATCATTGCATAATCTCAGTATCATGAAAGAGCTTGGGATTAAAAATGGTGCAAAAGTAACTATTGTCAAGAAAAATGAAATAATTCCGCAAATAATAAAAGCTGTTGGTGGAACAGAAGATTTTGAAGTACCAAAAGTATGCCCTATATGTGGTGGTGCTACAACTCAGTGTTCGGATGGTGGAAGCGTATCATTATATTGTAGAAATATTGATTGTGCAGCACAAAATATCAGAAAAATTGCTTATTTCGCATCAAAAGAATGTATGAACATTGACGGTCTTTCTGAAAAAACGGTAGAAAAATTTGTTAATGCCGGGATTATCAAGAATATCTTGGATATCTATAAACTGGAAAACCACCATGATGAAATCGTGGACTTTGAAGGTATGGGAGAGAAATCATTTGCAAAATTACTTTCTTCTATTGAAAAGAGTAAAAATGTGAAATTGGAAAATTTCATTGCCGGACTTGGAATACAGAATATTGCATTAAGTAAAGCGAAAATTATCAGCAGAAAATTTGACGGTGATTGGGATTCATTTGAAAATGCGCTGAAATCAAGATTTGATTTTACGGAGTTGGAGTCATTCGGAACAGAGGTAAATAAATGCATCTATGAATTTTTCGATAATGTATTTTTGAGGAATGATATGTATTCCGAACTGGTATCATATATGCATTTTGTAAAAGAAGAGAAAAGTTCCGATATCTTTGCTGGAAATATTTTTGTAATTACTGGTAGCCTTAATATCTTCTCAAACAGAAAAGAACTACAAGAAAAAATCGAATCACTTGGAGGAAAGGTAGCCGGTGGAGTCTCAAAGAAAACAACATATTTAATCAATAATGATATTGAAAGTTCTTCGAGTAAAAATCGTGATGCTAAAAAGAATGGCGTGCCGATTATTACGGAAGAAGAATTTTTAAATATGATAAACAAACAAAAATAAAGGAGAAACAATATGAAGATTGCAGAATTAGAAATCAACATTATGGCAGTGCCACAGGGATATTACTTAGCACAGGGAATTTCCAGAGATCTCAATTTCAAAGTCGGTCTTCCGGCAGTATTTGAGAAGACATATAACATGAAAGAAAAGTTGACTGATAGGTACGATGAGATTGAGTGTGGAGAAACATATCTTATTGATAATGTTTATTCTCTGGTCGTAAAAGATAGCAGCTATGACAGCCCGGATAGAGATCTTCTTATGGAAGCCCTGGTTAATCTGAGAGATCAGATGGAAGAGAACAAAACTACAAAACTTGCTATTCCAAAACTTTGCTGCGGTAGAGGCGGTCTTGACTGGGACGATGTGAAAGCAATGATTGGATTTGTTTTCGGAGATGCGGATATCCAAATTCTTGTTTGTGTACAGTAGGAGGTAACTATGGAAGAGAAATCACCAGTTTACCTTGTTATGGTAACAACAAACAATAATAATAAATATTATCGTATGATTCCGCATGGTGATACTTTTGAGGTTGAATATGGTCGTGTTGGTGCAAGTTGCCAGCACGCCTCTTACTCAATGTCACAGTGGAACAAAAAGTACAATGAGAAAATCAAAAAGGGATATGTGGATCAGACACATCTTGTACAGGATTTAATTCAGAAAGAGAAACCAAAAGGAAAAGACGGTTATAAGGAAATTGAAAATAAAGTAATTGCAGAAATTGTCCGAAGACTTCAAGATATGGCTCATCAGAAAATCCAAGCAAACTATAAAGTTTCATCTCAGCAAGTAACACAAGCTATGGTTGATGAAGCACAGAAAGTAATTGATAAGCTCATGCAGCGAGAAGAGGTAGAGGATTTCAATAATACTCTGTTAGAACTGTTTAGTGTAATCCCACGAAAAATGGGCAATGTCAACGATTATCTATCCAGAAGCAAAGAAGATTTCGCACGCATTCTCAAAGACGAACAGGATCTACTTGATGTAATGAGAGGTCAGGTTGTCACACATACAGTGAAGGATGAACCAGATACAAATGATGTAGAAGAGAAGCAGGAAACTATTCTTGAAGCAATGGGGCTTGAATTTGAGGAAACAACAGAAGAAGATGTACGAATGATTAAAAGTCTTCTTGGCGATTGTCGAGACAAATTCTACAGAGCATGGCGTGTTAAGAATATTAAGACACAAAAACGATTTGATGAGTTTGTCAACAAAGAACATATTTCAAAGACCAAGCTGTTATGGCATGGAAGTAGAAATGAGAACTGGTGGTCAATAATCAATACTGGTCTTGTTTTACGTCCGACAAATGCGGTTATTACAGGGAAGATGTTTGGATTTGGTATCTACTATGCCCCAAAAGCAAGAAAATCGTTAGGTTATACATCTTTGAGCGGATCATACTGGGCGAGAGGAAATTCAAATTCGGCATTTATGGCACTTATGGATGTGGCATATGGAAAGCCATATGATGTACATTCTTTTGACAGTAAATATTATGATTTCAATTATGAACGATTACAGAAGACATGCCCAGGTGCGAATTGCTTACATGCTCATGCTGGTAGTATGTTGAGAAATGATGAAATCATCGTATATAAAGAAGACCAGTGTACAATCAAATATTTAGTTGAACTGAGATAAGGAGAAATGATTATGGTAGTAAAAAATTGTAGAGAATGCGAACACACAAATAATTGCAGATCATATTATAGCGGACTCGGCTGTAAAAAGCGTGATGAAATTCTTAAACATATTGCAGAACTAAAAACTGAAAAGAAAGAAGGTAAAGCAAATGATTAAAATAGGATTGGCTTTAATTGGTGTAGTGGTAGTTGTAGGTTTGTATTCTTGTGTTGTGGCTGGTAAAAATACAGACAATGCGATGCATGATTACTTTGAAAAATATAAATAAAAAAAGATAGCTTTCATCAAATAATGGTATAACAGTGTAGTTTAAATAGTTATCTACCATGCGAGCCTAATAGCAGCATCTCAAGGGTAGAACAGCCATCAATTTTGAGGAATGTATTACAGAGAATATTGTTAAGAGAATTCCGTTGACAGATATCAGCAATGAAAGGTAAAAATATGGGAAAAGGAAAACCAAGACACAATCCTAATAAACCACAAAATAAAATTAGCAAATGGTGTTGCTATTATGAAGGATATAATGACAGATATTGGTGCGAACTTGGGTACGATATTACAAAATGCAATGGTAATCCGCATAATTGCTGTAAAATAAAATATCAAATCTTGGCAAGTAGAAGTGATACGCAGAAAATAATGATGTTGACATAACAAAAAGATAATCGAATCAACTCTTTCATTTAGAGAATTTAAGGAGAATAAATATATATGAATAAGTTAATTTTGTTAGTATTTTGTCACTTGGTTGGTGATTATGTTTTACAAAACGACTTTATCGCAAAGACTAAAGGAAGTAATTGGTATCATTTGTTCGTACATTGTGCGTTGTATTGTTTACCATTTTACCTTGCTTTTGGATTAACATGGCAGCTTGGAGTTGTATTTTTGGCGCACTGTATTATTGATCCGCTAAAGGCGAGATACCAAAAAATATCATATGTAACTGACCAAGTTTTGCATTATTTTGTATTACTCGTTTATTTTTTATAGGAGAATAAAATGGGTAAATCAAAAAGAAAAAATGCACCAACAACCTACTTGGTGGTGGACATTAAACAATGATAACTGTCGGTTTTACAAAAACAGAAACAATTTCGGTAACTGTAAATTATTAAAAGAATAGAGAACAAAAGAAGGGGAGAAACATAAATATGGGAAATATTTTCTCGATTAAAAGTGGAGTTGATGAAAGATTGTTACAATCATCAATAGGTATTTTCAAATCGAAACATGAGAACATGTTTGTTAATCCTTATATTTTTATAAATAAAAAGACATTTGATGACTTGTATAAACTGTTAAATCCTAATTATGATGGCAGTAAGAGGATACAAAAAGATGAAAAACTTGGATTTTTAGGTTATTATCAAGGCTGTAAAATGTTTGAAGACAATACCATTGACTATGGCGAAGTAGAACTGAGGTAAGAATGAAAAGAAATTTAAAAAGAATTTTATGTGCAGCAGGATTTCTTATGTGTGGATTTGTTCTTGGAGCATGTGGAACTTCTGCTGAAGCAAAAAAAGATAAACCATTAAAAATATAGCATGAAATAAAATAAAATATGTTTTTTATCTTATACCGCAAATCAGCTAAATATCGGCGGTTCTAAGATAAATTCATGCAAATGCGTTCAAATAGTGGAGGAATACATTGTATTATGGCAGAGAATACTATTAAAAATGGGGGATTATGCCCTAATAACAGCAATATATTAACCGAAAGTGGGGATATTTCTCAACACAATAAAAAACATATTCACACAGAAAGTAGTTTAAAATTACTTCAAGCACTTCCGTTGGATTTGAAGATTGCGAAGACTCAGAATAGAATCAGAGAGTGGTATAACTATTATGGTGGGGAAGTATATGTAAGTTTTTCTGGTGGGAAAGACAGTGCAGTATTATTGGATATTGCAAGAGGATTATACCCAGATATAGAGGCGGTATATGTAGACACTGGACTTGAATATCCAGAACTGAGAGATTTTGTGAAAACGATTGATAATGTCACATGGTTAAAACCTAAAAAGAATTTCAAGAGAGTTATTCAAGAATATGGATATCCAATCGTCAGTAAAGAAGTGGCGAATAAAGTTCATGGTGCAAAGCCTGGAAATACAAGGTGGCAGCAGCTTCATGGCACATACATTGATAATAATACCGGCAAGTTGTCTACGCATTATAATTATAAGAAATGGGAGTATTTGCTTGATGCTGATTTCAAGATATCAGATCAGTGTTGTGCAGTTATGAAAAAACGCCCATCTCTACAATACGAGAAGCAAACTGGTAAGAAACCAATCTTGGGACTTATGGCAGCAGAAAGTCAAAAGAGAAAAACAGATTATATGAAAACTGGTTGCAATGCTTTTGAGAAAGAGCGTCCACAGAGTCAACCTATGGGATTCTGGACTGAACAAGATGTTTTACAATATCTGTATGAAAAGAAGATACCGTATGCATCAGTTTATGGCGATATAGTATTGGAAGATGGAAAATATCGCACGACTGGGTGTAATAGAACGGGTTGTATCTTTTGTGGCTTTGGCTGCCACCTCGAAAAAGAACCAAACAGATTCCAGATGTTAAAACAAACACACCCGAAATTATGGGAGTATTGCATGAAACCGATTGAATCTGGTGGTTTGGGAATGAGAAAGGTAATGGAATATATCAATGTTCCTATAGAATAAACAAGCAAAAATAAATGTTGACATTTGCAAGAATGATGATATAATGTAAAGGAAAAGTGAATAGAGTCTATTTTTCTTTTATATTATAATCAAACGATAATAAAGGAAACAACCAATAATGAAAACAAATGAAATATATAATATGGATTGCATGTCATTCCTCCATAGCGTAGATGGGGGGGCAATTTGACTTAACACTAACAGATATCCCATATGGTGAAGTGAATCGTTCCAGTAATGGGCTGAGAAATCTGGATAAAGAAGATGCTGATATACTGACTTTTAACCTACAAGACTTTTTAAAAGAGATTTATGAGGTTACAAAAAGTACGATCATTATATTTTGTGGGAAAGAGCAGATGTCGGAAATTCATAAATTCTTTTCTGAAAAACAGAAGAAAGGAAAAGGAACAGTCCGGCAGCTTGTATGGAAGAAAACAAATCCTTCACCTATGAATGGGCAGAATATCTATCTTTCTGGCATTGAAAATGCTGTGTGGTTCAAGAAACGTGGTGGTACATTCAATGCTCACTGCAAAAATACAGTGTTTGAATATCCGTGTGGAAGAAACAAATTACACCCTACAGAAAAGAATCATGAGTTATTGCGAGAGTTGATAAGAGATAACAGTAATGAGGGTGATATAGTTTTTGATCCATGTTGCGGAAGTGGCGCACACTGTTTAGTGGCGAAAGAAGAGAATAGAAACTACATAGGTGTTGAGTTGAAAAATCAGTATTATGAGATTGCAAAGGAAAGGTTACAGTGATGGATGAGGGAGCAAAAGACAGTTTGCTATGGATAGAAGAACATCTTCCTGAAAGATTTGAACTTTTACTGAGAACCAACCGTGAATACGATAAACGAAGCGGTGTTCATGGTGGAATGTGGTATTTACATTTAGTCGAATGTATCAAACAGGAAAATAGTGATTGGTTTTCATATAAATCCTGGTACAGTGAATGTTCAGACGATTTATACAAATTGTTAGATGATGTTGTTATTATCATAAAACACAATCCTCAAATTGCGCTTGTTGAGTGATTACAAATAATCAATTTTGAAGCGAGGTATCTGTAAATGAATACAAGGAATAGAGCTTGGCGAAGAAAGAAAAACTTTTCAAAAGGTCGTAGAAAGAAACATATTGCGATGGCAGTTTGCCGGAACTGGTGGTATGAACATGACGGACAATATATCAAAGGTAAGATTCATTGTTCATGCCCTTCATGTAGTCCGAAGACGAATAATCGTGGAAGATACGGATCTGCAAGAAACTACACACATTCAGACCTTGCAAAAGTAGAATCTATGCAGTGCAAAGTTTCAGAATACAAAAATGGAGAAGTAGAAGACAATGGTAAAAATCAGTATTAAAGATGGTAAATATGTAGTTGATGCGACAATTCATACAGAAATAAGTACATCGAATATTGCTGAAGTACAAGAAAGTTTTGCAGTAGATTGTGCAGTAGAATTTGCAGAGGCAATTAGAAAAATGGTCATCAATAATGAAATGCTTGTGAATGTAATGAAAAAAGCAGGTAAGGAGTGCATGTTATGAAAATGATTAACACCAGTGAGTGCGAAAAATGTAAGCATGGAACTGTAGATGACACAAACAAAGCAAGAGTAAAAGTGCATTGTGATATCAAGAATAAGGATTATATCTATGGTGCATGTATTCCGTGTGAAGATAAGGAGAACAAGTAGTGGGAGTATTAAAAGTAAGAAAAGGAGAAATCCTTGAAGCGGAAACTGACCTTGAATATAAAAATAGTCTTGGTCAGGAAGCGGAAATTTCCAAAGGTGAAAAATCAGTTATTGGCTTTGACGGACTAATTCATTGTCTGAAGAAAAGAGTTGTTATTGTGCCGGACGATACGATGGAAGTAAGCGGATATTCGGCAACTGGTTTATCAGAATTTCTTACGGCTTGGCTTGATAAAAGCCTTGACTTAGAAAAGAACCTTGATAAATCAGAACATTCTCTTGATGATGTGAGAACATCTATTGAAATGGCACTTGTTGAAATTGGTATGGAGGCAGGAAATGGCGAAACCGAAGAATAATATTAAAAGAGATTTTATAGTTCCGTTATTGGGAATTATAGGTTGCTTATATCAAATATTTTTCAGTTGGTTGATCGTTTATGCAATTGTTGTGATTTTTGCAACATGTTTTAATATGGCACATTCTAAGCTGATAGCAACTATTATATGGTTGTTTTTGCCGTTACTGATAAGAGTATACCGATTGCTTAGAAATAAAGTAATTGGTGAATCGTGGGAAGAATTATGTGACAAAGAATATTGTGCTAAATGCCAGTATCGTGAAGAACATGAAAATGGAATGTGTAATGTAGATTATGTAACTGGTAAATGTTTTGTAGTTAAGGAGAAAAAATAATGGCTATTATCGGTGCAATTTTAGGAGATATTGCAGGATCAAAATGGGAGTTCAATAGACCAAAAGATTTGGATTACGAACATATTGAATTATTCCAAGATGACAGTTACTACACAGATGATACTGTTTTATCGGTAGCCACAAAGTATGCTCTTGAAAATGAAGTATCATTTAAAGATGCATACAATGAATTCGGCAATGATTACATTGATTGTGGATATGGTGACAGATTCTTTGAATGGTTGATTTTTAAAAGCAAGAAACCATATAAGAGTTGTGGTAATGGATCTGCAATGAGAGTATCGCCGGTTATTGACTTTGTAAAAAGTCGTGAGGATGTCATCAAATATGCCACTATGTCAGCAGAGTGTACCCATAATCACCAGGAAGGAATCAAGGGTGCAGTTGTAACGGCTACATGTGGTTGGATGGCGAAAAATGGTGCATCTAAAAAGGAAATCGAAGAGTATGCAAGCCGTGAATATCCGGCTAGAAGTTACTATAAATATCCAGTCTCAATGTCAATGAAAGAGCTGAGAGAAGTATATAAATGGGACGAAACCTGTCAAGGCAGTGTTCCGGCAGCAATCAGATGTTTTCTTGACAGTGAAGATTATGAAAGTTTCATCAGAAATGTACTGAGCTTCAAGTGTGACTCAGATACATTAGGAGCTATCGGCGGTGGTATTGCGGAAGAGTTCTATAAAGGTACTGGATTTAACAGTAATGAATTGCTGAAAAAGTATCTTGATGAAAGATTATATGGAATTGTGAAGGAGAACAAATAATGGATTTAAGAGAAATGGAATTAAGAGATACTGTAGAAATGATGAATAGTGCTGATTACAAAGAAAGATTCAAAGCGGAATACTATCAGACAGCTATTCGCTATGGAAAACTGAAAGCAATGGTAGATAAGCACAATAACGGTACACTGGAATTCAAACCAACGTGCCCTATGAGCATCTATGACATTCAGCTTAGAGCCATGCGTGATTATCTGACTATCCTTGAAGCTAGAGCAGCTATTGAAGGAGTAGAGTTAGATGGATAACGAAGCGGAAAAGCAATTCATAGATCATCCATATATGAATGGATTCTGTGATAAATGTAGAAATCACTATCTTTTAGATGGCGATGAATCAAGATGTAGGAGCATTAGTCTTGGAATGAGTTCAGCAATGTGTTGTCAAATTTCAAGATGTAGCAAATACGAAGAGAAGAAATAAAAAATCTTTTTTATTTACTTCATTAAAAACCATTGATTTATAAGCCTTTCGTATATTGTTTTGTTACATAGTTAGTATAAAATCTCTCATTTGACTTTCTGGAAATGCCTATATGACGGTATTCCAGAGAATCAAATGAAAAAGATTTTATATTAGATATTCTTGTAGCTTGTGAAGAATCACAAGAAGTATGCAAAGCATTTAGAGAAAAAGGTCATAATGCTTTTAGTTGTGACATAATGGAATGCTCTGGAAATCACCCGGAGTGGCATATAAAAGATAACGTACTTCCGTTATTAAACGGAAATTGTAGCTTTAAAACAATGGACGGAAAAGAACATAATATTGATGGTAAATGGGATATGATTCTCGCATTCCCACCTTGCACGCATTTAGCTGTAAGTGGTGCAAAGCATTTTGAGAAGAAAAGAGCAGATGGAAGACAGCGAGATGGTATTGAATTCTTCTGCCAGTTCTTAACTGCTGATTGTGACAAAATTTCCATTGAAAATCCAATTGGGATAATCAGTGGAGATTACATAAAAAAGTGGTTTCCAGATTTAGCACAGAAATATGGCTTACCAATAAAACCTACACAAATAATTCAGCCGTATGAATTTGGACATCACACGAAAAAATCAACTTGTCTTTGGCTTAAAGGATTGCAAAAATTGACACCAACGAACATAGTTGAACCGAAAATAATTACATATAAAGGTGGAGCTAAATTTGGTGCAGGAATTGGACAAGTATTTGATGAGAATGGAAAAGCAATTCCATTTCACGATCCAAGAACTGCTAAAGCAAGAAGTAAAACATTCTCAGGTGTAGCAAAAGCAATGGCAGACACATGGGGATAAGAAACTATAATAAATGAGTGGAAACAAATGAAAAATAATAAATTTACCAAAGAAGTTTATGATAATTTAAAACAGAAATTATCTAAGAATAATGAATATGAAACATTATTATATTTAATTTTACAAGTAGAATATGGAATAGAAAGTGATGCTTTATTTTTACTCAAATATTCACAAGTAAAGTTTCCGTATATAGAAAATGTTAAATATAGTTATCCAATTAAAGGGATTATTCCGTGTTATGTAAATATTGAAATTAACAGTGGAATAATGGATCTTATTTTTAAAACATATATATCAAATAAATCTACTAAATTGTTCAATAGAAATAATGAATATTACTATGAGAAAATATTTAATATATGTGGCACAAAAATTGACGGTAGAAACATTCAAAAAATGAGAATGCAATATGCAATATGGGCATTCAATACTGCCGAAAAACAATACAAAAGTAATGGAAAATAGATTAAATTGTTTTTT